AAAATATAAAAATCTAATTTAACAAGGAATAAAGGTGTGGACAACAAAGAAGATTTAGCATTAAAGGTAAGCATTCTCGCATTAAATCTTGAAGCTTTTCAAATTAAACAAATAAAAGTTAATGAAAAGAATATAGCCATTCTTGAAAGTTTGGCTTTATCTTGTGATGTTTCAACGAAAATAATCGCCCAATTAAATGACAGAATTGGTGAAAGAGACGTTAAAATTAAAAACTTAGAACAAGACATAAATGAATTACGTGGTAAGAATAAAACATTACAAAATGATTATTGGGCTTTAGAAGACGACGTAAGACAATTAGAAAGAGATAATGACTACTCGCAAAATTGAAGAATTAGGAGAGAAAAGCTATTGATCTCTCCCTGAGAATTACTATAAAGATGTGATATATTATGGACTTAAAGGATTTTATTTTTGATACTTCATTTCATCCCGCCAGTAAAATGTCGTTTGATGAACTTTATACCGGCTTAAACAAAGAAGTTGAAACACTTTATATCAATAAGCAAGTCAATGGCGACTTGGAGTTATATAACTATAGTGTTAATTGTTCTTTTGAAAAACATTGGAACGAATTTACTTTAATTGCCAGAGGTTTAATTTTAGATGTTAAAAATAAGAAAATTGTAGCCATGTGCCTGCCAAAGTTCTTCAATTATGGAGAGGCTTGGATTAAAACAAGTGAAAATGAAGGTATCTCTCCTGAACTTCCAAAAGAAGGATTTACTATTGGAGAAAAAATTGATGGGTCATGCTGTTTCGTGTGGATGGTCGATGGAGAATGGCATACTTCTACCCGAGGTTCATTCTTTTCTGAACAAGCAATTTGGGCAGAAGATTTTTTGCGCAAAAATATAAAAACTGAATACTTAAATCCTAAATTCACTTATATTTGTGAAGTTATTTATCCAGAAAATCGTATTGTAGTTAAATATGATTATGCTGGTCTTGTTCTCTTATCAGCATATTGTGGTGAAGAAGGAGAGAATTACGGAAAAGAATGTGATCGAATTTATTTAGATGGTATTGCTCAAAAAACAGGTCTTCGTAGACCTAAAGTTTATGGATATAAATCTGTTGATGATTTATTAAAAATCTCAGAAACGTTAAAATATGATCAAGAAGGTTTCGTTGTTAGATTTGAAAATGGATATAGAGTTAAAGTAAAAGGCCGTGAATATTGTGCAGTTCACAGAATAATTTCTGGCTGTAAGCCCTTAACTATTTGGGAAATGATGTCAGAATGTCAGGATTTAGTTGCTGTTAAGAAATTGCTTCCAGAAGAGTTTTGGAAAGATTTTGATGGTATTGTCTCTATTCTTACTTCTAAAGTTGAACTTTATCTAAAACAAGTTAAAGAGTTTTTTGAAGCAACTAAACATTTAAGTGATAAAGAAGTTGGTTTAATGTTTACCGATAATTTTTTACCAGTTATTTGTAAGAAATTCGTATTTCATTGTAGAAAGAATAAGTTTTTAGATGAGATAGAGAAACCAGGCAAGACGAGAAAATCATTCTTTAATTATTTTCGTCCAACTAATAATGTTTTAGAGGGATATAAGCCCACCAGTTCTTTAACGCGATTTTCACAAAATGATGATCTTTAAGAGACAAATAATGAAGAGATCAATCAAAAAAGTTAAAAAAGAAAAAGAACTAAAACAAAAAGAAGCCATAAATAAATGGGCAAGAGAGCAAGAAGAAGCAGACAAAAGAGATAATGAATACATAATAAACAGAAAAAAGAAGTATGAAACCTGGCCTTGATTGATGATCTTTAATTTTTTTTTCAAAGGAGGACTAAATGGAACTAACAGAAAGCATAATAACTTATATCGACAATGAGTTGTTTCATCGCTCGAATGCTGAAGATGAGATTAATAAACTACCAAAACCAAAGCCAATAGATAATAGTTGGTATTTTAAGGTCGTAAGTGGTAAAAAAATAAATGAAAGTTTATTGGTCAGATCAGAATTAAGCCAAGAAGAAGAAAGAGGTTTATTTTTAAGATTAAATTACAATTATTATCAGTTATCTTTAGAAATAAATCCAGATAAAAGACGAACAATAAGAAAAAATATAAAAGAAATAGAAGAGTGTATTGTAGGATGTAATTTAGCTTTAGTCATATCTTTTGCCAAGAGGTTCTTAAAGAGTGGCTTAGATTTTTCAGAAATGCTCTCAAATGGCAATGAGACTGTCATGAGAGCAATGCGTAAATTTGACATTTCTATTGGCAATAAGTTTTCCACTTATATTGTAAACTCTCTAAGAATGACTTTTATTAAAATGCTTAAAGATAAGTCAAAAGAAAATAAATTACAAATCGTCTATTGTGATAATAATAAAGAATTAAATATTGCTAAAGACGAAAATGATGAAGATAAAAAGATAGAAATGTTAGATAAAATGAAAGAAGCAATAAGCAAAAACTTAGCAGCACTAAAGACAGAAGAGTTAAAGGCTTTGAAATTCAGGTATTTAGAGCAAAAAGAGAATGGAGAAAAACTGACTTATCAGGATATCGCTAAAATAATGAATTATTCACGCGAAAATATTCGTCTTTTGGAAGTCAAGGCTCTGACAAAACTTAAGACATTTTTGACAAAAAGTTTGTAATTTTATTTGCTTTTCGCTAGAAATAGGATAAAATATAGCAGAAAAGAAAACCTATTTTAATAAGGAGAAAAAGGTTATGACAGATGTAGCACCAAAAGCTGAAGAGACAAAGGTAGACCGATTTTACGTTATGGTAGATGCGAGTGGTAAGGAAGTTAGCAGAAAGAAGATTGGCAGAGGCAAGAGACCAGAGGGAGCCGTTAAGCTTGCCGATGGAAATTGGCAGGTGCCAGTAAAAACAACTACTTCTACAACTGCTGCTTTTTTAATTACTCTTGATGAAAATGGCAAAGAAGTAAACAGAGAAGAAAAGAGAAAAGGTAAGGGTAGAGTGGCTGGTGGTTTCGTTAAGGCTACTGAAGGCGAATTTGCTGGAAATTGGGTGAAACGATTGGAGAAAAAGGTAGAAGTTAAGGCAGAAACACCGGCCACTACTATTGTAGCAACCCCGGAAGTTAAGACTGATCCAACTCCAACGGCTGCCTAATTGTTCCTAAAAAAGACTTAGGTGAACTTATTTTTAAGGAATAATATTTCTCCCTGAAAAGGAAAATAAAGTTATAGAAAAGTGTCCTCAACAAATAGTATGATTGGTTGACAATGATGAATGAGACATTTCACAACAAACCAAGAATACTAATAAATAGAGGACAAACCGCAACGGCGATGGCCGTCCTTACCAATTCACTATAAGAGTAAAATCTTATAGTGAATTTTAATTTTGCGAAAAAATAATTATTCCCTGATTTTTACTATAAAGTTCTAATAGAATGTAAAGGAGAATACGAATGGATTTTAAGATATTAAGTGCTGATATAGTTGTAGGAAGAAACGGACCAGACATAATCTCTCTTAATCTTGATTTTCCTTCGCCATTTCCTAAATTCGATCCGCATAAACTAACAATTCAGTTCAATGCCGAAATTGGAACTGGCGAAGAATATGTAAAGAAAAACTTTGATATTACTCCGACCGTGATAAATAAACCTGAAAATAAACATAAGTTTTCAAGAGAGGAATAATATGAAACAAGTTATTGCTACAGATTTCTTTAACGGACAAACAATCACCCGTCCTGCCGAAATTGTCAATTTTCAATATGATTTTGATTTTACTAAAAATGGACAGTGGTTTTACATAAATAGTTTTAATGACTTAAATAATCCGCTGGTTGACAATCAGAAGAAAGTTGCGGAAGGACATAAAGAAAAATGGCGAATTATCGAATTAGCAACTGGACGAGTTATCGAAACAAGCGTTTAATTTTTTGCCCTGAAAAAGAATAATAAAGATGTAAATATATTAGGGAAAGATTGAGTTGTTTATACTAAAGTGGCATAAATAAAAACTATTAGCCACAGCGGAAAGACTAAACAATTCAATTAAATGGCACCTAATAATGCGTATTAGCCATAATTCCCTAATTTTAATACTCAGCGTATCGGCCTTGTCTTCTAAACAAGGTACCGTAACTGGATTATGTGGGTTCGACCCCCACCGCTGAGGCTTTTCTCAAAATAAGGACACTTCTAATGGATGCCAAAGTAAATGTCGGTGACGTTTTTCAAGGTTATCCTTTAAGTTTCGAAGATATCTTGCTTAGTGAAGGTATTTATGTGACTAACGGATATCCTACTACGAGAATTGTCGTTTTCAAAGAAGAAGGAAAAGAAAACCAACTAACTGGCAATTATTCCGCTATTGCTGTTTATGGCTCTGGACTTATTAGACCTTTTATTAAAAAGGATTGGAACAGTTTTAAGTTTGTTCGGACAAATGAAAAACTAAGTGTTTCTATTGAGTAAGAAAGGAAAAAATGACTGATAAATTATTAGAAACTCATTGTTTTATTTTTAATCCAAAATATAATGGTGGAGAAGAACTTTCTCTTAAAACTAAAGTTTATGCTAATGGAGATCCAGGTGGTTTCTATTTTAATCAAGAGCTAATACTACAATCGTATTGTAATAGTGCTTCTTTTTGTTTGGTTGGAGCCACTATTAGTTCTCAAATGTTAAGAAAGCTTGCTGATGAACTTGAGGCTCTTGAAAATAGAGCAAAAGAAATGACTAAGTAATTTTTGACAAGTGGCGAAAATATATGACAAAGAAAATTGAAAAAGCTAGAGAAAAGGCCGAAAAAGCATTATGGGAATTAGAAGATGCTATTTTAGAAGAAATCGCTTGTGAGGCTAAAAAACGAAAACTTGATGAGGTTATGTTTAATTTATATGGCAATGAATATCGTAGAAATGGAAAAGAAGTTAAAGTTTCATGTCTTGATGAATTAGAAGATTATTATTGTGAACACGTAGATAAGGGTGGTATTTATAGATTATGGACTAAAGAAAAAGGGTGGCATTAAAAGTAAAACTTTTTAAGGAGAATAAAAAATGTTGACATGCACAGCGACCAATATGTCTAATGAAGGGCTCTCGCCAATTTTTACTTTTGAACAGATTAGAGATAAACCTGGCATTTATGTTCCATCAAATTTTCCAAAATGTAGAATAATTGTTTTTCCTCTTGCTTCCTGTAATGTAAACGAAAATGCTATATTATTTTTTGAAAAGACATCATTAAAAAATAAAATAGAGAGTGTTAACCCCAGTTCATGGAAACATGAGAAATTTACCGAAGTTACAGATATTTTAGATATTCATGTGGAAAACGTTCTAGAATAAAGAAATTATTTCTTCCCTGAAAAATAAATACAAAGTTCCAACACAATAACAAAAGGACTTTGAATTATGAGTAAGATGTTTCCTAAAATTGACTGCGAAAAATCAGCACACGATTCCTTTGTAATGGCATTTCTTTACACTAATAAGGGAACGGTAGTTTATACGGGTTCTTTAGACCGAATTGAAGAACAGACAAAGCATCTTGATACTTGTCATGGGTTTGTTCTTTATTTTCCGCGAAAAAAGAAAAAGGCTCAAGAGTTTTTGGGAAATAGAACAAAGACTATTGGTATTCAACGTATCTTAAATAGTATGCGAGATCATGATTATAGATTGTTTGGCAAGAATACAGATGCTTGCTATAAAGATACTGGTGTTTATCTTTCTCTTGAATGCTATTCGGAAAGAGATTTTAATTCTTTAAACGAAAGTCTTAGAAGTTATATGGATAGAAACTATTCTCACATTAAAACTCACACAGATGAAAGAAAGAGATGGTTTTTGTCAATTCATTCAAAATCGGTTATGGGAAAAACTTCTATTGTTTTAAGAAGTTGGCGAAAACTTCCTCAACAATATCTCAATGAATTAGCTGAAGTAAAAGAAAAGTTTCTTATTCCTACAAGGTAGAAATATAAATGAAAACTACCAATTTAATAGCAAACGAATTTGGTGTTCTTAGTGAAGTTAAGCAGGTAAAAAAATGGTGTGTTTTTCTGTATGCTGATTGGGAGGATACTAATGTAATTAAAGGACGATGCCCTTTAATTTTTAGGACTTTTGAAGAAATGCTTTGTTATTTAGGAAATAAAAACGTAAAAGAAAACTTAGAGACGAATAAAATAACTTATGTTATCAGATTGATTAGTGCTATTTTTCCCTGAAAAAGAACAATAAAGTTCTAATGCCTTGTTAAGAGAGGAAAGAGAGAGATAAAATCGGATGATGCCGATTAAAACCTCCCTTAAAGGGCAACAAAAGGATGTGTTGAAAAACAAAGGGCTTCTATCATGAAGCGAATGATTTGGTTGGGTTCGGTGATGTATATTTGCGTTTTTTGTTTGGGTGGTATCTTGGCAGGTTGTTCTTCTTCTTTTTATGTTGGGTTTGACAATCGTTTGTATCGTTCAGCAAACGACGATCCGCGAAGTTCAGAGGGTTATTCGGAAAAAACTCCTACGACTTCAGTTCAGCGGATTAACTCAACATTAAAAGAACAAGATACCACGAATGGTTCTGCTAAGAATGCTTTAGGCGGAAACTTTTAACCTCAAACAAAAAGGAACATACAAATGGATTGGTTTTTCAATAACTTTTGTCGGATTGAGTGGTTAGGTGATGGCAAGTTGGGTGGTATGAAGATCAGTTTTGACAATTTTAATATGTTATTTTTGCTCTGTTTCGTAATTGCTTTGCCGGTTTTGATTAAGATTGTCAGAAAAACTTATGTGGGTATCAAGTGGTATTGGAATAGTTTTAAGAATGAAATACGGGGCGGAACGGAGAACGGGAAAGTGGCTTAAACGCCACTTTTCTCTATTTTAGAATAAGGAAAAACAACAATGTTTGATCCTATGTCTTTAATAAAATATGATAATTATAGGATATCCCGCTATATTCCTTTAGGAGATAATGGCTATTTGTATAGTGATGGAGAAATTAGAAAAGATAATAAATTAAATACAACATCAGATAGTAATGGTCGGCTTATTTTTTGTTATTTCTGGACGTCCGCATCAGCATTGGATGTTCTTAAAAAGCTTTTTATTAAATCAATAAAGCATAGTCCACTTAGTGAAAATTATGATAATTGTTTTATTTATGTTCCTTTTCTTGGATATCTTGGCGAAGATAGAAAGTTTTATCCTTCAAAATATCTTGCCGATGGTTTTTATAATAGTTATTACAACAATGAAGAAGCACTGAAAATGATTGATAGTATTTTTTCACAAAATAAAGAAAAAGAGAGAGAAATGACAACACATGTTTTTTATTCAGATATCCAGGAAGTTAAAAGTCCTTTACATTCAACATTTTTTGGTCAATATTACGTTCATATTAAAGGTGAAGGATATCTTCATAGCGATGGAACCTGTAATGTTTGTATTAGATCAGACAATTCAGGGTTCTACAAAAACAAAAATGATGCTAAAAGAGCAATTGATAGATATTTAGCAAATGATAAAGTTATGAAATTAAAGAGATTTGAAATTGGTAAAAATAATCTTATTGAAGGTATTTATTTTTGCGAAGAAGGAGATCTTGACATTTATCGGTTTAGCAAGGTCTTTGGTTGGGAAGGAAAGGTTGATAAAAATACTTGGAAAAAAGTAGAAATAACTGTGAAGTATGTGTATTTTTTGAAAACTCTATAAATAAGGAAACTAAAATGTTTGATTTTCTTTCTTTAATTAAATATAATTCACCTGATAGTTATTACGCTTATATTGATCATCAGCAAATGGGATATGTTTGGGAAGATGGTTGTGTTGATTATCATGATGTCAGATATTATCAGTATAAACCTGATGCTCTATTGGCTATTAGAAATTGTTTAAAAAATCATACTCGTCCTCTCCTTATTTATCGTGATAGCGAGTTTTATATTTACGTTCCTTCTCTTGGATATTTTCATAAAGACGGAAACTTTTACAGCAACATTTTAAATCCAACAGGAAAAGGTTATTATGTAGATCAAGAGGAAGCATTTTATTACATTGACAAATATGTTTTAGGGTTAAAAGATGAGCCTTTTTTTCCTAAATATAATAGAAAAGAGGTTCAAGTTTACACTGATAAAAATGGAAATACTTTTTATGTAAAGGCAAGAGGAAACTCAAGATTAAGATGGAGTGTTGGCGGACTTGTAGAAGACACTAAAAAGGAGACTAAAATGTTTAACTTTGAAGGACAAATTGGGTATGTTGTTAAAGATGTAATAAAATTATATTATGTTTATATTGCGGGATTAGGATATTTAGAGGTTGACAATTACTCTTTTGTTCTTTATCCTACGGATAAGCAATTTAAAAATAGTATCTATGTTACACAAAAATACTATGCACTTTTAGCGTTAAAAAATATGTTATATCGTAACATTGAAAAAAGTTGTATGATTGATAAATATTATATTTTTATTAGAGGTCTTGGAGATTTTTGTAAAAGTAAAGAGTTTAATGGTGATGATATTTATTTTGACAACATATATGAAGCAGAGAAGTTGATAAATGAAGTTTTTGATAAAAAACTAGAAGAAGAAAAGAAATTAATTCCAGATATTTATTTTGAAAATACTGATAAACAAGAAGATGTTAAACCTGTAGGAGATTTTCAAAAGTTTGATCCAAAGAAAGATGAAATGATTGAAGGTCTTTATCTTTGCGAAAATAATGGCTATTTTACTTTGGCTCGTTGGACGAAAATGTTTGGTTGGGAAAATCGTCAAGGAAATCAAGATTTATGGGTTCAATGGTTTTCTGCTCCACCAATTGCTTATCTTTTGGAAAAGTTTAAAGCATAAAACTCCCCTGAGAAATAGATAAAAGTTCTAAATGTATATCTAAAAAGGATAATGATTTATGGATAAGAGATTTTATCAGAGTAGAGTTGGCAAATTTTCCCAAAAAGATATTGACGATCTAAATATTCTAAAAGCAGTTCATCTTTCAAAACTTTTAGAAAGAGCGAAATTGAATAAAAACGTGACACTACATAGTTCGTGGAAAACAATTGAAACTATTGACAATTTACTTTTAATGAATACTGGTAGAAAGTATCTTTTAAATGCTGGTTTTAAGCTCCCTAAACTAGAGTTTAACACTAAAAAGGAGAGATAAAACTATAATGGCTTTGTGGAAGAAAATCCGAGAATATCTTCCGCTAATTTTTGGTTGGCAACGCCTAATTGAAATGGGTCTAATAAATTATCTGGTGCCGCATGGTGGTCGGCTTAGTATGTCCCGATACGCCAAATAATTCCCAAAATAAATTAAAGTTGGACCTGATACCACACAGCCGTTATAGTTTTATCTCTCTTTAATAAAGGAAAATGAAGATGAAGACGGCATTAAAGCAGGTTGTTATTCTCTTTGTCTTTTTTGTAATTTTGTTTTATGTTGTCAAACCGGCATTTAGTAGTGAAACAAAAACCTATGATGATTGTCTTCACGCTATTCACCTGGTTGAGTCCGGTGGAAAAACTTCTGGCGTAAAACCCGGAGATAGTTCACTTGCTATTGGGCCGTTTCAAATTCACAAAGAATATTGGAAAGATGCTTTAGAATATGATCGGAGTATTGGAGGAAAGTATTCTGATTGTAATAATTATGAGTATTCGTTAAAAGTAGTTAAAGCATATATGAACAGATATGCGAGTAAATACATTAAAGAAAAGAATTGGGAAGCTGTTAGTCGTATCCACAATGCTGGTCCAAAAATGGGAACGCAATCTGAGCAAGCAACAAAAAATGCACAAAAATACTGGGAAAAGGTCAAAAAATATCTATAATAAGAGAGAGTTAGGTTGGTCGTGAGGACCGCTTATTTAGAAATAAATAGGCGGTTTTTTATTTTCGCCCTGAAAAAATATATTAAAGATATAAAGTATTATTGGAGAACAATAATGTCAAAAGAAATTATATTAGAGACCGTTGAAGGTGGGCAATTAAGTTTTAGTATTGTTGCTTGGACACATAAGGCGACAGAATATGATTGGGATGAAAAAACTCCTGTTGCTAATTTTCATTATGGTTTAAGAATTACTCAAAATAGTGCAAACGGAATGAATAGTGATATTAAAATTGATCTTATCGACTGGAAACCTGGTGATTATAAGGGAGTTATTAGTTTATTAAAGAAGTTAGATAAAAACATTAAAGAATTAGATAAAAGAGAAGACGAAGAAACAAAAGAGGAACAAAATGTTTAGAAAAGCAAATTGTCTTATTCTTGAATACATAAAACTTCCTAAAAGTATTATGAATGTAATAAGTGAATGGTGCGGTTTTCATAATGATTGTTTGCTTAAAGTTTCAACTGAGTTTACTGTTTCTGCCTACAAAGAAGGAATGAAAGCAATAAAAGATTATTGGAAAGACCAAGTAAAAACAAATAACTATAAAGGCACCCTGGAAAAGTTTATTAAAGATTATGGTCTTGAGTTCGATGTTTGGTTTATAGAACAGAAATTTGACATTACCGGTGTTGATGAGATTTTAATTGATATTTGTTGGTAATTAAAATGATATCTCTTAAACTTCAAAATAAGGTTTTGAATATTAGCCAAGAACTGATTGGTGTTCCTGATGCTCGTAATATTCATTTTTCTTTTTTGATGATGAAAAATAGAATTATTAGTGTTGGCTGGAACGAATATCACAAAACTCATCCTCAAGCTAAGAGAAATGGATATCGTTTTGATAGTATTCATTCTGAGTTGTCTGCTATTTATCGCTGTAAAGATAGAAATATTAGTTTTAAGGATTGTTTTTTAGTGAATGTCCGGTTAAATCGTTTTGGAGAGATTAGAATATCTATGCCGTGTATTCTGTGTCAAAAATGGTTGCGAAGCATAGGTATTAGAGAGGTATGGTTTACGAATACGGTCTCATGTTTCCAGGAAATGTTATTGTTTTAATTATTTTATTATATTTTTCTTAAAATAATAAAGGATATCTTCTTTTTACTTAGTAAATATATTAGAATGAATGATAGACTACTCACAAAACGCGAAACGCAACTACGACATTCTACTCAAAAATGTAAGTCTTATGAACTTAAAATTATTAAATCTAAACTTTCTAAAACATCATTAAATAAATTAAATACATTATTCAAAGAAGCAAGATATTTCTATAATTTTTGTTTATCTTCAGACGACCTTAGCACGCTTGATACAAAAGTAAAAACAGTTCCAGTCAAAGTTCTTGATAAGTTTGAAAATAGAACGTTAAACGCTCTTTCTTCTCAAATGAAACAATCTCTTAAAGCTAAAGTATTTTTAAGCATAAAAGTCTTAAGTTCACTAAAGAAAAAAGGGAAAAAAACAGGTAAACTAAAGTTTAAGAGTTTTCTACATTCTATTCCTCTAAAACAGGCAAATATAACTTATAAGATTGATTTTAATACCTCAAGAGTAAAAATACAAGGTATCTTACAAAAATTAAAAGTATCAGGATTATCTCAAATACCTAAAAATATAGAATTAGCAAATGCTACTTTAGTTAAAAAGTGTGGTGACTTTTATCTTTATATCACTACATTTAGAGATAAAATAGAAAAGACAATTCCTGATAAATCTATTGGTATAGATTTTGGTTGTTCTACTCAACTTACTCTTTCTAATGGTATAAAAATAGAATACCAAATACCTGTTTCTAAAAAATTAAAACGATTAGATAGAAAAATAATGAAGAAAAATCGAAAGAAATCTAATAATAAATTCAAAGATAAACTAAAAAGAGAAAAAGAATACTTAAAACTAAATAATAAAAAGAAAGACATAAGAAACAAAATAGTAAATGTTTTAACTAATAACTTTAAGTATATTTGTTTTCAAGATGAAAGCTTGAATGCTTGGAAAGTAAATCACGGAAAGAAAATTCAAAACACAAGTCTTGGTGGAATTATCAGAAATCTTAAAAATAAATCTCATACACCAATCGAAGTAAACAAATTTTTTCCTTCTACTCAATTGTGTCCTAAGTGTGGTATTAAAAACAAATTAGAACTAAAAGATAGAGTTTATGAGTGTAAGTGTGGATATAAAGAAGATCGTGATATTCACGCTGCTAAAAATATAGAATTAGAAGGATTAAATAGTAAGAAAATACCTGTGGAACGCAGGGAATTAAAGACTGAGGAGAGAAATACCTCTACTACTCACATTATTGATCTCTTAAAAAGGATCAATGGTGTGAGAGCAAGTAATCTCGTTGAGTCAGTAATCTAATAAGATTTATTTTATTGGTAGCTCATGAATACGGTAGGCGAATTTGAAGAAATGTCATTACTTTAATTTTTAGCGCAAAAATAAAAGGAAAAATAAAATGCCAACAATGATTTTAGGTTTATGTTCTAATGTTTTTGGATTTATTCTCGCCCTTAAAGGACAAGTTTCTAATGGATTGCTTTTTCTTATTCTTGGCAGCGTTTTAATGTGTCTCGCTGAAATTGAAGATATTGCAAAAAAAATGAATAAAAAGTAATTCTTTTTCCCTGATTTTTTCTTTTAAGTTATAATAGAAATAACTGGAGATATCTAATGATCGTTAAGAAGATTATTCTTGGCTTTGTTATTCAAGATTTTGATACTGAAATTGGCAAATTTGTTCGACAGGATTTTATTGCCGGAAATACTATCAGCTATGAAGATGAAATGGGAGAAGAAGTAAAACCTCAAGGTGCCGATCATAAGTTTCTTAGTTTAGATATGGTTCAACCATAAAAATCTATTGAACACGATCCAGTTAATAGATCTTTTTGATAAGGACGAATAATTATGGATACTTTTACTAAAGTTTATTTTGGTCTAACTATTCTCTCTAAATACGAAGATGAACTTTCTATTGACTATGTTCCTAATTCTTTTCCCAATGGAACACCAGATCATCCTTCACGATGTTATTTAGAAGTTCATATATCTGAGAGATCAGGGTTTGAAGTAAGAAGTTCTGATAAAGACCTTCTATTAAGATATGGTTGGGGTCCTGAGCAAGATGGAGAATATTGGGTTTTTTATTACTAAGGAGATTAAAATGTGTTATGTTGTTTTTGATAGACTTCTGGGACTAATTACGCTTGTTATAGGAATTATTTCTATTTTTCAGGGAAACGTGACTACAGGATTTTTAGTTTTAATTATTAGCTGGGAATTATTGAACTATGCTAATAGTGAAGAAATTATTTGGCGATTAAAAAGGGTAGATAAGGCAAGCGAAACTCCTAAAGGAAAGAATATTTTTGAAATAGACGAGTAATATTACCCTGATTTTTTATTTTAAGTTCTAATTTCCTCAAAGGATAATAAAATGGATTACAATTTTACCAAAGCGACTAAAGAAGTTTTCGATAAAAAGCTTGATGTTCTTATTGAAAGTTGGTTAAATGGTAATCGTATTAAGGTTGCTGCTCAATTAAGAATGTGGGGTCTTCCTGCTGTAGTACTTTTTTGTAAAAAATTAGCAGAAATTAAAGACACAGAAGAATATCAAGACATTAATTGTCTTGCTATTCTTTTAGATATGAAAGAAAAAAGCAATGAAAGGTAGCCCAATTAACTCTTTTAACGGACCATATAGATTTCTTTCTAATTTCTATATGCACTCTGTTATTTATGATGGACTTGAATATCCTTCCACTGAACATGCTTATCAGTCAGCGAAATTCGATGATCCAACACTAAAAGAAAAGATTAGAACTGCTAAAACTTGCGGAAAAGCAAAGTTTTATGGAAAGATTTTAGGACAATGCCGACCTGACTGGGAACTAATTAAAGAAATTGTAATGGAAGTTCTTTTAAGAGAAAAGTTTAAAGATCCAGTATTAAAGAAAAAACTCTTAGATACCAGAGATGCGTATTTGGAAGAAGGAAATGATTGGGATGATAATACTTGGGGATGTTGTCCGACAGGTAATCCTAAAGGCAAAAATTTGCTTGGCAAATTACTTATGAAAATTAGAGAAGAATTAAAATGAAACTTTGGACTATTGTTGTTTTATCTATTGTTTATCTGGTTTTTATTGCTTTCGTAGCTCTTGCTGCCTAATTTTGAAAGTCCAGAAAAAAGCATGTATAATGCTATGGAAGCAGTCGCTATCTGTCTTGGAATTGGTATTTATGGTTTAGCCCTCATGCTTGTCGATTATTGTGACACTAAAGAAAAAGAAAAAGAAAAAAATGAGGAATAAGAAATGAAATCAGCACATTCAATTTTAAGTGTCTTATACGCTTTTGTTGCTTGTCTTTTTGGTGTTTGGGGAGTTTTTAAGGCTGGTGAAGATTTTGCTGGTGGAAATAAGTTTAATGAGTTTGTTTTGTGTTTTATTTGTAGTGGTATTTTTGTTTTATGTTCTTATTTCTTTGGTGAAAAACCTACTAAAAGGGATATAGAATGAGAAGTATTCTTATTTCGTCAATAAATAATCGCAAACAAGCTATTTCTGCTGCGAAAAATAAGTTAAATATGTCACTATTAAAAGCGGCAGCATTCATAGATAGTATTATTAGCAATAAATATCCCACTATATTAGTTTATGAAGATCAAGAAGCGTATCATTTTGTTCTTGTTATGTCTCTTTTTTCTGATGCTAAAATTATATATTCAGAACAAGAAAAAGAAGAACAAAAAAGACAAGATAAAATAACGACTGCTATAAAGTGGTATAATCAGCTTGACTATCAAGATAAAGAGTTTTGTGATATACTAATCTCGGTTTACGGCCCATGTGCTAATTTTTTGCCCTGAAAAAATAATTTAATTTTCTAATAAAAATAAAGAAAGGATATGAAGATATGGAAACTTATACTATTAAACAAGACACTAAACTGCCGAATTATGGAAAATGGTATATAGAAGGGACTAATGGACATTCTGTTTTTTATTTGACAGTTAGTGGAAGCACCTGGTATGATTACCCTAATTCTTATTTTGAGACTGCCGAAAGTGCAGCTAATTCTTTAGTGAAAAACTTCTCTATTACCGATCGTTTTAAGGTAGGTTATTCGGGCTGGGGAAATGAACGTTATATTCATTATGAAAGTCTTAAGCAATATTTATGGAAAGACGGGTCTCGTCAAAATAGTGTTGAATTGGTTTTTGGTGTCAGTCGTAATGGACTTTTTAATGATGATTTGGAAGTTCTTGAAGCTTTATCTAAAAGACATTCGTTTACTCTTAATGTAGTTCCCGTTTCAGAACCAAAGAAAGAAACTGAAAACACAATTTGTTATGTTTTTCGTCAAAACCAGCGTTCGGTTTCTGTCAACTACAAAAAGTGGGAGGTTGAAAAGAGGAAACAAGGTCAAGACTGGGATTATTTATATTTCAATGGAGATTGGGGACTTGGTGGGTATTTTGGAACTTACGAAGAAGCAGAAAAGTGTTTGTTAGAAACTCTCTGTAAGGATTTAAAAGTTAGCTTCGTTAATGTTTCTTCCGTAAAAGGATATTATGTTTATGATATTCGGCCTAATACGAGAAATATTTTTCTGTGGAAAAATGGAGAACTTCACGGTCAGACTTTTTATGATAAAAAAGATGGATGGTTTAAGAGTAAGACTGAGATCCTTTTTGCTCTTGCGAAATATGGTAAGTTTGAGATTAAGTTTGAAGGTTGTGATAATTCAACCAAAGAAACTGATAAAATAGATAGGATTATTGAACAGGCCAAAGTGGAATGGAAAAATGCTTTTACAGCAAATAATAATGGCTCATGTTTTTCTTGGGGCAACAAAAATTATATTCTAGCAAACACTTATGCACAAGTTTTACAACTTTTAGCAGATGAAGGAAATAAAAAGGCTGCTAAAGTTATTGAAGAAATGGTGAAACTAATAAGGTAATTTTTACCCTGAAAATATAACACTAAAAAAGGAGAATATAAGATGAAAACATATAAAATTGCTTTTGATAATTGGAGAAAACAATACTCTGTTTCACTTAATATTAAAAACGACTTTTATACTCTATTCTTAAATAAAAGTTCAGGATATTTTTCACATACTACTAGTATTATTGATCATTATTATTTTGACACATATAAAGAAGCCGAAAATGCTTTATTAAACTGTTTTATAGAATTAGGCCATTTTAGAATTGGTAGTATTTTTAGTAAAAAATATATTTCTTGCTCTCAGGTTCCTAATGAACGATATTTATGGAAGAATGGGACACTAAACAAGACCGTATTTGATGTAAACAAAAAGGCTCAAAATGAGGGTCATTTTAATAATAACAGAGAAATGTTAGTTGCTCTTGCTGATTTTTTTGATTTTAAGCTAATCATTAAAATTGAAAAGATTGCCGAAAAGACAATCACAATTCAAGACAAGAAAGAAGAGATTGACGTTATTATTAAAGACCTAAAAATGAAATGGGAAGAGATCAAAAAGTCGAAACTAATTACCAATTATGAAAGACACATAGATCGCGCACTCTTAATCTCTTCAGCTTTTGAACGGGTCTTACAGAATTTGTCAAACAAGGGTAATAAAAAAGCTACTAGGGTTATTGACGAAGTTAAGAAGTTGATAAAAGACTTATAATTTTCTGCCCTGAAAAATAGTATAAAGTTCTAAAGTAGTGGACTAACAATAAGAAGTTCACTATAAGGAAAGGGTTATGAACGCTGAAGTGTTTACTGCTAATATGTTTGGTGATGGACCTGAGAACGGAAGTCTTGTCTTTTTTGTGCCTGTTGAAGCAAAATCCTCTCAGGAAATTACTCTTGAGAAAGAAGTAGGAAAGGGAATTAAAATGGCAAACTCGTTTGAAGTCTGCGCTCGCAAGGGTCACGCGGGGCCAGGTATCATCCAGGTAGTAATTGCTACTAAAGAAGATGCTGAAAAGGTCAAGGAAGATTTAAGTAAGGAAGTTAAAGGTGGAGTTGAGGTTATTGTTAGAGAGCATATTGCTCCTACCATTTTAACCTATGGTGAATGGAAGGCTCAGCAGCAAGCTAATCAGGTAAAGCAAAATGCTCTGGCTTCTGTTTTAGAAAAGATTAAAGCGGCAGGGCTCAGCTTGGATGATGTTAAGGCTAAGATTGAAGAAGATGCTAGTGAAATAGAAGAAGTTGCTTAACTTTTAAGATTAAACAGTCTCCCTTGACGGGAGATTGTTTATTTAGAAGGATAATATAAATGAAAGTATATCGTGCTGAAAGAAATAGTATTCCTCAATTAGTTAAAGAAGTAAATAGTGAAGAAGAAGCACAAGAAATTATTTCTGAAAATAAAAACAGAGACAAGATGATTGAGCATAATGGTCTTTTTTATACAACTTCCTTAGAAGAAGCGTGGAGAATTTTTACCGGTTATGTTCCTGTAATAAAACAAAAAGAAAAAGAAAAAGTAATAGTTAATTTTTTTGGCTTTAGCAAAATATTTTAATTTTGGCTTTGATTGTGATAGAGAAGTTATTGTTCCCAAAGACCCAATTAAAGTTAAAATCGAAGAAATTGTGAAAAATCTCGCTAGTAAAATGAAAGTTCTGGAAGAAGTAAAGATCAATTCTGTTGCTCGTTATGTTGAAAAAGACTATTTATCAGCAAAAGCATATAGGGAAATTATTCGTATTTTAGCTGATAATGGAAACAATTTGGCTAAAGAAGCTCTTGACGAAATTAATGCGATTTAATAAAAAGGAGAATAAAAAATGTCTACCGAGTATTACATTGGCACACGGAAAAATTTCGCAACCGGAGTTGTTAGTTATTATCTAAACATAATAACTGAATTTAGTGTAACTAGTCTTTCAAAAAAGGGTCTTTGGAGCAATGACGGACCCGATTGGTCTCAATATAATTTCAGCAGCATTACAGAATTAGAAGAGGCCCTCGTTAAACAACTCACTAAAGATTATAATCTTTCTATTGGAGTGAATAGTTGGAGTGGGCGAAAGACTGTTCGGTTTACAAATTCATGCCAATTAACTCTTTTGTGGCAAGATGGCAAAACGAATGATCATTTTGGACACCATGATAATTCTGTTAGTAGTTTCTTTAAGGACAATAAAGAGATCCTTGCTGCTTTAGCAAAATACTATAATTTTACTATTACTTACCCTGAAATTAAAGAAGAAGAAAAAGCGGAAGTAAAAAAGACAAAGAACAAGAAGTTTAAGGTTGGAGATATCGTGAGGATAGTTAACATTAGAAACTCTTATTATTTGAGTAGTGCAAATAGTTTATCTGGTATTTTTATTGTCACACAAATAAGAGATGGTGAATATAATTATTATGTTAGTTCTGTTGAGGATAGCAAAAGCAAAAGCCAATATGTTGTATATGAAGATGAATTGGTTCTTGTTGAGAAGAAGGTTTTTTTACAGGATAAGGTAGATGAAATTGTAGATAAAGAAGTTAGAGAGTTTGAAGCATTAGATAATGTTCTTCTTACTTCAACAGGGCGACAGGTTGAAAAAGATGCTTTAATGCTTAATGTATATGAAAAAACTCTTTCCGTTCTAGCTGAAGATGGTAATAAGATTGCTGCTAACGTTTTGAAGAAAATGGAAAAATATAACTAAAAAATGAAAACTTATACTATTGAGAAGTCCGTGAGTAAAGATGGTTTTTATGTTGTTTCTTTTTACATTCAAGGAAAATAAAATGAACAAGTCTTTTGGAATGTTTTTGCTTTATTGTGTGTGTATTATTTTTGTTTTTTTAATGCTTATTTCTCTTGAAGACAAAAAGAGAGACCTTCAGGCTCAAGAAATTGCTAAGTATGACAATCACTATTCAATGAAAAGTGGACAGTTCATTGAATGGATACCTAATCAAAATCTTGAAGCATGGAAACAGGAACACGAATATGCTCATATTGACGCTTTAAGTTTTGTTTTGTCAAACAATATTTATATGATTTATATTGTTTACCATTGGTGAAATTTCGCCCTGAGAAAAAATATAAAAATATAAATTAAATACCATGAAAGTTAAATATTACATTTCAGGTATTTTTGCTTTTTGTTTACTTCTCTTATTGCTTTGATTGTTCTTAGTCAATTATTTTTGATTTTACGAGCTATTTTTTAAAACCCCTTAAAATAAAGGATAAAAAATGAATACTTTCGCTATTAGCTGTCATACTGGTAAAACTTTTATTTTAAGTTGTAATAATTGCACTCCTATTATGGGTGCGAAAGAAAGTTATAGCACTCAAGAAGAGGCTGCGAAAGCCTTACTTGATATTCTAAAACGTGAATATAATTTTTGTGTTTACGGTCCTAATGGGGTATGGTTTATTCCGGGCGACAAGAAAGTGATGTATGTTGTTGCTAAAGATACTTGTGATAGAAATCATCTTTTTAAATATGGAAAATGGGAAAAAATAGCCAGTGTAAATGATGACCTCCGTGGTTATTTTTATACCTACCTTCAAATCCTTGAGGCACTATCTTTACTTTATGGCTTTAAGCTTGAAGTTAAGTTTACCGAAAAAGAAAATCCTGTTGAAAAACTTTTTAACCAGGCAAAGTCTGATATTGAAAATATTAGAAGCGTAAAAATTAGGCATAGGAAACACGATTTCTATAAAGATAAAGACAATATCATTATGGGAATTAAACTTCAAGCATTTCAAGATTATCTTCATCTTTTAGATAATGGTATTGTTAAAAAAGAAGATACCAAGAAAATGCTAAAGTTAAATGTTCTTTAATTCTCCCCCGAAAAAAAATAATAAAAAACTAAGAAAATATTGAGACCTGAAAAATAAAGGACAAAATGCTATGATAACGACTTTTTCTATTAAGCTTTCTGAATGCGATGGTTCTTTTGTTTTAACGGCAACCCTTAGTGATGGTTATCTTTCTCATCTCGCTCATGACGGTAAGGGTTGGATTTTCAGTAGCAATAAGCCTATTTTTAAGTTTTATTCACAAGAAGATGCCGCAAAAGCACTCATAGAGTATTTTGGATTTTATTTCGGATTTAATATTGGATATAATTTTTCTGATAAAAGGTTTTTTCTTTTTCAAGAGCCAAATTTTCTTTTTCAAGAGCCAAATAATGATATTGTTTATTTTAACAAATTAACGGGAAATTTTACTAAGCAGGACGACGGCCAATCTAACTTATATTTTGATCGTTTCTGCTTTGATACTTATGTTTCGCTTTTAGAGGCTTTTAATCAGAAGGGATCTTGGTTCCTTAAGCGAGGCTGTAATAAGATTAATCTTGGTAAGACAGAAGTTTCTCAGGTTGACGGACTTATATTTAAGGCCAAAGAAGACCTTTACGAAGTTAGTCTTACGAAAATTAGCAAAACAGCGAAGTTGGCTGCTCGTAATCAGATACTTAAAGATGCGCAAATGGAAGTTCTTGTTCTTATTTCTACTGGACAGGCAACACAAGATGATGCCAAAAAAGTTTTATCGTTAGTTGATTTTGAATAAGAAATTATCTTTTAAATCAAAAAGAGGATATAATATGACAACGACTTATACTATTGTTTGTGAAAACGCTAAAGATACTGGAAAGAAAACTTTTCACGTAGAAAAAAACGATCCAGGTTTTTCCAAAACCATTTATGTTCTCAGTAAAGCTGGAAAATTTAACTTTATAAGAGAAAATAAAGACAAGTTTTTTATTCATTATCTTGACATTATTGAAGACGCAAAATTAGCACTAGCGAATGCTATTGCCGGAGAGGCAGATGTTGAAATTGTTGCTAAAGACAAATCTCTTAATTGTTTTTGTGTTTGTGATGATAACTGTGGAACGCATCAGTATCTTATGCCTCACGGTAAGCCTTGGGCGACCGGGCCTTATTGGTTCCTTGATATTAATAAAGTTTTAGAGGCTATGTCTGCCTATTATAAAATTAAGATTAACACTCGAACCACCTATAAAGAAGACAAGTTGACAGGACTTATTTTTAAGGCAAAGCAGAAGATTGCTGAACTTGAAAAAGCTAAGCATCTTTTTGGAGGTAAAGTTCCTGATAATCTTATTAACGAAATTAAAGTTAAATTGTATGAAGATTATCTATCTTTTGTTGAGTGCGAAGGTATTATTCCGACCGCTAAAGATGCGGCTAATCTAATGGATGCTATTTAATTTTCGCGCAAAAATAATTCTTCCCTGATAAATAATATAAATGTCTAAAGCTATTATGAAACTTACTCTTACAATCAAAGATTTAGATTTAGCTAATCTTACTACTGAAAGTTTAAGAGAACTATTCTCTGTTTATGCTCAACAGATTAAATGTGAACCTCCAATTTCTCTAAGAAATCCAACAACTCAAGTCTTGTTTGGTAGTATGCACATTAAAAACCAAAAAACTAAAAAGTTTATTCCCGCAGAAGTTAAAATCGAGAAATAAAATATGAAAAATCTTTCATCTAATTTCTATACTACTATTGAACGAAACAACGAAGAAATAGAACTTTATATCGAGTATTCTTATTCTCCAGGGACTCCAGATGTCTGGTATCTTCCTAATGGAGACCCCGGCTATCCCGGCGATCCTCCTGAAATAGAAATTACTCTTGTCACTTGTGATGGAAAACTTTTTAAATTGACAGATGAAGAATATGATAAGATTTATGATCTTTGTTTCGATAATGCTGATGAAGTAGGTTTAGAACAAGATGATGTTGATTATCCGTAAGAAGAATATCCAGATGACACTAAATACGGTCGTGGTGATAAAGAAGAGTTTTAGTTTAATTTTTGACTTGTAGAAAAAAGCGTCCTAAGCCACCTATTTAGCCTAAAATGGTCCTATAATTTATGGAAAGGCAAAGAAATGGCAAATAATAATATATGTTCAGAATGTGGTATGGATTTAAGTCCTATGATTAAAATATTAGGTTATCCTGATGTAGTTATGGCACTTCATTTACGTTTTCACAAAATGAATGATTTAGAGAATAAAAGGGCTAAAGTAGGCCATGCTATTCTTAAAATTAAAGATAGTGATGTTTTTTCTAAAGTGAATTTATCATTTACTGCTTTAGAAAAATCTTTTGACGAAGTAATTCAATCCAATGACGAAATAACCCGTTTAATGTTGAGATAAATATTATGCCTAAAATCTTATTTCAAATTGCTTATAGTATTTTTATTTTTCTTGTTAGTTTGGCATCTTTATTATGGTATAATAGTGGAAACATAGAACTATTTCATTGGATTGTTGCTTTAGCTTGTGGATGTTTATCATTTTTAATTATTGTTTCTATAGATTGGTATTCTGCTTATCCGATCTCTAAAAAGTAAAGGAAAATATTATGTTTCAAAACAAATCGTTTCAAGTTGTTTATTGTGTTTTCTTTTTTTGTGTTTATACTTTAATAGATATATCTTATAAAGAAAAGCCATTTACTGCTTTTAATGTTGTAATGAACATTACTTTATGTTTATTTGCTTATATGTTTCTTTGTTTTTACAATAATAATTCTTCCCTGAAAAAGTAAATAAAGTTCTAATTACAGCATAAACAAGGAGATAAAGACAAATGGCAACGAAAGAAAAGGCTCCGAATTATTGTTGGGACAAATTTGATCAAGAAGCTGAGAATGAAGGAGTAGCAAGGAGAGTAATTCGGGATGCGTTACCAAGTGTAATGGGAAAGCGAATTTCAGGAAGCAAACATTCATATCGTGCCACCAAGGTTGGAAGTTCTCATAATAATTGTTTATTGAGGGAACGAAAAGTTGGATTTGAAGCGTAAGAAAACAGGTAGAAATATTTTAATATGAAAATTGAACTTTGGCATAAAGGCGGAACTTATATTACAGCAAATAATTGGCAAGTTTCTTTTTTCTGGTTGCCTTGGTCTTGGTTGTGGAAAATTAAATCTTCTAAAGGTAGTTTTATATTTTTGGGATTTAGATATAGTAAGTGGTGATTTAATTGCTATTGCTACTGAAGTAACAAAAAGTCCAAGTGCTTCAGATATGAATGCTACTCAACTTGCTCGTTTTCGTATTGATACTGCTAGAAATATTATCAATTTTGCCGAAAAAGAATAATATGAGAAAATTATTTTTTATATTGTGTTTTATTATTGCGTCTTCTTCAAAAGCTTCTATTATGAATGGTACCGGACAAGGATGGACGGGATCATATAATACATTATGGGGGTCTCCTACAAATTGGGTAAATGGCTCTGGTTATCATTCTGTTCCTCAATCTACTGATATTGCTTATATTTCAACTACTAGTCCTTTTACCGGATTAAAAACGACTATTTGGCCTATTATTTCTTCAGTTTCAGATGCTACTGCTTATGATTTGCGTATTAGCGGTATTCCTGATTTGAATGGATATGGAGGATATATAACTCAACAAACAGGATCAAAAGCTAATTTTAATATATTAGAAATTGGTTTTCCGTCGTATCCTTCTTATCCTCCTTTTGCCGGAAATGGGTCTTATACATTGACAGGTGGGACTTTAACTGACAGCCAAACTACTATAGGTTCTAATTCTTTATTAAACAATACGAATGGAACAATTACAACTAGTAGTTTTCAAGTATCCGGTCAATACATACATAATGGTATATTAAATGTTCATACCGTTGTAGCTAATGATGGTATTATTAATATAAAATCTAATACTGGATATAATGTTAAGGATACTCAATTAAGTCATTGGGGACAAATTGAGATTACCGCTCCTACTTTTCAAGAGGCCAGACAAACAATTATAGACGAAGGTTCTAAAACTGGTTCTGGAACTTTAATAATTTCAGATTTAGATCTCAATGATAACTCAATTTTTGATGTAGTTCAAGGACAGGTGACTTTTAATTTAACTGGCAATCCATATTATATTGGAAAAAATGTTCAACTTTGGATTGAGGCGTGTGCGACCGTATTAGTTACAGGCCCATATAATCCATTTAGTAATATTACGCATACTAATTTAGTTGATATTTATTGTGATGGTAATTTAGAAATTAGTTCTGGTGCCAATGTGTGGTGTGGAAATATTTATGGAGATGGCACTACTTCTTATGTCTCTGACACAGAAACACCTGAACCTAATAGTTGCTTAATGGGAATTGGCATAATAATACTATTACTACGAAGAAAGAAGTAAAATTATGAGATTTACACCAGCACAAATTGAAAAGATTAGACAAGTAGCAATGGAAGTATTTATGACCGGTGATAATGATGAAAAATTATATGATAAAGCTACTGCTGAAATAATGTTTCCAAAAGGAACGGAAGTAGATAAAATGCTTTATTTTCTTGAAGATTGTCCCAATTTAACTGAACGATTAGGCTTTTTAGTAAGCAATTAGAAAAGCTTTGTCTTTCACCGGTATTTCTGAGGACATTTAATGATTGAATTTAGAAAAACAACAGACGATAAATGTTTTAATGTTTTTGATGATAAAGTCTTTTTAGGATCACTTCAATTTCATGAAGATAATAATCCTATCTTTTATTGTGCCACTGGATTCATTTATTTGAAATATATGAATGTTATTCAAGAATGGCAGAAAAACTTTTCCCCCGAAAAGAAATAAAAAAATCTAAAGGCATAACACTCGAAAAGGACAACTATAAATGCTATTTCCAGAATGTCAAAAAAAAGTTGGCAACTTTAGTCAAAGAGATATTGATGCCCTTAATCTATTAAGGATTGCTCATCTTAAAGGACTTGTAACAAGAGCAAAAAAAAGGAAGCCGGTAAGTTTACACTCTTCTTTTGACGCGATTAAAGAAATTGACGGATTACTTTATAGAGACAGAAAAGCAAAGAAAACTTAATCATGCCACGCACTTATTGTTATGTTTGTTTTGATTGTAAAAAATCTGTCACAAGAAATAGCTGGCTTATTCCTAAGCCTATTTGTTCAGATTGTCATGAAAAAATGAAAATTATTAGTGATAAAGTTCCACCTAAACAAGACAAAAAGGGGTGGAAAAAGCTACAAGAAAAATATAGAGATCTCAAAGACAATAGTGCCAACAATCATTATTATTGGACTATGGAAGAAAGAAAAAATTGTGCTCCTAAAGAAATTGGAGGAAAGGGAAATAAAAATGGATGATAACAAGCAGGATTCAGAAGACAAGAAAGATTGGGCTGAACAGTTTTCTGATGTTATGTGGTCCTTATTTTGTCTGTTTTGTGCAGTTTTATTTATTCTTTGGTTCTGTAATTTGCCACCGTTTGCCCCGAAATAAAGTATAAAGTTCTAAACATATAACACTTTTGTTAAAGGAAAAAGAAAATGATGACTAATGTTGCTCGCAATCCGAAGAATGGTCGATTTGTAAAGAAGGTTGCTCGAAAGTCAGTTCAGAAGCAAACTAAGAAGAAGGTTTTGAATGATACTCTTCTTCAGTATCTTCATAAGGGTGGATATCGTTTTCATCTTGGACAGTTGCGGGGTCTTTTGATGGCAAAGAAACTTAATGGCACTGTTTATGTTGGTTGGTCTCTCTGTAAGAAGGGAGATAAGTTTACCAAAAATAGTGCATTTTATTATGCTAACCTTCAGATTAATACTTTGGCTGATGGATATGGTAATCTTAATATCCCGGAAACTATTATTCGAGCTCTAAAACATACCAATTTCAAAGATAGGTGTATGCGATATTTCCGAACTAATGTAATTGTCAGTACGAATTTCAACGATCCAAATTATGACAAGATCGTAAATCTTTGATAAAATTATCTTAGGGAATAAGCAGAAATTCTCCAGATGGTTGGAGAGTTTTCTTTTTTGAGAGAAAAATAATTCTCCCTGAAAAAAAATAATAAAAATGTAAAAGTTTAACACTAAGGAGAATGAGTGATGGATAATACTCAGAAACAAAATCTTTCTTGCGCTAATGTTGATGAAACAACTTTTGCACTTATTTGTCACAAACTTGGATTTAACGATATGTCTTTCACTCAAGAACAAAGGCAAAGAATTATTCTTACGAGAACAGCCCTTCTTGCTCCTATTATCGGTAATCGTAAGATAAAATTTTTAAGTTTGGCTGATACTGAGATTTTCATAAAGAAAGTTTGTGCTTGGTATTTGGATATCATTAACGTTGAAGTCGAAGAAGAGATTAAAGAAAAAGTTAAAGACGAATATTATCCTGACCCTGACGATAATGATCCTACTGAAGACTGGAAAAACCTATGACAACTTTACGTATCCCAAAATTTTGGATTCCTGAATTACATAAGATTTTGAAAAAAGTTACAGTTGGTGAAACTATTTATATCTGTAATCACGTGCGAACTTGGTGTATTTCTTGCACTTATTTATCTGAAAATGACAAATTAGGAGTTCCTTGTGATTGTTTTGAATTTGAAATATTAGGAAGCGGAGAGGTTTCTAAAGAAGATAAAATTGTAGAAATAGCAGAACCAGTCATTTTTCCTGAAACTCCAAAGAAAGTTTCAAAAGAAACTACAGGGAAAACAGAAATCGCTTAAAAGAAAGGAATAATATGTTGCTTTTACTCGTTATTGGTTTAGTTGGTTTGTATTGTGGTATGGGTTTAATGCTTTTTATTGTTGAGTTTAAGGATGAGAGTTTTCACGCAGATAGTTTATTAGCTTTTTTTGGAATGTTAGCTCTTCAGTTTATTATCTTTATTCTCTTTCTTTTTGGTTGGCCTTTTATTGTTGAAGTTGTTTTTGAAAATTGGAGAGATATGAAATGGAAATAGATATTTATTTTGAAGACGATTACCCGTTTGATGAAGAAGATGATGATGTTTTTGGATATCACGATGAAGATGATTATACTGAAGATAATTTTTGGGAAGATGAAAAATACCACGATGAAAGTGAAGATGATGATTGATATTTGCCCTGAAAAAATAATATAATTTTCTAAAAACATATCTAAAATAGGATATCACCGATGGACCTTGTTGTTTGTCAAAAATTAGTCAATGAGTTAATGACTAAACACGGTCTAATTATTAATGGTTGGACTTTTCGATTTAGCCGGAGTAAAACTTTTCTTGGCACCTGTAAAGGATCAATTAAGATTATTTTTTTATCTTGGATGTTTGTTAAATTGAACAATGAAGATGAGATAAGAAATACTATTTTTCACGAAATTGCTCATGCTTTAGTTGGAACAAGTCATAAACACGATTATGTTTGGAAAATGAAATGCTTAGAAATTGGTGCAATTCCTGATAGGTTAAATCATACTGCCACTATCGTAGATGGACATTGGAAATCTATTTGTCCGTCTTGCCATAAAGAATATAGTTTACACCGAAAGCCTAAAAGACTTAATAATTGGTATTGTAAAAAGTGTGGCAAGCTAAATGGTAAATTGGAATGGAAAGATACAAGATTTAATAGCATTTTACAGAGTAAAGGATAATAAAATGAAAAATGATAAGCCTTTAGACCCGATTTACTATTTTGGGTGTATTAGAGAAGCAGGACATTATTTATATTCTTCTAATGGTTGGAAGGATTATAGTTTATTAGATACAATTATTCCTTGGAGATATAAAGTAGATGGCAATTTGTGTCCACCGGATATGTCTGGTCAATACGAGATTGAAGGCTTGGCAATGCTACATTACAAAGATGGCTGGACCGCTTTGGCTTTTTGGGATCGTTCTGTGGATCATCGTCATAAAAGTAATAGTTGTTTTTTAGCTCCTGGATATTTTAGTTTTGAAGAAATGTTAAAATTAGCTAAAGAATATTTTCCTTCAGTAATGAAGAGATTTAGTTTTTCAATCGTATTAGCAGTTACTGCCCCACCTAAACCAATAAATAATGTGCCCTGAAAAATAATATAAAGTTCTAAGGGATTAGAATAAGGATTAAACACTATGAAACTTACCGTTGAATTTCGTATTCCAATTATTGAAACTCCAGAAATTACTATTGGAACTAAAGTTTTTGTAGATGATAAAATGTCTAAAAATGATCTTCAAAAAGGAATTATTATTTCAATATACAATAGCGAAGGTCTTTTTTATGTAAACATTAGAGGCAAAAGAGGCAAATTTTGTTCTTATTTTAATCGGAAGCAGATCTCTGCTGTTCCTCAAGTTGTTGGGTATCGTTATGAAATCAAGGTTATGTCTCTTGATTTTTATGATAATTTAATGAGCCTTGGCATTCTAAATAAAGAAGATTGTAAGATTGTGACTTCTAAGCCTGAAATTAGTGATCTAGTTCGTGTTAAAACAACCAGTTTTGGTAATTTTTACGGAAGTTCTGGAAAGATAACCAGATTTAGTAAGTGTGGTAGTTTTATTTATGTATCTAGTGATAGATTTAGAGATTTTCCTTTCCTCGAACAAGAACTTGAATTTATTAAATAAGATTTTATTACTATAAAAGAAATCCATAGAACGTATCCCAGATACCAGAAATGGTCGCAAAGCTGGGACAGAAGAGTTTAGAGATTTGCTAAATAATGAAGATAGTAACTCTCTAACAAGGATCGACCACCGGCTTTTCCACTGATCCTGGAAAAGATAAATCGGTGGTTCTTCTGTTTATAGAAACAGAATATTTTTCCCTGAAAAATATAAACAAAATCTAACACTAGATAAGAAAGGAAACGATAAAATGAATATTAAAATTCAACAAGACCCAGAAAGTATCATTTACGCTTCTAGTTTAGATGTTGGAGATGTTTTTGAAACTCCAGATGGAAATGTTTTTATTAGAGGAGATTATTGTCTTATTCCTCTTAAAGATGGTGATAATGGCATTAACCTATTACAACCCATTTTAGGGGACAATAGTAGTCTTTTTTATTCTATTATTGCTTCTAGGGTTTTAGGTAAGCTTGTTGTTGAAGAATAATTTTTTTTCGCACTAAATAAAGGAACAATAAAATGAAGCTTTTTCTGAAGAACAGTAAGAAACCTGAGACAGCAGAACAGATTGAGATTGGTAATGTTTTTTCTGATACTATGGGAGATATTTGGTATCGAGCGTATGGATATCTTGTTTGTATTAAAGCGTCTAGCCCTATAAGGAGTATCACAACTTGCTATAATCGTGAATTGTTTGGCTCTGGTGGATTTAGGAATGTTGTTGTTAAAGAAGATTTCGGTAAGTTAATCGTTGAACTCTAATAATTTCCAGGTAGAATAAGCAGAAAGACAAAAATCGGTCACCGGATCACCGTGTAAACTCGCCAGAGTTTCTATATCTTTCTTTATTCTCCCTGGATTTTTTATTTAATAAAGAGACGAGATATGAGCCCTGATAAAACTCTTATTATAATAGATGTTCAGTCTAAGTTTTTTCCTTCTAAAATTAAAAAACGTTTTACCAGATGTATTATAGAATGTGCAAAATTAGCTTCTTATGCGATCATAAATAGTATTCCTATTATTGTTTTGGAATATGAAAATTATGGTCCTACTCATCTTCTTTTAAGAAAAACTTTCAGAAACTATCCCTATCTATATTCCGCTACAAAATCAATTAGAGACGGAAGTCCTGAAATTCAAAAAATTATTATATCCTTAGATTTACCTCAAAACTTTATTGTTTGTGGAATGTTTCTTGATCAATGTGTTGCTGCTACAGTTATAGGATTGTCTAATAGATACCCTGGTTCTGAAATTGAAGTTATAAAAGAAGCAGTTGAGCCTTGGTGGGCAAAAGATAGAAATGAGTTTTTGAAATTTGATAACAATAAAATTCAAGCAGTTAGTCGGGAATATGCCTATAACCTACCTGTCTTAACAGCCGCATAGTGTTAGACGGTAGAGAAGAGACCTCTCTTCCCCGAAATTTGACCATAAAGTTCTAAGAAAGCGTCGTCCAAAACCTCTAACATAAAGGAAAATGAGAAATGGACACGCAGACTGAGAAGACGGTTAAGGTGATTGCGGCACGGCGAACTCGTAAGGTCGGGCGAGGAAGTGAGACCATTCGAACTGTAATCGGGATGGTCAAGGATGATGAAACCGGAACTAAGCTGGTTGCACATCTTAATTCTAAGGCGACAGAGGGACAGACTTATGCGGTTGAACCTCTGTCTATTTTCGAGGAAATTACCGACCTGCCTGCTTATAAGGATGAGCAGACTAAAGCGGCCGTGGCGGAGAAGATTGCTAACTTTACTGCTGAGGAATTGGCTGCTTTGGCCAATCTTCTGAAGGAAAAGAAGGCTGCGGAAAAGAAGGAAGCCAAGGCCGAAACTTCCACTCCCGCGACTGAAACTCCGGCAACTAATCCGGCTCCAGAGGCAACTACTGCCCCCGCTACTGAGGAAGCTTTTACCGCCTAATTGCGGTTAAAACCTTCAAAAGTTAAAGAAATCGCCCTTAACGGGACGATTTCTTATTGCCAGAAAATAATCATAAAGATGTAAAATAAAACATAAGGGACATGACTATGAAACTCGTCATTAAAGTCAAAAGCGTTAAAACCTCAAAGATTATTGTGGGAACTAAAGTTCAAGCAAAATGGACTTTTCCTGATAATGATAAGAAATGGGGGACTTTTGGGACGGTTATCAAAATTGATCCTAATAAGTCTTATAGTTTTAAAGTTGATATTAATGGACATTATTTTTATTTTAGCGAAATAGAAATTACTTCTCTTGACTTTCAATATAAGACACTAGAAATCCCTAAGTCCTGCTATTATGCTCTTTTAGAAGCAGGCATCTTAAATAATGATAATTCTGAGATTGTTAGTAAGACTTTTAAAGTTGGAGATTTTAAAGTTGGAGATAAAGTTAAAGCTCACACTAATGATTATTGGAACAATAAGACTGGCAAAGTAGTTAGTCTCAATAATGGTTTTAATAAAACTAAAACGATTGAGATAGAACTTACTTCTACTCGTTGGCATATTCATTTTAGCCCTGATGAACTTGAACTTCTATAATTTTTTCGCCCTGAAAAGTAATAATAAAGATATAAATCTATATTACTAAAAAGAGTAAGTAAAATGAAAGACCTTGAATACCTTAAAGACCTTAAAATTTCAACCAGACATACTCTTTTTGAGGCAAGAAAACTTATTAACCTTGCCAGATTTAATCTTGCTAATTATGAGGGACTATCCGATAATCCTGAAATGAAAGATTTCCTTCGGCGAATTGAAGATCTTAAAACACAATGTTTTCTTATTGAAAAAGAATTACCTTTTGAATTACCTTCTGAATGATAAAGGATAATAAAATGAATATTGCGAAAAATTTCACTAATACGTCAAAAGAGTTTCTTGTGGGAATATTTTCTCTTGCACTACTCGTTTCTGTTGGATGGCTCTTTTATTATTTTGCTATTTTTTTACTTTTGTTTCTGAGTTTAGTTCTATGTTTTTTGATTTGTATTATGATGGGCAAAGCATTTCTAGGCATTTGGAAAAACGGACTAACTAAAACCTTGAATGATATTTGTTATGTTCTTTTTTATGGTTGAATAAAAGAGAGATTGGAATAGATAGTTGGTCTTTAATTAAATCTAAAAAATATAAAGGATAATAAAATGGGTTACTCATGCACTTGTGCTGCTTCTCGTTGTCAAGATAAAATCTTAAAAGCTATCACCGATCCTAATGGATCATCTAATGCTTGGAAATATAAGGGTAATGAATATTTCTTTGAAGTAGGCCAAGAACAAAGAGACTGTTCAATTACCGGAACTATTATGCTTATGGTCGGCACTAATTCTGCCCGTAAAGTAGGTTCAGTTAAAATCAATCCAGATGGCAAGCTTATTCGTTGGGCTTGTATTCCTCATTCTGTTCGATTAGAAGCACTAAAGAGTTATGAAAATAACGAATTTGCTGATAGTCCAATGTTTTGCGTTGGATCGAATGTGTAAAAAGAGTTTTTATTTTTGCCCCGAATTTTTACTTAAAGATATAAAGACAATAGAAAAGTCCCGTTCATCTAGTGGCTAGGATATTGGCCCTTCACGCCGAAAACAGGAGTTCGAGCCTCCTACGGGATACTTTTAGAGTAAATTATGACACCTTCTGAACAAACAACTCTTACTTGGAAAAAAATAATGGAACTTCCTGGTGTTTATAGCCCGCTTCCATTACAGTCTTATGCCAATTGTTATATTGTTGTCATTAGAGATCCTAACGGCAGAAAGAATAAGGCACTACTTATTACCGGAAGAGATAGTAGTAATCGCTTTTTCATTGAGGGAGCCGATCAAAGCTGGAAACCTTGTCGATTTTCAAAAAGCGATAAAAAGCTTCCATTTTATGCAGCGTAAATTAGATTTTTATTTTGCGAAAAAAATATTTCGCATTAAAAGTGAAATGTAAAAATGCCTCTAACTATTAAAAGTCTAACTGATAGACTAATTTCTGATGGACAAGAATGGATATTAAATAATATTCTTCTTTTTCATACTTCTGGTTCTCAAATGTATGGAACTTCACTTCCGACAAGTGATCATGATTATGTTTTAATTTATTATTCACCACGCTCCAAATGGATAACTGGTGAGATTCCTGATTGTTGGCAAAAACGATTTGAACAATTTAATTCAGAAGTCAATTTCTATGATGTTAGAAAATGGGTTAAACTCATTTATGGCTGTAATCCTAATGTCATTGAAACTCTTTTTGTTCCAGATAATTGTATTGTTTTTCAAAATGTTTTGTGGAATTTGTTAAGAGAAAGAGGATTAAAACTTTTAAGTCGTAAAGTTTATTTTTCTTTTGACGGATTTTCACATTCTCAAATGAATAAACTTTTAATTAAACAGAGTAATAAAACTGGACGACGATACATTACTGAAGAAAAGGGTTTTGATACGAAGTTCGCAATGCACGCCTTTAGAATTGCGGCTCAAGGTTTAGAATTGTTAAAAACTGGCAAAATTACTTTTCCACGGCCAGATATTCAAAATCTTTTGAATATTAGAAATGGTATTACTTATGATAAGAATGATACACAAAAGTGCGTAGATGATATTGGTAAAGGATTAGAAAGACTTAAAGAAGTTTTAGACACTTCTGTTTTGCCGGATAGAGTTGATGATAAAGAAGCAACTGATTTATTAGTAAAAGTATTTGATATGATATGGAAATAAAACTAATAATTTTCCCCTGAGAAAAGCATAAAAGTTCTAAGATATTAAACATAAGGAATACTAAAATGACACGTGAAAGCTCTGTCGGATTTGATGTGTCTTTTGAATTTGATGGTCAAACGGTTCATATTGCCGGTATTGACACTCCCTTTGAATATGCTTCTGAAGAGAATAATTACAAGTATTATGGTTGGAAGAAAATAGATGGCTATATTTACTATCTTACTTTTAACGGAAAATGGCAGCCAGCCGGGGCTCACTGGTTTAATTCTGTAAATGAAGTTTGTAGGGCTCTTTTTGGTCATAATGAGACCGTTCAAAAAGAATATAATGTTGCATTAGACGGAAAGCTTGTTTTTCTCTCTGGTTCGGTGGGAAGGTTTCATGGAAGAGAAAATACTTTCCTTAACTATCAGGTTCACGTTTATCGAGATCCTTATAAGATGGAGTTTATGAATAAGGATGGAAAGTGGACGAAAGACATTTATTACTTTGATAGTTTTGAGCAGGCAAGAGAAGTTATTAATAAGGAAAATGAAAAAATCCAAAAGGCAAAGAAGCCAATTAAGTATGCTTGTAATTATCGGATTTGTGGGGAGCATCAAACGGCTTCCACTATTCTTCGAATATTAGAAGTAAGTCCAACAAAGTATTATGCTGGATATGTAGATGGAGCAGATGGATATCCTCTTACTTCTAATGAAAGCAATTTTCACGATAGTTTCTTAATTGCCTGTGCTGCTTTCATTAAAATAGCATTAGAACGGTAAGAAAAGGACTTTAATTTTTTTTGCGAAAAAAAATCTAACATAAAGGAAAAATAAAATGATTATTTCTCTTGTTGTGTTGGCGATTATTATTGGTTTGGGTCTCCCTGGTATATTTGGCTTCTTTGGAGTGTTATTATGATTAAGGTTGGAGAAAAACCTAAACGAGAAATATAAGTAATTTCCTCCCTGCGAAGAAAATATAAAGTTCTAAAGATAGTAAGAAAAGAGATTTTTAACATTTTTTTGGAGTAAGTAGTAATGGACAATGCGTATGAACAAGGCTATAATGCTTTTGGTGAGGATAAGCGACGAACTCAAAATCCTTATCAAAAGGAAACTGAAGAGTGGAGGCAATGGAACGATGGTTGGATTGATGCTGCTAATGGTGAATAATTAGAACCAATTGGATATCTCAAAACAATAAAACAAAAGGAATAAATATATGAAGATTATTGATGGAAAAGGAGTTTTACTTGAAATCGGAGATAGGATTAGGATAAAGAGAGGTCATCTAACCGATTTAGGACAAGAATTTATCGGCGAAACTGGCAAGATTGATGATGTTTGTTCAGAAGGATATCATACTCCTATTAGAATTAATCTTGATGCCGCCCATTTAGCTGGTCATATTTTCGTTGCTGTAGATGAAATTGAAATTATTTTGCCCTGATAAATATAATAAAGTTCTAAAATAGCAACAAAAGGAACAAAAAAAATGGCTAAGAAGATTGAAAAGGACGTTCCAGACAAGTATCCTGATCCTGATAAGACTATGAGCGATTATATGGGTTGGTGCGATGTAATTAATAAGATGGCCGATGATCGTCATAAGAAGCAAGAAGAATTTAGTGCTAAATTAGATGCTCATCCTCCCCATAAGTTTATCCCCGCTCCCGCCGATGAAGGTGGACCCCCAGGAGGCAAGACAGGTATTGGCTATTGGTGCGTCAAGGGAGGCATCTTGTCTTATCGTAGATATCAATCTGGCCTCTGGGATATGTATAGCAAGGAAACTTACGAAATTGATTTTATCAATATGCTGGTCGATTTGCTGGGAAAGGTTCCTGTTTCCCTTTAAGGAATAATAAAATGAAATGTTGGTTTTTCCATAATTGGTCAAAATGGTCAACTCCTGAACCTTTCGCCTTTTGCGATAAGGTTCAACATAGGCGATGTAATAAGTGCGGATTAGTTAATTCTGTTGTCACTGATTATCGTATTCCTACTGAAAAACAACAAAAAGAAATTGAAGCAACAAATAAAGGATAGGTAAAATGTTATCGTCGGAGGTTGAAAAACATTGTCGTAATGCTATTTCTGCTGTTGAAAAACAAATAGAATTAGCTAAAGTAAACTTATCATTTTTTAATAATTATCATGATAATATTCCAGGCGATGATCGTGACGCCCTGTGTGACACTCTTACTTATCTTAGAGACGGAATGGATAAAGCTCTAAGAGAAATAGAAAAAGGTATTTTTTGCTATTAAATTGGATAATAAAAAACATGAGTGATACCCGTAGACACGTTGATAAAGAAAAGGGTTGGACACTCGGTAATCCAACCTTTGATAAGTGGAATGAGAGTAGACCTGAAAAACAAAAAGTAAAAAGCCTTAAACACCAAGAAAGAGATAGAAATAGACCTTCTAAATTACATGGAGGCAAAAAGGGCCGATTTGTTAATGGCACTAAAAATTGCTTGTATAATCTAAAAAATAAAGCTGATAATATGAAACTGAAAGAAAACCTTGAGAAAGAGGATAAATAAAATGGAAGATAAAGATTTCGCTGAGGCTTTATCTGAATGTCTTTGCGATAATGTAGTTAGACATAAACTTCAGGATCATGGTCTTGATTTTAGTTGGAGAGGATATTGTCAAATGCGAGAAGATATGGCTCGAACAATACGAGAAGAATTAAAAAATGCTGGCCTCCCTGAACATTTTAAGAAAGTTCTAAGTTAATAAGAAATAGTCTGGTGCCGTTTATCGGCTCGATAGGAACCCAATCTGCTAGACTTTTTCTTTTTTTTCGCAAAAAGGTGATTTATGGAAGAAGATTTTGTTGAGAAATTGACTAAAAAATAGTAAAGAATGTTTTAGGCTTGTGTGATATAAGCCATTGGGAAGAAAAAGCGATAACTATAGATATTGACCAATTAATTCGTCAAGAATTAAGAGATGCCGGTTTGCCTGATGATTTTAAGAAAGCTCCAGATCAATAAGAAAACAACTTTTCCCTGAAAAAGTAAATAAAGTTCTAAGAGAATGTAAGGAAAATAACAAAAATGGAAAACGTTAAAATGAAAACGGAAAATGAAAAGTTATTTATCACTGAGAAACTTTCACCTCTTGACTTCTATAAAGTGGTAAAAATGAAAGAGAAAATGAATTGGTCTAAGATTGATGTAGTTAAACCCCTGAAAAAGTAAATAAAGTTCTAAGAGAATAGCTTACCCAAGGAGAGCCTAAATGATTTGACGAAAAGTGTAGAAATAGCAATCTACAATATCCTCAATGATTTGCAATAGTTGAGCGTAAAATCATCTTACAGGTAAGCGCTTTGGGACTGTAGCTCAGTAGGTAGAGCAGTAGCCTTTTAAGCTATTGGTCGAGGGTTCGACTCCCTCCGGTCCCATTAAAGTTTTTATCTTAGAGAAAAAGATAAAAAATTATTCGGTTTATCTTTAGACCAATTATGGTCAAGAAGTTTAGAAGAAATAGAAAAAGAGTGGGCAAAATGTGATCTTTTATGTATGAATTGTTATGGCGAAGTAGAAAATGAAATAGCAAGAAAAAAAGACAAAAATATAGTAGATAAAGTAAATAAGAAATATAATACCAATTACTAACTTCTCTCCTAAAAAAATAATTTACTAATCTAAACACTTAATAATATAAAGGACGAAATAAAAATGAGTAAATTAAATGGTTCAGAAGCGGCCAGTGCTTGTTTTGGTTATTGCGGTTGTTTCGTTATGATTTTGATTTTGAATGTGACTATTGGCGGTCTTTGTTTCGCTTATAGTTTATTCTCAATTTTAGGTAAAGAAATCCCTTGGTATGCTGATGCTATTTGCGGTCTATTTCTGGGTCAATTCGCAATTCCCTGCGCTCTAGTTTGTTGGATTTTGAGGCTTTGTGGCGTTGAAGCCCCGTTTATTCCCTCTCATTAAAGGGTTAAAGAAGATCGTCTGTTAATGATTTTCTAATTTGTTCTAAAGTAATAATACCATGATCAAATTCCCAATGGCAATTAGGGCATAATAAAATTAAATTAGATAAGGCGTTTATTTCTGATAATAATGCGGTTTTTGGAAATTGACTTATAGGTTTTATATGACAAACTTGAACGTGTATGGAATATCCGCATCTTTCACATGGTTTTCCTTTACTTTTAAGAATTCTTGATGCGTGTTCTCTGATAGAATTAAATCTATTAGCGTCCATTTTTTTATAGCTACACATCTCAGCAAGAGTTCTATCACTATCTATACGATTTGTAATATGTTTATATTGTTTAATACAATTTGGACAATAAGTTCTTCCTGAAATAATTAAAGTGTCACAATTTTTACATTTAATTGTTTTTTTATTACGTCCTAAATTATTATATTGTCCAGCACACGACATTGAGCAGAACTTACGATTACAATAATTTTCCACATTAAACTCTTTTGAACATTGTAAACATTTAATAATTTTCATGTTGTAGTATATCGGATATTTTTGCCCTGAAAAGTAATAGAAAGTTGTAATATAATAATGTTTACTGGCCCGTAGCTCAGTTGATCAGAGCGGATCGTTTATAGCGGTCGGGTCGCTGGTTTGAATCCAGCCGGGCCAATTTATTTTTTTCTTGAAAGTAAAAAAATGAGATCTATTATTAAGAAAAACAAGTTCACTATTAGTAAGAAACGCGGATTAACTATTAATGATATTAACTCTGTTGTTCCTAATACTGACATTATAACGGCTGTTTGTATTCAAGATGTTAATACCTATGATAGTAGAATTGTCAAGGCTCAATTTGAGCCTAATTCTGATGGCGAGCCTGGTGGAATACTTTGGTTGTTTTTAGATAAGAAAATTGAAAATCGTTTATTCCACATTTCTCCCTGATAGATAAATTAAATTTCTAAAAGAGCATTACTAAAAGGACACTCAAATGATTTCTGCTACTGAACTTCAAAATCTTTTAGCCTACTGTAATTGCACTGAACATTATTATCGTCATTCTTTTTGTCGTAATTTTGTTTACACTGATGGCATTAAGGTTTTAGCCGAAAATGCTGGGGCATATTGGCTAATTGACGCGATTGCCAGTCACCAAAAGACCGCTCAAAAGAAGTTAGATTGGTTTCAACTTTGGGAGTTGACCAAGCAGCCTAATAATACTTGGTTATTGACTTGTCGGGCTGATACTGGTGAAACTCCTGTTGTTTCGCAGGAAATTGAATATTCTGATTTTCCTTTGAATAGTATCAAGTTGTATGTTGAGGGGTCGGGCGATCGGTATGTTTTGCTTCTGCCAAGCGAGCACTAAAAAAGGACAATTAAAATGATCGCTGATTTTGTTTCATTTTCTCTTGAAACTGCTAAGGGGGATGGCTTTGATCAGAGATTTGATGGAGTATATTTTAAGAACTTTAGAGACACAGATGATAACCATGATCTTTATGGATATACTCTTTATCTAAGAAAGGAAGATGATCTTTTCTTTTTAGAGTTTGTCGATTATGCTTCTAGCTTTGGTATGATTAGGATTGAAAGACATATAAAGGAAGGTGAAACCCACGTTAGTGTTATGAATTTTTTTCAGTGTCTTTACGATAAAATTAGGGAAATGGAAAAATCTGCCCCGAAAAATAGTTAAAAGTTCTAAGAGATTGTTAAACTAGTATTAGAATAGCCGATGATGAAATGTTTATGATCCCGAAAATATGATGGGACAACAAAGTAATCTTAGGCACAGAGATAGAAAATCTTTTTGGTATCGTTCCTCTAATGGTCGGAGACCCGGGTTTAAACCGGGTAATGGGTAGGTTCGAGTCCCCCATGATGCTCGAAAAAGGATTTTCTACTACCACACCCTTAATAAGTAATCTTCTGGTAGGAAGATGAAATATTTAAGGGTGTCTCTGTTTATAGATATATTTACCCTGAAAACTTAAATAAAAATGTAAATCTATAATTCACAAAGGAAATTTACAATGAACAGCTCTGTTGGATTTAAGATGGAATTTAAATTTGGTGGAGAAAACGTCACTATTTCCGGGCCGAAGAAGGCATACAATCTTAATGATTGCGTGAATTTTCAGTATTATATTATGAAGAAAAGTAATTTCGATGTGTTTTCTTATTTTCATCCCGAAAACAAATGGAGATCTTGGGCTCATTGGTTTAAAACTTTAGATGAAGCATTGACTGCTTTATATGGTTATTCAACGATTGATAGTTTAAATGAGGCAAAAGAAAAAAAGAATAATACACCAGTTTGTAATTATCGAGTTTGTTTAGAACAGCGATTTATGTCTGGTTGTATTCTCCGTATTCTCGAAAGTGGTTTGACCAACTATTATGTTTGTTATGTTGATGAAAAGACAGGGATGCCTACTACTGGGGCAAAATCTTCTGCTCCTCAACATTTTCTTTGTGGTTATTCCACTTCTGCTTCCGCTGCACTTGCTTTCGCTCAAGAAGTCTTGTATCAGACGGAAAAGAAGTAATATTTTTTCGCCCAGAAAAATTAAATAAAGATAAAAGATTTTAACAAAGAAGGAGTAATAAAAATGAAAAGTATTTATGATGCTCTTGGTGAGGCTATTCGTGCTCTTGAGGATGAGATCCAGCAACTTTATTCTTGGGTTGAAGAGAGTAAAACTGGGGGATGGTCTACTCATCAGGTTAATCCTATGATGGAACGAGCCGGCAAACTTTCACTAAAGGTTCGAGAATTACGGCGAATTAGGGAGATAAACGCTTAAATGGCAAGACAACCTGATCATCTTCGCTGTCAACATTGTAATGGACCCACTTATTCTTTAAGTAGTCACGATGGCGATCCTGAAGATATCCGTAATGATCGTCATTGTCCAAAATGTCATATTGTTTATGGAATGTCTAAATCTGATATGTTTAAACTAAGAAAATACACTAAATCGAAAGGAAAATGAAAATGACTGCTCAAGAAAAAAAGAAGGTTGTTAATCTGGCTTTTGTTGGTAAGACTATTAAGTCAATTGACACTTCTTATGTGAATTGTTGGACATTTCATTTTACGGATGAAACTTCTGTAATTCTTGATGTTGAAGCAAAAGGTTATGGTTTTTATGGCCCTGTAGTTTATCTATAGTTTAAAAGTAAATATTTTATTTTTCGCGCAAAAATAATCTCTTCCCTGAGACTTAGATTAAAGTTCTAATCGTTTAACATTTATAAAGGAAAAATTAAGATGGCTACTCAGACGCGTGAAGAAATGAATGAACGTATGTTTAGGATTATTATGAAGATGGATAATAAGGAAATAGAATTTCTATACAATAAAGAGTTTGGTGATAATCTGAAATATGTTGGAATGGTCTACTCATCAGGTTAATCCTATGATGGAACGAGCCGGCAAACTTTCACTAAAGGTTCGAGAATTACGGCGAATTAGAGAGATAAACGCTTAAATGGCAAGACAACCTAATCATCTTCTCTGTCGTCATTGTAATAAACCGACTAGACAAATAAAGTCTAGGGATGGCGATCCTGAAGAAATTCGTAATGATCGAAAATGTTTTAATTGCGGCATTGTTTATGGTGTAAATAAAGCTTGTATGTTTGAGTTAAGAAAAGAAAAACTAACTAAAAGGAAAACGAAAATGACTGCTCAAAAAAAGAAGATCGTTAATCTGGCTTTTGTTGGTAAGACTGTTAAGTCAATTGATACTTCTTCTGCGAATTGTTGGATTTTTCATTTTACTGATGGAACTTCTGTATTAGTTGATACTGAGGCGAAGGGGCATGGTCTTTATGGCCCTGTAGTTTATGAAGATCAATTACTTTGCCCTGAAAAATAATAAAAAGTTCTAATCGTTTAACACTAATAAAGGAAAAACGAAGATGGCTACTGCGATTATTTCTACTACTCCCGTCACCAGGCTTCCGACTTTCGTTACGGTTCCGTTGGATACTCGGGTTGTTCAGTCAATTACCCGGGAGCGTTTGTTTGATATGTTGTCGGTTTTGAAGGGTGCAACGATTATTACTTTTGTTGCTAAGACCGAGCCAAAGATGCGAAAGACTGGCAATCCTTTTGTTGGAAATGTTTGGAAGTGGGCAAAGGTGAACGGCATTTTGAACTTTCATTATGACAAGGCGGTTTTGAAGCGTTTGGAGAAAGAAGGGAAATCGGCTGATGAGTTTAAGCAAGGAAGTTCTTGGCATGAGCCGGTAATGGTTGATAATAAGTTGACGCCTTTCTGTAAGCATAAGACGAATGGTAAGTTTTATCTTCGCTTTATGTTGAAGGGCGCAATTGAAAGCGAATATCGGCAGAATGATGGCACTCCGATTGACTTTAAGGATATTGAGAAGTTTATTCCTGAGAAGTCGGATTATGCTAATCAGGGCACTGATGATCCAATTATCTTCTTGACTTATGGTTTGGAAAGTATTCAGCAAATTACGATGAATGGCGAAACTTTCCAGATTATTGATTGATGTTCATGAGGCTCCTTAGCGAACCTCCTTTCGTCCCCCTATTCGCCAGACGAGTAGGGGGATTTTTTTTGCGTAAAAATAAAAGCCCTGATAAAAATAATAAAGTTCTAATAGAATATTATGAACGTGAAACAAGAAAACCAATTAAAAACTGAAATAAGACAAATAGAAGACACTTTAGATCAATTGTTTTATTTTGGTAAATTAGACTTTCTTACAGAAGCCATTTTGCGACAACACCTTAGAGAACTTGGAGTAAAGAATTACGAGATACAGGGTTAATTACGCAACGGCGACTTGTTGATCGCCTCCTGAAGTGTCCCACCTGAGACCAGAACGGGTGGGACTTTTTTTGCGCAAAAATAAAAAGGAGAAATTATGTATAAAAACATAGATATCAGCGACCCACTCATACAAATAACTTGGCTTTTTCCTTGTATTTGTTTTTATCTTTGGCCTTTTTTCTTGCCAAAATGTATGGTTAATTGTATTGATAAAGTAAAAAGAAAATGGCTACAAAATCTCTTAGGTTTGACAATAGTAGTGCCAATATGGATATTAGGTGGCTATTTAATTATTGTATTGGTATTTTTTGTTGTTAATATGCTACCATATTTATTACAACTATTACTTGGTATTATTTTAACCTTTACACTTTTTCCTTATCTCGGTCACCGAATTGAATTATTAGAACATCCCAATAAGCCCCCTGAAATCTAAAATAAAGTTCTAAAGCATCGGAGTCAAGTGCTGGGCAACCGAGCATAACCTAAAACCTGAAATAGTTATGGGCACCCTGCTCTGCCAAACCTAGGTGGGCAACAGATGAACCATAAAGGTTTCGCTGACTTCTAATTTTAATAAAAAGATAGAGCAAATAGAGCGGCTCCGATCATACCCTTGAGGACGAACTAAGTGATCGCCTTTGAAGGTATTTTTATTTGCCCAGAAAAATTAAATAAAGTTCTAAGTCTATATTATGAAAGCCTTTATTACAACTCCTGCCGAACTTGCTGCTGGAATCCGCTCTCAAACTATTACTATTGACGGACTTCCTGAACCTTCAGATGAACAAGATAGAAAAGATATAAGAAATTCATTGAAAGATTTCTTTACTACTTTCTTGGATTTTCCTTGCGGAGTTTCTTTCGACAATGAATGCCCGTCTTGCGGTTCTTTACTTTCTTCTAATGTTTGCCCTAATAAGTTTTGTATCGAAAATATCTCTGAATGCTCACTTCCCTGAGATTTAAATTAAAGTTCTAATGTAATAGAAAGGATAATTGAAATGGAAGATAAATCAGGACAAATTAAGGTTTTTGATAATTCTCACTATCCCGGTCAAGGCAAAGAACTTAATGTTTTCTCCGGCCATATTGAGATCCTTTTCCCCAACGGAAAATACCTTGATATTTCTTTGACTTTTAAGAAAGATAATACAATCTCTATCTCTGCTAATAATAGAATTGTTGTTCGCCCTAATGCCGCTAATTCAATTGATATTGAAGCGGCTTAAAAGGATTTATTAACTATGTCTAATGTTTATTTAGTTTGTCGGCTCAGTGATGAAGATTATTATATTACTTCAGACCCTATTGCTGCTTGTCTCACCGAACAAGAAGCAAATGATCATCTTGCTTTTCTTTTAGAAAAAGATAAAGTAGTAAGTCTAATTTTTAATGGTCTAAAAGAAGAAGCAAAAAGATGGAAGCAAAATAATCCTGATCCCTGTAAAGAATTACCACTAAAACCAAAAATGAAGCCCGGACAATCTCATCCAGATCATATTAAAGAAAATATTGATCCTTGGAAATTGTCTTGTAAACAAATAAATGAAGAAAATGAAGAAACAGGCAGAAAATGGTATAATGCTTTTGAAAGTTTCCTCATTTGCCACTTTAATTCTCATTATGCTGCACAAATTAATAAATATGGTTTTATCTATAAAGATTTTAACATTAGTCCATTCTATAATTCCTTTGAGTTTTCTAAATACAAAATCACAACTGTCCCACTAATTGCTAAATAATTTTTTGCCCGAAAAATATAACTCTATTACAAATAAAGAGATATAAAAATGACACTCGAACAAGCTCAACGTATTGCTCGCCTTATTGTTTTGAATAGTGCTGCAACTGCTAATGATCGTTTGGCAGCACTTGAAAACCTTGAACTAATTTATTCACAACACCTGAAAGAAGAAATTGAAAAAGCAAAGAAGAGTATTATAGAAGAAGTTCCTCAATCTCGTAATTCTTATAAGGCTCCATTTAAGAAGGATGGAGTTTGGTGCGTTCAGTTAAAAGCTAAACATGATGAGTGGAATACTTTCTATCCCGAAATTCCAGTTGTAGTCTATAATCTTGTTCATGATAAGCTGGCTTCTAAACAGATTTATTCTGCTATTGATCTTTTGAAGATTTGGACTAAACTTCCTAATGTTGATATTGAAAAATGCCTTGAAGATAGAGGTAATTGGCAAGTATAATCTTTCTCTCCCCTGATCTCTTAAATAAAGTTCTATATTATTATGAATAATACATATAATATTTTTAGTGCTTGGAGATTTGATCTAAATAAAGAAATACAATGGTCTATTTTCTCTAAAGATGTCTCTGCTTCTAGTTATGATAAAGCAATGTATAAAGCAGTTGGAGAAAATCAAGAACATATTTTACACTATACAGGACCAGTTGGAAATTATAATTATCCAGCCCACCGAAGATTGTATATTGATTGTAATACACAACAAATGTTTATGGCCGTTAAACTAATTTTTTTTTTCGCAAATAAAAAATCTTCCACTTAATAAGGAATAACAACAATGTCAGATGAAATAATCTGGAATATCATAAATGTATTTTGTTTAGTCCTTTCTGTAGGAATTGTCGTATTTGTTTTTTGTGGTGCTTTCACTAGAAATATGACTGATAAATATAAATAATAAGGAATAAAACAATGTTCTGTGTTTATACCGGAAGCGATGTTGTTGCTATCAAACCAGCTAGTATTGATAGTCGTTGGAAAACCCATAAGTTTAATACTTTTAAGAAAGCAATTAAATATGCTAAGAAATGGTTGGGTCATGTCGTTCCACTTGATTATGTTTGGATGTTAAATGTTCCTTTTGTCTATTATCCTACTTTTGGTTGTTATGTCGTAATTAAAGAAGAAAAAGAAATTCAAAAAGTTTATGTCTTAACCGTTGGTCAATATGATGACTATGATATCCTTGGAGTATTTACTTCTTTAGAAAAACTACAACAATATGTTAAAAATCATCCACCTGGACCTCAAAATGGATACTATAATAAACCTAAAGTATATCCATTAGATGTCATTCTTCATTGGAAAGATTGGGATGAATTACAAGATAAAGAAATAATTGTTCCTATAATTCCCCTCAAGAATATCCACTAAATCCGTCTTTGTAAATGCTCTAAATCCCTGTAAATACATTTTTCCCCACTCTGCCCCACTTTTCTATATTTTAATAATAATTGAAATAAAATGTTATTTAAGATGTCTAAAGATGAGAATAAATGTCCTAAGATGTCCTAACCTGGGTATAAATGACACTGAATGTCCATAAAAAAGCTTAAATAAAAGCCTATTACGTCCTCATTTTACCCATTGTGTTAGTAAAAAAGCTTAGGTGTAGGTATTTTACCCACTGTGTCCCTAAAAAAGCTCAGGTGTCCTCTCATCTTTATTCTCCTCTCCATTTTTCTCTAATCTCTGTCCTCTTCCTCATTTTTCCCCCTCCCACCATTTTTTTTCTCGCCGTTTCGTTTCAAACTTAGTTTTTTCATTATTGGTTTAATTTCTCCCTGATATCTATTTTAATTATCTAACTTACTGAAGAGATAAAACTTTTTTTGCCCGTGTGGAAAAGTTTTTATTCTCTCCCTGAAAATCTTATCTAAGTTCTTGAGAAATAAAGCACTTAACGAAGAAAAGGACAAGACTATCATGTTTTTAGTAACGTTTGAGAATAATATGCCTATTGGGGTTTACGATTATGAAGTTTTATGTGAAAAGTATCCATTTGCTAGTATAGATGGGCGTGATTGGGGATCTCGGTCTCAACAGTCAAAAGAATTGATTTTAGATGGTAAGTGGCATGGTATTTATGTAATGAAAGAGGGAGTGGAGTATTGGGTTATTAGGATCAACTTAAATTTAGAAATTCGTAAGGGTTAAAGATGTCTTTTCTCGTCGAGAGAAAGTTTTTTTATTCTTGCGAAAAAATTAACGTAAGCCACTGAAATTACTGGAGTTAGATAAAAATAGAGAAAAAGGTTATGGAAACTCAAGAGCCTCAAGTTTTTTTAGTTGTTATGTTCTTAGTTTCATTATTTATTTATTACATTATTAGTCAAGAAGATTAAAGTTTTCCCTAACTGAAGGTAAAACTTCTTTGAAGTTTTCCCTGAAAGGGGAAATAAAGTTCTAAAGAAGTAACACTAACAAAGAAAAGGAAGGAAATTAAGATGTTTAAGGTTTACGAGAATGGTGAAGTGGTGAGTCCGGTTTGTTTGGACCTTACTGAAGCTGCCGAATATGTTAATTGGTGGCTTGGGAAGTATGGTTTGGTTGGTTTAGCTGAGACTTTGAAGGCGAATGTGCCTTATCGGTATAAGGGTGGCACCATTGTTATCCACCAAACGGTTGAAACTGGTATTTCTGTAGCAGCATAAAACTTTTTTTACCCGTGTGGAAAAGTTTTTATTCTTTCCCTGATTTTTTAATCTAAGTTCCTATAAAATAAAGAATTTAAGGAGATTATCATGAAGCTGGTTAAAGGTGAGAAGTATAAGGTTAAGAGTGGTCATCCGTTTTGGTCTGGCAGGGAAGGTATTTTCGAGTTTATGGGTGGTCCGGACCATGATATCGTTGTTTTAAGCGATATTACAGTCAATAATAGTGATTTTGCTATAGAGGGGTGGACCGCTAAGGAGCTTTTTGCTGTTAGTTTGGCTGACATTGTTGGTTTCTAAAGATATCTTTTTACGTCGGGAGAAAGTTTTTTAATCTTGCGAAAAAAATTACCTAAGTGGTTTATTTTCCAAGAGGTTAGGTAAAAAACATGAAAAATCATCGAGTTGATCCGGCAGGTATTCCGTGTGTAATTATCACGATGTATCAGAATGCTGGATATTCTGTTGCGCAAATTGCTGATTTTGATGTAAAAGCGAATGAAGATGAGACTTTATTTATTATTAAGTCTCCAAAGAGGGTTACTATCTTTAAGCAGGCTGGTAATCTATGGCATAAATTTGTTCCTTCTGAGTATAAGATTGGTCCTAAAGAGAAGTAGATAAAACTTTTTTTTACCCGTGTGGAAAAGTTTTTTATTTCTTGCGAAAAAATAACATAAGTGGTTGAGAAACAAGGGACTTAGATAAAAATGTAGAAAAAATGAGTTTTGAAAGTGAGCAAAAACTTTTTTAGAGTAAAAAAGATGGATAAAGTTATCACTAAAGTTTGGGTTTTAGGGGCAACACGTTCTACTGATCATTGTATTATTGGCATTTTTACTTCTTTAGAAGAAGTAAATTCGCATATTAAGGATAATCCTTATCTATATTATGATGAACCTTATGATATAGAGTTGAATAAAAGTTATTTGTGAACTATTTTTTTTTGCGCGAAAAAAAATCTCCCTGAAAAGTGGGAACTAAAGTTCTAAGAGTATAACATAAAGGAAAAGGCAAGATGGATATTGAGAACAAGAAAGAAATGTGTCGTGTTGTTATTGTTTCAAGTGTTCTTGAGAATAAGTATAAGAAAACTGCTTTAAGAATTCTTGAAGAGGCTTATCAGGAAGAGATTAAGGCTTTAAGTAATGATTTACAGGAGAAGCTTGCTGAAGAGAAGAAACGGAATGAAGTTCCTACTGTTTTTCATGGTCATAATGTGAGTATAAAGGATGGGGTTCCGGTTGTTACGGTTATTTCTCAAAATACTTGGTATAATATTCCCTTGAAGGCTTTTCAGTCAATTTGTAGTTTACGAAACCAAAATCGACAAGTTCAAGTTGAGGCCATTAAGGTTCTTCGTTATTGGACAAATCTTAGTTTAATTGAAGCGAAAGAGTTTGTTGAAAATAGTAGCAATTGGTAAAACTTAAACTATTTTTAACAAAATAGAACAAAGTATATTGACAAAACATAAAAAGTTTAATATAATAAATTGCGTTAGCAATTTATTATATTAAAAAAACAATAATACTCTTGAGGACGACACCACCACTGTTGTCTTTGAGGGTATTTTTTTTTGCGCGAAAAAAAATCTCCCTGAAAAGTGGGGCTAAAGTTCTAAAAGGGTGTAACGATAAACCCCTTTTAGGAAAGGATACGACGATGGACACGGCGTCGAGCAAGACGGTTTTGGCGGTTTTCGAGAAGCACACGACTAAGGCACCTGGTCGGGGTAGCAATATGAAGGTGGTTCGCACGGTTCTTGGGATGGTCGAGAGTAAGGAGGTTGGAATTGAAATGGTGAATCATCTCAATTCAAAGCCGGTTGATGGTCGGGTTTATGTTGTTGAGCCGTTGCCGGTTTTTGCTGAAGTCACCGATTTGCCGGCTTATAAGGCTGAGCAGGACAAGTTGGCTCTTCAGAAGAAGTTGGATGATCTCAATTTGACTCCTGACCAGTTGGCAGTTCTTGCGAAGATGTTGAAGGAGAAGAATAAGACGGCTGAGACTCCCGCAGTTCCCCCCGCCGTCGAGGCGACGAATGAAACGGTTGTCGCCTAAAAGCGATTAAATCGTTCAAAAGTAAAAGAAATCACCCTCAATTGGGGGTGATTTCTTTTTTGCGCAAAAATAAATGCCCTGATTTTTAATAGAAAATTCTAAGGAATTGGAGCAAATTATTGGCTCCTAAATAAAGCAGTTAAGTTACTGGGAATCCTGAAATGGGACTAACCGTGAGACTAAGCTTCCGCCAGTAAACACTGCTAATCTTGAGAGTATCCGTCACGATATCTGGCGGATACTATTTTTTGCGCAAAAATAAAAGCCCTGAAAAAAGAAATAAAGTTCTAATCTATCACTGAAAAGGAAAACAAGATGCTTACTAAAGATATTTTAGAAAAACACACTTATTGGTCAACTGGTGGTCCTATTGATGCGGTTCCTGTAAGTTCGGTTATTTTATTTCTTAATCGAATTAGGGATAGGATCTCTGATGTTGAAAGTGATCTTGTTACGTTTCAATCTCTTGATAAAGAGATAACTGATACCATTATTGAAATAAGCAAGAAATAATAAGAAAATCACTGATTTTTAATAGAAAGTTCTAAAAGATCATGAAATTAGTAGAAGAACAATTGGTTGATTTTCTAAATATTCAAAAGCGTAATTCTTGGTTACACGATAAAGATGTTGATGTCTACATTCGTAAGAGTAGGCGATATTTAGGATATCCTCCTAAGATGATTGACATTTTAGATATCGCCACTATATCTGTGAAGAAACAAGGTAAAGGACGATTTACTCGTTTTTTGTCATTTGTTCAAGATGTTTATCCGGGAAACCTGTTTGTGGAAAACGTTCAAACCCCAAGATTTGCGAATTTCTTTCGCAGGCTAGGATGGCAGGAATGGATTCCAGCAGGAGGAACACCTGAATCTCCTTGTTTTTATTTGCTTAGAAAATAGTTTTTTGCCCTGAAAATCTAAATAAAGTTCTAAATCAGTATGAACGATAACACTCGACAATTCATAAAAGACATTGTGACAAACAAAGGCGGTTTGTATAAAGGTAAATGGTCTCCAGAAAGAATAGCAAGTTGGATACAAAAAGGCTGGGCCTTTTTGGGAACACCAAGAGAAAAATACGAAAAAGAAAAACAAGAAATTGTTGATTATGTAAAAACTCTTCGTGGACAATAATTATGTTTCCAAAATACATTATTCTTGAAGGTGATATCCCTATCATTTTTCCTGGCGATCTAAATCATAAAGATATTGCCAACCTGTCTTACGGAAAGATGGTTCTTGGGGCTGGAAAGGTTGATGTTTGTTGGGATAAAACTAATCCCACTAAATCTCCTTCTATTACTTGTTTTGGTGAAAGTGCTATTCTTGGTATTTATTCCCGTAAAGAGCAAGATGCTAAGATTATTGAGAGATATCTTTTGCCTGATTTGAAAGGTGAATAAAATGTTTCTTATCACCAAAGAAGGAACAAATCACGAAGATCATATTCCGGTTGGTATTTTTTCTGGTTCTTATCTTTCTTCCTATCTTTCTGATTTTAAGTTTTTAACAATTGATGGAAAAGAAGTGATAAAAGAAAAATATTTAGAAACTATTTCTGATGGGAAATGGCATTATGCTGATACTAAAGATGATACTTATTTTATCATTTTGTTTTGGCCTAATGTTGTTTTACCACAAACTTAAATTCATTTACCCTGAAAAATTAAATACAGTTCTAAATGAATATGAATGTTATATTTTGTGACATTGATGGAGTATTATGCCTAGATGGGCAAACTCTTGATCCTATTCGTTTAGGATTACTTAAAAATGTTTGTTCAAAGGGGAATGCTTCTGTAGTTCTTTCTTCAACTTGGCGAACACTGCCAAACGCACTTCAACAGGTAAAAGATGTTTTTAAGGTTTTTGATATTCCTTTTGTTGGAATAACTTCTGATAACGGTAATCGGTTAGATGAGATTTTGTTTTGGGTTGAGCAAAATAAACCTGAGAACTGGGTTGTTCTTGATGATTGGCCTTTAGATGATTTTAATCCCAAGGATGATACTATTAAGAAAGATTTAGTTTTAAGGCATTTTGTCCAAACTAATAAGGATGTTGGATTTACTGAGAGGGATGCTGAGAAAGCCATTAGCATTCTTACTAATAAAGAGTTTAAGTTCTGGAATGCTTTTGATGAGGCTAAAGAGATGGGAGCGAAATGGTAAGTTGCTCCCTGAAAAGCTTCATAAAGTTCTAAAACAGCACCGAAAGAGGATACTAATATGAAGATCAGGAAAATCACAACTGGTTTCGTTGTTCAGACATTTAACTCTGAAGTTGGAAATTGGGTTAATCAGGAGTTTGTGGCTGGCGATCAAGTTGATTATGAAGATGAAAACGGTGATCCCGTTAATGATAAAGACAATCCTGCTTTGAACCAATATTTAACTTTTAATATGGTTCAACCGATTTCTCCCTGAAAAAACAACTAAAAGTTCTAAAATAGCACCACTAACAGAAAAGGGATACGAAAATGATGACAGAATTTGGCCATCGGCAGGGTAAGGGTGTTCGGGTTCTTACGAGCGGAGTTGGGTATATCATCCCTGAGAAGCCGAAGAAGCTGGCTCAGCACCTTAATCCGCCGGTCAATCGGGAGGCATTCAGGGCTGACATGGCTGCTCAGGGTGTCCTACTTAACCCCGAGAGCCTAAAGTAAGGCCCCGAGAAAAACAAAATATATCCTTGAGGATGGTGCCACCACCTTGAGGATATTTTTTTGCGCAAAAAATACCCTGATAAAATAGATAAAGTTCTAAAATCTTGAAAGTAGGATAAAAGATGAAAACTACTACAGTCGGTCTTGTGTATAAATATACTCTTTGCGGAGAAAGAGTATACATTTGTGGTCCAGGATTTTATGAAGATAATACTGATGGTATGGTTATAATCATCAGGGCAAAAGCTACTGATCAAACTTTATCTTCAGATAATGCTTGGACGCACTCTTTTCCTCTTCATTGGTTTACTCTTTTTGAGGCTTTTCATCTTATAGAGTGGTTAAATATTCGATATAATAGAGATCAACAATTTCTCCCTGAAATTTAAAAGAAAGTTCTAAAGCAGTATACTAATGAATGCCGTAAGGCACAGAGAGTAGAGACCAGATCGTTCGTTTAAACTTGGTAAGACGCCACCGAATATTAAGGTGGATATAGGAGTTCGAGTCTCCTACGGTCAATTAAAAAGTCTCTATTTCCCATCACCCTCATTTTCTTCTTTTTTTCTTGGGAAAGAGATTAGAAGAAAATATATGAGGGTGTCTCTGTTTATAGATATGTTTACCCTGAAAAATTAAACAAAGTTCTAAATCACTGAAAGGGAAAGAAAAATGGAAAAACAAGCTGCACGTCGAATTGTTGAAATGTTGTATAACTATTGCTGGGGAAGCGAAGGAACGTATAAACTACGTAATGAATTTCACCAATTGAAAGAACAAATTCAATCTGTTTGTGACATTGGTGATTTTCTTTATGAAGGTAAGGACAAATTTGAGTGGGAAGATAAAAATCCCTGAAATTTTTTATAAAGTTCTAAATCAATAATCCTTGAAAGGGAAAGAAAATGGAAAGTAAAGCGATCGTAATCAGCGGCGAACGACAGGTTAAGAATGCACGTATTCTTATTCTCCGGGCCGCACTGAAGCTTGAAATACGGGGTTTGCGGCGCAAGGGTGAGTCAGTTTATTCGATTGCTAAGCGAGAATTTGGGTTTACGGGTAATCGGGATACCGTTCTTGAGGGGATGAATGCTTGGATTAAAAATAATATCTCACCGAATTTGTAAAAAATAGGTCATAACAAAAATAAAGGGCTGAGTCTGATATAATGAGCGACAAGTATAACAGACTCCCTTATTAGATAAACTTCTCTTTGATCCTCCTCTCCATATTTGAGAGTCGTAGGGTTAAAGAGAGTGTTTTTATTATAAAAAATATTTCCCTGAAAAAAGAGATAAAGTTCTAAAGTAATAAAGGATAAAACAATGAAACGTTATCATCCATTTCAGGCTCCCGCAGTAAAAGAAATGACCGCAAGGGTAATTAAAGTTGGTATTCACGGAGATGGACTTGGTGATCCTGATTCGGTTTGTCTCCAGCTTGACGATGAAATTGAGGAATATTATCTTTATCTTAGCATGTCAGAAAACGGGTGGAAAGATCTCAAGGTTGGGGATAAAGTGATAGTCAAGTTATTTTGACTTTGATAAGTAAATCTTTCCCCCTGAAGAAAACTAAAAAGTTCTAAAACAGCAACAAAGGAAAACTAAAAATGTCAGCCTTTAATTGTGATGAAGAAAATAAGATTCCGGTTGGTTGCGTCTGTTTGAACGAAAAAAGCAAAATTGGTATTTATACTAAGTATCAAGGTTTTGGGATTGGTCGTCGGTGGTTTGGAATTGGAGTTGATGGACATATTTGGGCGTCTAGGCAAGTCCCCATCATTATTGCCAATAATGCGCAAGAATGGAAGGAAAACGCAAATACATCTTGTTATCCCCCTGAAGAAAACTAAGAAGTTCTAAAAGAATGTTAAGGAAAATGAAAAATAGGAAGTAGGCTTAGAAGCAGCCATCTTTAATGAGTGGGTAGTCTCCAAGCCTTTGTAGCAATGCGAATATGGGCATAAACTCACCAGTAGTTGCCGACAATTCGCAAAGGGTGCTTGGAAGATGACAAGGCGGGCAAGACCCGTAGGGTGAAATTGCTGGTTTAACCCCTCCCTTTGGCGTAATAGCACACCTATTTACTTTTCCCTGAAGAAAACTAAAAAGTTCTAAAACAGCAACACCAACAAGGAAAGGATACGAAAATGGCTGAGACTTTGGTTCGAGTGAATGAGGGTAACGGAACGTTGTCGGCTCCGATGCGGGTTTGCGGTTGGCGAGACCCGAAGGGCAAGGAAGTGGCTGTCGAGAAGTCGGACGGCACTAGCCTTCGTATCGTTAAGAAGGAACAAATTGTGACGAATGAGGATTAAAATCCTCAAAAAAACTAAATATACTACTGAGGACTATAAGATGTCCTCTCTCACAAACGACGGTTTGTGAGATTTTTTTTGTTCATAATTTTTCTCCCTGAAAATCTCTAATAAGTTCTAAACCAATATGAAAACACTCGATAAGACTTCTGGCTATTTGTCAATTCTTTCTCCTTTTTCTGGTCTTATTTCTCCAAAAGCCCAGGAAGCTTACGATTTGAGGCTTTTAGGTAAGCGAATGTCAAAGGACCGGACAGGTTCGCACACTCGCCCAAAGATGATCAATCGGCCAAAGAAAATCCGCAAGTATAGGGGAGAAAGCCACTAAGTTCTCCCTGAATTTTTCCAATAAGTTCTAAATATTTCAGACAAATGATAGTCCGAACAGTTTAGATACTCTAGGACTATAAAGAGACTTCCCTGATTAAGCTGGCGAATGTGCTGCGATTTTTAGGGATGAAGCAAGCCTCTAAAAGTTTCCTGTTGCTTCAGGAAACGAGTAAGGGGCTCTCTTTTTTTTGCGAAAAAATTATTTCCCTGATAAATCTAATAAAGTTCTGATATTATATGAAAGAGGACTTTGATACATTAGAAGAGGCAAAAGCATATCTGGATAAGATTTTGGGAATGAAGGGCAAAATCTATTCAGATTGGAGAAATGGATATCAAATTGGTTATTTTTCTCCAACAGGCCAAGAGATTATTGTTTATAAGTTTACAAAATGTGTTGCTGATGGATTTTGTTTTAACAAGGCAACTGGATTTTATCCAAGTTAATTGGGTAAATACTGCTTTACATATTAAATGGAAATATCAGGGCAATTTTTCTTCCCTGATAAATCTAATAAAGTTCTAAATCATTATGAACAGAACTGTAGAAATGCCGATGGGTTTTTCTTCCGTAAAAGGACAGAATGTAACGAAAATCTATCGAAACGGTATTCTTTTGTTTAAGGAATATCGAACCTCGATAGGCGATAGGATTTCTGTTTTTACTCATTCTCGTTTGTCTTTTTGTGATTTTGGCATGGAATTACATAATATTCCAAGGTCATACGCTGCTAGTATCTTGAAAAAAGACAGATAGTAATTCTCCCCGAAAATCAGCCATAAAGTTCTAAACTACTGTAACGATAAACCACTTTTAGGAAAGGATACGAAAATGTTTGGGATTTTTACGCAGAGCAAGATTTCGGTTGGTCGCGGGCATCGGGATATCGAGACTTTCCAGGGTATCGTCGATGATAAGGATAAGGCCGGCGGCATCATCGCCGATATGGCGAAGATGGCAGAAGCCGGCGTTACCTGGATTTGCCGCGAAGTCGGCATTCTGAACGGCACGGCCGATCTGCCCCAGTTCAAGGCTGCCGAGACCCAGGCGAACGTCAAGGCTAAGCTGGCCACCCTCGCTCTCAGCACTGAAGAGCTCACCGCCTTAGCTTCGATGCTGAACGCCAAGCCTATCCCCAAGCCCAAGACGGAGACTCCGGCGACTGCTCCGGCGACTGCGAATGTCGGAACGGTCGAGCCTTTGGCCCCGACTATCGCTCCGGCTCCGAGCCCGGCGATGACGGAAGCGGACGCGGGCGTCTCTGATGCTACGGAAGCCGACCTGGCCGGCACGCTGGCCCAGGGCGAAGAGATTTTCAACGCTGACTAAGAAGCAAAACTGAGGAAAACTAAAGAAAAGAGAAGATACTCTCCTGATAGCAAGGGAGAGTATTTTATTGGCCAAAATTATTCTCCCTGATAAAATAAATAAAGTTCTAAACGATTGTAAAGAAAAAGGCAGTCAGACCTGGAAGTATTCCAGCCTCCTGACTGGGCAAAACTTTTATCATTTATCGTTTGCCCGGTATTTAGATAAAAAGTCTTTTTCTTATAAAGAAGAGACAGTTGATGTCTCTTCTTTATTTTTTTTGCGCAAAAATAATCTCCCTGATTTTTTTCATAAAGTTCTACACTCTCTATGAGGACTTACATTTCTCGTCAATTCATTCTTCTTGCTCTCGTTTTTTCTCTTATGGCTTTATTGGCATATTATTGGGGATTTCGTTTCCCCTGATAATTTTAATAAAGTTCTAAACGAATAACGAAAAAGGAACAAAAATGGTCAATTACATTCATCAAACTAGGGTTATCCCTGGTGGACATTACTTCTTGGAGGTTGGATATAACCTTGGAGTGTTGTGGGTATTAGTTGAGGTTTTGTCCGTTCATCATAAGGGCACGGTCGAGGTTCGTTTGGTGGCTGGTGATAATACTTCTTTCCTTGTTACTGTTTGTAATTTGTTTCGCAGGATCACGGCGGATATGGGGATTACTAAAGAAGAGGCATCTAGATTGTAATTAAATTCGTCCCTGATAATTTTAATAAAGTTCTAAAATATCATGGAATTCACAAATGAAGATCACGCCTTTAAGATTGCCCGCAAAACGGGTAAGCCAGTGCCTTGTTTTCCGGAAGCTAATGGCGTAATTGTAGTTGTTATGCCAAATGGTTTCCGTCATAATCTAGCAAATGAGGCTTTCGTTGTCGCATTTCTGGAGTCGGAAGAAAAGAAGCGAAATCTCCCTGAAAAAACTCAATAAGTTCTAAACAAGAGTAATATAGATAATGTAATGAAAGTGAGGTGCCCTATTAAGAACTAAAACCCCCCATTTCAGAAGAAAGCTAATTGAAAAGAAAAGGCTAACTGTAGAATGAATATAAAAGGAGCAAGGCATGGATTGGCCGTAGTTCCCCCCCCAAACAAAAATACATTCCGGGTTTAATATTCTGATTCATTGGGAAATTATGAAAAGGCCCCGCTGTTTTGCGGGGTTTTTTTTGCGCAAAAAATAATCTCCCCGAAATCTACAAAAAAGTTCTAAAGGATTGAAAGCACGGAAGAGGCCAACCCGCGAGAGTCTGCCTTTTATCGTAAGGGTCTTCCGCCAAGAATGTCAAGGCAGTAGGAACGGTTGTTTACCGGCAACACGCCCTTCCGAAACTATTGAGAGTCCGGTGTCCCGCCTGGCTCAGGATGCGAACCTGACGGCGGGTTTTTTTTGTGCAAAAATAAACTCCCTGATAAATCGAATAAAGTTCTAAAAAAGTATGACAGAAAATCAAAACAGCCGCGAAGATTTAACGAGTTGTGAGGCCAGCGAACTAAAGGAGCTTCTGAAAAATCCTAAGTATATTTTGAGTAGTTCGATGACTAACTTCTTCGCGGCGAGGGACTACATTGGCTTTAATGGTCAAGTTCCATTCCAAGTCCCATTCGTCACAGAACTTGGAAAAATCGCTATGGCTATCGCAATCGCTTAAAAAGCGATTTTTTTTGCGCAAAAAATAAATACCCTGATAAATCAAATAAAGTTCTAATTTCTTGAAAGGAAAACGAGCTATGTTTATAGATACAAGAAAAATTACGGACCCCGCCGGCTCGGATACGGGAGAAAATCCCCGGCAACGTTTTCCTGGCTCTGCTCGTCGTTCAATGATTACCTATCGAGAAGCGTGGGATATCAATAATCTCATTGGGCGTCATTTCGCCGCCAGTAATGGCGACTATAAGGCAATTCAGAAGGAAATTGAAGAGAAATATGGGGAAGGATCTTTAATGCTCGCTATGCGTATCTTTGCGGCCCGTTGGTATCATTCAACAGAGGGTAAGGTCTCTGTTCCCTGTGAGTGATTTCCAACCGGCTTATAGTCGGTTATCCCCTTTTTTCTTTTTTTTGCCCTGATTTTTGACTATAAAGTTCTAAACTCCTGTCTTATACTAAGGAGTTTATCTATGCGCACTTCCATTTTACTCGCAATTTTGCTCGTTTTCGCAGTTGTCTCCAGTGCCTCTACGATTACCCCAGACGCATCGGACGCCCCGAAGTCCTCCAGAATCAAGGCTTCTCTCCAAACGGCCCAGAAAGCCATCGACGCGGCAGAGAAAGCCTACCGGCAAAGTTGTCTCGCTGCTAAACGACAACTCTTGATTGCTATAGATGCTGGTATTACTGAAGCTGCCAAAACGGCAGATACAACTGAGATAACAAAACTCTCAACTCTTAAACAGCAACTTGAGATAGAAATCTCTCTTTTGGATGACGGGCCAAACAGACATATAACTTTTAGAGTAGAGGCGAATAAGGCATGGCAAAAGGTCGGACTGGTACGAAAAGGGCAAAAACTTCATTTTTCAGCTACTGGGAGATGGTCTTCAGCCGGTCCTGATAAAATGACTGGGCCAGATGGTTTTCCTTTAATTGGAAGGGTTGCCGGTGGAGAACATTTTGTAATCGGCAAGGAATATCTTTTGACAGTCGAAAAGGATGGTCTTTTAGAACTAAGAGGGAATGATAGCGATGGTAGTCTTGGAGATAATGTCGGTTTCGTAACGGTCGAAATTACCCTGAAATAATCTAATAAGTTCTAAATCATCATGAAGAACACCAGAAACGACATAACGGAATATGAAGCAGAAGAATTGAGTGCTTTTATCGCCGATCCTTCTTACCGATTAGGGTCTCAACTCTTCCAAGACATGCTCGCTAATGGCTTTCTTAATCTTTCTGAGAATTTTCTCATCAATCAACATGGATACATTGTGACTGAGAAGGGAAGGAAAGCCATCGAAAAGGCTTTATCCTAAAAATAGAGGAATTCCCTGAATTTCTCCTAATAAGTTCTAAATCATCATGAAACGCAACCAGAAATATCGAAGCCCTGTCATGCTCGCGGTCATTGAAGCCCGAAAAGAAGGGCAGTTCGTTCGGTCAACAACTTGGGGAGGCAAGCCCGATGCCCGTAAGGATCGAAAACAAAATAAGAAAGAACTGCGAAATATGGGCGATGAATAATTTTCGCCCTGAAAAAAGAGAATAAAGTTCTAAAAGAAAGTAAACATGGACGGACTGGTGACGAACTGCGTCTGACTATGCTCGCCAGTATTCAAGTAAACGATCCTATGGAGTGTAATCGCGTTGAAGTAGGAAAGTTTAATCAAACTTGAATACAGAGACTTTTAGGGACTTGTTCCCTAAAGTCTCTTTTTTGCGCAAAAAACAATTTACATATTAAATAGAAATATCAGGTATATTTTTCCCCGATTAAATCTATAAAGTTCTAAATCCTCAGAAGAGAGGAAATATCATGATTACCCGTCAAGTTCATGAAAATAACGCTTTTCGCATTGAGATTCAGTTTGTTAATGACAAAGGCAAGTTATTTACTAGCTGTTATGTTACCCGAAGTTCTTTAGAGCAACCCTGGCCCCGAACAAAAGTTTCTCAGTTAGTTTGGATAAAAGCGTTAATTTCTCAACCTGAAGATGTCGATGCTGCTCTTTTGATGGCCGCTCATGAGGCTGGGAATATCGACCGGCGACATGGCTATCTTTTCCCTGATTAAATCTATAAAGTTCTAAACCCTTGTCAACAAACAAGGATGAATGCCATGCTGATTACCCTTTCCTACCTGAAACACCTGGCCGCCAACAATGACATGAGCATTTTACGGGAAGGGTCCAGTTACGTTTTGCTCTCAGAAGAGGGAACCGAGCTTTGTCTCTGCGATGACTTACAGTGCCTTTACCATGAGATCTTAGAACTGGTTGGAATGCCCGCTGAAGTGGAAGCCTGAAAAAAAAACGACATAAATTAAAGAGAACCTAGGACCGGACTGATAATCCGTTTCCTGGCAATTCTCTTTTTTTTTTGCGCAAAAACAAATGCCCTGATAAATTCAATAAAGTTCTAAATCCTCAGTCAAAGAAAAGGACCGCAAAATGCACCCCTGCGATCATTGCGAAAATCCCGACTGCCAAGGTTGCGATAATGTCGCCCCGCTCTACGATGGGCCAAATCTCGAAGATGAGGATTACGAAGATTACGAAATTTTAGAGGATTTTATTGAAGATACTATCGACGACGGGGATGATGACGATCATTCCCTAGACAATTGGGAAGCTGATATGGATGAGGGTTAAATCCCCTCTTTCTTTTGCGCAAAAATAAATGCCCCGAAAAAAACAAATAAGTTCTAAATAAATGTTGCGGCTTTCTGTCGCTTCCAGACTTGGAAGCATTGTTCACCCCTTGAAATGGCACAAAACGTATGCCAACTTCAAGGGTTTTTTTTGCGCAAAAATAAATGCCCCGAAAATCTCAATAAAGTTCTAAATGAATGTGCAACAGAAGTAAAAGTTTACGCGAAACCCTCCGCTGAGTAGCGTATCCTAAAACTTCTGCCGAGATATAGCGGACGAGCAGGCCGACTAGTAGTAACCGCCAACGAGCTTAGCTAACTCCTTAGCCTTAAACTAACTCAGTCGGCCTCCTTTTTTTTATCTATTTATTTTTGCCCTGATAAAAAAGAATAAGTTCTAAAAGATTACTCCAATAAAAGGGCATAACGATGCTTACGAGCAAAGATATCAGGATGATCAACACCTGCCTTGATGAACTTCTCGATGCCCGAAAGGTCTGGACCAGGCTCAAACTGAATGGGGGAAAATACGATAGGATGGGACAGATGATGGTGGCAAAATGCCTGGAAACCGTTTTCACCAGGCATGAATGCCATTTCAATATCAAGGTTCCTACCGGCCGCAAGAACGGCATCAGCCAGAAAACCAAGAACGCCATTCTAGCGACCATTGCTAAGCATCCTGGGGCATCCTTGGATACAATCCGCCATGCGGCCCCCTGCCACCTGCCCCCCCGCTTAGAACGCCTCCAGGCCGCGGGTTTGGCCATCGCAGTATAATCCCCCAAAAGGGGATTTTTTTGCGCAAAAGTAATTCCCCCGAAAAGTGTCATAAAGTTCTGGTATAATACCAAGGAGAATAAAAAAATGCGTCTTACTTTTACTCAAGTTCAATCCTACGCCAGAGAGAACAATTTCTGGATCGACAAACAAGGTAGCAAATATGTATATGGCGATGGAGGTATCTTCTGCGGCGAAGCAAATTCGCTTCATGAAGCTTGGGATGAGCTTTATGGCGCTATTCATGACAAGAATGTCTTGGCGGCAGGCAAGTAATACTTTCCCTGAAAAGAACAAATAAGTTCTAAATGAGAGTAAAAGAAAACTCAACTCCTCAAAGGAAGCGACTGAGATAATCGGTCAAAGCGATGCGGAGAGGTTAAAATCAAACGCTTAGGTTTGATAGTCGAGTTTTTCCCCGAAAATGAGCATAAAGTTCTAAAAGAGTATGAGAAACGCGGGCTTCCGAGAATGAGAAGAAACATACGCTGAGATCGGGGGACGCGGGCTTCCGGGGGTGAGTAAGAGCTTCTCGATATAGGCTTGGTTGGGATGTAACTTCCTAACACTTACTCTTTAATTAAAAAGAAATAGTCAAGATACATAAGTCCTCCACCTCCCACTATCAAGAGAGAGATGGGGGCACTTTATTTCGACTAGGGTATATGCGCTACATATTTATTAAAAAAATCAGGGTAATGTGCCACCCCATACGCCTACCATGCTTATCTATACAAAAACGCTCTTTATACTGGTAGCCTAGACCTTTTTAATCTCCAACCTCTCTTTTTATATCAATTTAATTATAGATTTATAGTTTAAGGGGGTACCCTAAAGAGATTTTCCCCTATAATATATTTTTATTTATATGAAAAACCTTACCAACATTTTTAGTATTTTCTTCAAATTTTTCAGGACTAGTTCCCCAATATATTAAAGCACATGACATTGGGGCACCTTGATTGTTAGGATTACCATTTTGTAGAAATTTTAATCTAGACACTTTTAAAAAGCATATACTTATAGCAAACAGAAATATATTATTTTGCCAATGTTTAGTATTAGTGGCAACCGGTATTAAAGCAATAATTTCTGATTTATACTCAAGATGTGTTTTCGTGCATTTATTTAACCAATCCTTAATAGTAGTTTTTCTTTCATAATCTCTACCATAAGGAGGATTTACATAGATAGTTGGATAATTCCAATTTTCTTTTAATCCATCATTTAATGGTAAAGAATAACTCACTTTAGCATTTACGATAGAATACTTATTTGAACAGGGATCTAAAAATATTTTCCCATTAAATATATTTTTTACAATATTGATATATTCTAAAGGTGTTCCCCAATCTGAACTTAAACTTTTTATGTTTCTTCCAGCAGTCATTTTTATATTTTACCATTTTTAACAATCACTTTTATAAGAGGTACCCTAAGACATTTCTCCCTATAATATATTTTTTCTTAAAAAGAGGGTACCCTAAAGGCTTCTTGCTCCATAATAAAATTTTTCGCAAAAAGAGATATCTTTTAGTTATTTTTGAAAATATTCTACAGAAAATATTTTTATTTCTTTTTCTTCAAGGAATTTGTCTGTCATTGAATTCCAAACATCATCGAAATATGCTTTTTCCCAATATTCTAAAGTATTATTTGAGATACCTTTTTCTTTGGCCAATTTAGAAATAGCTTCGTAAAAGATTATAGTTTTATCATTTATTCCAAATAACCTCAAACTTCTAATTATACGAGTAATACGAAGAAGATTATGATTTCCATTATTACACCATACTCTTATTTTATTTTGGTCATAAGGAAGTAAACCAAGAAATTTACAAAATCTTCTAAGTGATAATATCATATTTTCTTTTGCTATTAAAGAAGATTGAAGGATTTCCACATCTTCTTTAGTTAAAACTGGGCTATTTATAGAATGGTATGATTTTTCGTGTAAAGGAAATAACCATTGAATTATATCGTGTGATGTTTCTAAATAAATATCACTTTTTTCAAGTATAGACTTCAAAGTCCGTCCTTTATTATCTTCTCCGTTATTTATATAAAAATCAGTTATTAAGCTCATATCAGACATTATCGACAGAAAAGGGATACCTTATAAACTTTTTCTATCATAATAAAATTTTTTCTTAAAAAGAGGTACCTTATAAGCTTTTCCATTACAAAAAATATAGGAATATATTTATTCTAAGCAGAAGGATTAACATCAAAATAGTTAAATAATAAAAGGATATAACTGGAGTAAAAGGTAATGAAAGAAATTTTCTCATTAAAGTCATTAATTAAAAAAGCGGGACCAACAAGTGTGACGGATATAAAAATAAGATTATTAGGGACATTTCAGAAGCCAGGAGAAGATTTAAGTGTTCCAGCAGATATAGAAGTAAATGGTAAAAAAAAGTTATTATCTCAAAAAGCAAGCAAGCAACTAATCTTATCAGTTTTAGAAAAAATTTTAGATGAACATTTTGGCAAATCGCTTTATTAAAAAATGGAGAAAAAGTATTATGATATTGGACACACTAAAGAAATTATTTTCAAAAGAAAATAATAAAGAATATAGTAATAATTTATTTTTGAATTTTCAAGCATTTTCAAGTTATTTAAAATTTCTCAAGCAAGAAATGGAGAAATCAGAAAATGCTATAGTAATAACATCAGCAGATTTAGATGATCCCAAAATAATTTTCGCAAATAAAGCATTATGTGATATGTCAGGATATTCATCTGAAGAATTACTTGGACAGGAGGTAAGAATATTAGGACATAAAAATAACGATATCAACAATTCAAAAAAGTTAAAAGAAACAATAGGAAAAGGAAAGTTATATATAGGCATAGTTGAAAATTACAAAAAAGACGGAAGTGTGTATAGTGCAAAATTTGTTGCTAGTCCGATATTCTATCTTAATGGAAATTTAGCTAGTATTTTTGGAATATACATGTAAATGAATTGGTATACTAAAATAGCTGATTTTCCTATAGCGAAACCCCAAAGATACATAAAAAATCCTGGTCAGGGAAAATATACTAATGTAGAACGTAAAAAATCAGGTATAAGATTTTACAATTACATAAAAAGCCTTGATGTTAAAATGACTTTATTTCATGGCACCTGTCAATCTCTTTATGATAAAATTCTATCAAATGGATATATAATTAGTGCTACTGGAACAAAAGGGCATCCAAGAATGGATAGTGGTATAAGAGAAGAAAGAAGTCAAGGTTTAGACCAAATTTTTTATACCACAAGTTCTTCATATGCCAACTACTATGCTAATCGAAGTGCTAGTCAATTAAAATCATTACCTATCATTTTAGTTTTACAAATTCCTCTATATATGTTAACAGAAGTTAAAGACGTATTGCTTGGAGTAAAAGGCACATACAATGAATTTCACTTAACAAATACAATTTCTAACCTAATTGATAATAAAAATATTAGTGATTTGGAAAAAATAGACAAAATCATATCTTTTATAAACAATTCTGCACAAAATGATGAATACACAACATATTTATTATTAAATGCAAAATATATTAGAGAAGTTATAAGTTTACCATTACCAGAAGGAAAATATCCAGAAGAAGAACAACACTTTGAAACTTGGAACGATATTAAAACAGTTGCTGATACTAATAATATAACAATACTAAAAAATCTTGCCTATAAAGATCCAGAAGTATTAGAAAAAAGAAAAAACGAGAAAAAGATAAAAGACATATTATTAGAAGCCAAAATATTAGCAATAGAGAACTTAACAGTTGATATCACATACATTGCTGATCTTATAGGAAAAAAAGAAATAAATAAGTTACTAAATTACAATAAAGAAATTACAAAAGCCGCTATTATTAAAGCCTTTTTCAATATTGTAACCAATATTCCAACCTTCTTTATATTTAATAAAATATTTAATTGCACAAAGCAATTACCACCAGATATAGCAAAAGAAATAACAGAAAAAATATTTCCTATCATTAAAGATAACATAATAAAAACAGTATTAAAAAGTTCATATCAAATGGAAGTAGAAAAATACGATTTATTATACGAAAATCTTTTAAGTGAAGATGAAAGAAAAGACTTATGGACTAAATATTTATTAAACGGAAACTATAACTATTCTGTAGCATACAGGATAAATGTTATACCTTCCAACGATCTTTTATTAGTAAAAGATATCATAAATCAGCAATTAAGATTGTTATCTAAAAATGATATAATGCTTTTTTTACTGTTTCTCCTACAGCTATTAACATAGTTGAACAGGATATTATAATAAATGTAATAAAATATATGATAGATAACATAAAAGACACCGAGGCTACTTTTTTTAATCAATTATTTCGTTATTTTAACGGAAATCTCTTAAAAGAAATATTAGATCAAGTTCCTCCAGAGTATATAGAAAAATACAAGAAAATAATTTTTAATCAAATAGTAACCCATGAAAGTTATACTCCTTTAGACTCTAGTTTTCCAAGTGGATTAAATCTATCAAAAGAAGAAAAACTCCAAATCTACAAAAGAGCTATTAACTATGACATTCAACACATAAGAAGATTAAACTTAGATGAAACATCAAATATATTTAAAGACAATACTTTTAAAGAAGAGATTTTACAAAAGCTAACAAAACTTGTAAAAGAGAACGATAGTATAAGACAATTATCAAGAATAAGCAACATCCTTGAACATATACTTTCTTTTTTAGATGAAAAAACCAAAATATCTCTTATAAATAATTTTTATGAAGAAATATTAAATAAAAATAACAGCATAATTTATTTACAAGACGTATTTTTTGATTGTATACAAAGAGTAAAATCGTATTTATCACCAGAAAATATAAATAAGATAAAAAAAGAATGTGAAAGATATATTACTTCTAGTATTTTTTCTTTTTCTACTGAAATAGGTGAGAAAATATATTCATTTTTCACAAATGATCCTTTTCTTAAAGAATTATTAAATAAAAATATAGAAAATATAAAATCTCAAGCTAAAAACTTTTTTGCACCAGAAAACGTTAATATGCTATATGTTTTTATGAGCTTAATAAATAAATTTACAAAACATTATCATAATATCATAAAAGAACTATATGTTCAAACGACAATATCAGATCCAATATCTTTCAATACAAATGTATTAAGAACAATAAATCCATCCTCATTAGCCGTATTAACTGAGATCTTTGAAAAATGCAATAATCCATTAGACATAAGATATTTCTTTTATGTTGTTCCAGGATATATAATAAATTCTTTACCGGGATCAATAATCTATAAAATAGCACAAAGTTTAATTTCCTTACAAGAGCATACCAAACAAATAGATAGAATAAAACAACAATCTACATATGTAGCCTCTTATATAAGTGATATATTACAAGATAAAAAACCTTATGGATATCAAGATAACATTTATCAAGAGCAAAGTCCTCCTAAGATATCATTAAATTGGTATCAATTAGTAAAGTTAGCTACTGCTATACAATTCTCAGAAATGGATCAAGATCAAGCTTATGACCAATTTAGAAATTCATATGAAAAAGCAACAGGGAAAGCTTGGGATAAAAACAGGTTTTTAGACAAAGCTTCAGGTTGGATTTTTTATGGTGATAAAAATGGATATGTATCAGTTCGTCCTCAAAGATCAGGATTATTAAAACTAGTTGGAGTAGCAGGAAATCCAAAATCAATAGTTAAAGGAGTACAAGAGCTACTAGCTGAAAGTAAACCAGTATGGGGATTGGTAAGTTTAAATATAGCCTCAATGGCAGAAAAACTTGGATTTAAAGCCATGAAAGGATTAAAAGCTGGATTAATAATGAAATTATTATTTAGCCAAATACCTAGCAACGTTTTAGGAAATGCTAAAATAAACAATATTGGATATGATGGAGCAATAAATCTTGAATATTCAGATATAGGTATGACTACTAAATATCTAATTTTCAATAGTGCTTATATAAATTGGGCTTTAACTCAAACCCATATACCAGAAACAGCGAAATCCCTACTAAAAAAACTACTTTAATTTTTTCGCGCAAAAAAATTAAAGCTTCAATATTTCGCAGAGTTCATCTATTTTTTGTGAATTTGCTTTAATAAAAGCATCAGAACGTGCAACAAGGCCAAGTAAAACAGCTTCACCTGAATCGTATAAAGAAAAAGATTCTTCATTTGACAGAGTTACTGTTTGTAATCTATAATAAGAAGGTTTACCGATTGAAAGTGGTAGCATGTGTAATTTTAAATAATAATCAGTAATTGATGTGTTACTATAAAATATAATTTTCATTATAGGAAATAGCCATCTAATTATTCCCCATTTTCTTGATTTATAATAAGGAGCATTTATTATTGGTTGTCCAGTTCCTATAGAAACTAACAAAATTTCTTCTCCAGGAAACAATTTCTTAGCTTCTGATAATAATGCTATATTAAAACTATAGGTAATAACTCCTCCATCTATTAAATGATATTCTCTAGTCTGCGCTATATCCTTAATTCGTGATGGAGAAAATACAGCAGGTATACTTATAATAGAAGAAACAACATCTTTCATAAAAAAATCTTTAGTATCATCTTGTTTTGCTTGAAAATTTTTAAAGAAATTTATATTATTTGTATCTACATCATAAGAAGGAAGCATTAAATTAGAAGGAACTTCACTAAGTTTTATATTACCAAAAGTTTCAGTTAAAACTTCTTTCATTCCAATACCATCAAATAATAATCCAGTCAATCCAAAAAGAGTTTTAATACGATGAAAAAAAGAAGTAGAAAATATTTTACTACTTTCTTTAATAAAAAGGTCTTGTAAATCTTTAGCGCTTCTAGGTTTTGCTGGACTAGGCTGAGTTGGATCAGGACACGTAATACCAGCAGCAACTAATCCTCCAACAGAAGGTCCGCCAATAAGATCAAATAATTCATGTATTTGTTTACCAGTTTTCTGTTCAATATAATCAAGAACATTACAAAGTATAATTCCTCTTGTTCCTCCTCCGTCTAAACATAAAACTTTTTTCATTTTATATATCCTTTTTTGAATTTCAATATTGTATTATCGGAACCTTACCGATATAATAAATTAGTTCCAGTCAGAACTTTAAAAAGGAGATGTTCCTATGGATTATGGCATTTTGTTATATCAGTCTCTATCTAATTTAATTAAAATTTCAGAATTCCTTCAATTAAAATCTCGTCAATTTAACTCTCTTCCGAATTTAGGCATTAAATCTTATTTAAAAGAGATTAGCACTATAAAGCTTTGCTGCTCAAGACACTCAGGACATACAAGTGCTATAGTAAAAATGGTTAAAAACAATCCTAACACTATTGTTTTATATCCCAATAAAATATCTTGTAATATTTTCAACTCTCTTTGTGAAAAAGAAAATATAAAAGATGTAAAATGTAAAAATATTAGTAAGGATAATCTTTTAAAATTTAGGGGATTACGAACTAATTGTGTAATAATTGACAATTCTTTTTTTTTGGGCAAAAAAGAAATAGATATGGTTTACGATTTTTGTAAGCCATTTGCTCTACATGAAATAGGTCAAGGCAATAATTTCTTTATTATTTTTATGGAGTAAAAATGAACGAAAATATATTAAATAAAGTTCATAATTGTGATTATTTAGAGTTATTATCAAAAATAGAAACAAATTCAATAAATGTTTTAATAACTGATCCTCCTTTTGGAATAAACTATCAAAACAACTATACTAAACAAATATATGATAAAATTGTAGGTGACGAAAAAAGTTTTAGCTATGATATTTTAGCAAAAGAAGCATATCGTGTTCTTAAAGATAATTCTGCTTTATTTATTTTTACAGGATGGAGCGAATATCCTCATCATTTTAAAGAAATAGAAAAAGCAGGATTTTCAATGAAAGAACCTTTAATTTGTCAAAAAAGACCATCTGGTAAAACTGATTTACATGGTTCTTTTCAGAGCAATGCGGATTGGTGTATTTTTGCTCATAAAGGAAAATTTAAGTTTAAACAAACACAATTATTAAAAAACAAAAAAGCAGGAGTAATTCCCACTAAAGGAAGAAAACCTGTTCCAGAATTTAAAACAAGATTTCCTTCTTGTTGGTTTGGAGAAGAGTATCCTTGGTCTTCAGAAAATCCAGTATTTCAAAAGAAAAACGAAATATATCATCCCACGATAAAATCAAAAGAATTTATAGAATGGATAATACAAATATCTACAGAAAAAGGAGATGTTGTTCTTGATCCCTTTTTAGGATCAGGAACTGTTGCTGTAGCATCTTTGAGTTTAGATAGAAATTTTATTGGTTGTGATATATTAGAAAATTATTGTAAATTATCAGAAAAAAGAATAAATTTAAAAATATAAATAAAACCCTTCAGTTATGACCTTATAGAGAAATAAGTGTTATTAACACAAAATAAACAAAGGGAATTTGTAAGTTATCATACCATTTAATTATAGTTGTCAAATTTTCAAGGACACTAAAAATGAAAATTTTATTTATTTGTAAAAACCGAAACAACATTTACGGTATTTCTTTTGGTCTCGTAAATTCAGCCACTTTCGTATCAAATTATTTAAATTCTATTGGAGTAGAATCAAAAGTAGTTTTAGTTACAGATGGTAATGGTATAGATAAAGAAGTAACTTCATATAATCCTTCTCACGTAATTATAGAAGCATTATGGGTTACTCCAGAAAAACTATATGAGATAATATCTCTAAAAAGGCATGAAGGAAGACAATGGAATGTTAGAATACATAGTAAGATTCCATTTTTAGCTAATGAAGGTATTGCTTTTAAATGGATCATAGAATATGGAAAACTATTCAAAGATAATTATCTTTTTTCTTTATCTCCTAATACTCGTGAATTCACTGATGATATAAGTAAAATATTAGGAATACAAACAGAATATCTTCCTAACATATATTTTCCCACTTATAAAAGTGATACCGTTCAAGATATAAATAAACTAAATAATATAATAGATATAGGTTGCTTTGGAGCTATAAGGCCGATGAAAAACCAACTCATTCAAGCTGTTGCTGCTATTGAGTTTGCTAATTTAATAAATAAAAAACTAAGATTTCATATTAACAGCAACAGAAAAGAACAAAATGGAGATCAAGTTTATCATAACCTAAAAGCATTATTTGAAGGGACTAAAGATGAATTAGTAGAACATGATTGGACGAATTTTAAAGACTTTATTTCACTAGTAAAAAGTATGGATTTAGGGTTACAGGTCAGTTTGACTGAGAGTTTTAATATTGTTGCGGCAGACTTTGTAGATAATAATATTCCCATAGTAGTTTCTCCAGAAGTTAATTGGGTTTGTCCATTATTTTATGCTAGTCCAAATTCTACCGAAAGTATAGTGGATAAATTATATTTTGCTTATAGCACAAAATCTTTTAAAACATACAAATTAAATAATATTTCTTTATACAGATATAATAAAATGGCTAAAAGAGTATGGAATAGATTTTTAGATATCTAAAAAGGGCAAAAAATAAAAAAATCTGGGAGGTTTCGTCTATGTGCTATAGAATATATATTATATGGGCGACGTATCAGACATAATAGATAAAAGCACATTAAAAATACTTCGTAGTATAACTTATAATTTATTTTCTATTCATAAAATAGGATTTAATACTATAGATGGAGCATATTATACAGTCTATGCTAGAAGTAATAATTCAACTCCAAATCTAATAAGATTTTATATAAATACAGATCCAGTTATATTATACAAAGATGATATAACTTCCGATCTATGAAAAATTAGCAGGTGGAACGGTCAAAAAGGCATCTCCCTCATTGATATATACAAAATCTTGATCCTTAAACCATTCATCTTTTTCTGGATTTGTATTATGTAATTTAACAAGTTGATATTGTCCATCACAATCTGCTAGTGCTTTTAAGTAAAAAGCTCGCGTAACCGGATCTAACTGAAATGGTTCTTCATTTATTTTAATATTTACTTTTTTGTCTCCAAAAGTTCCAACTTTTTGTCCTATTTCTCTTCCATCAGGCTCTATCCATACAAATTCTCCATTTTCTCCAACCGGATAATGTTCGCCACAGTTAGAACAAAATGTTGCACCATAAAATATGGGATTTCGAGCATATGTTTCTGAAAGTTTTAATCCCATTACAGTTACACAACCACATTTAAGATGTATATATTTTGTTCTTACTGGCTGTATGAAACCTTTAAGTCTTTCTTCTTTAGAAAGAATCCAATAATCTTTATATTGTCCATTAACATCTTTTTCTAAATTAGGAGTGCCTGGTCCTAAATTAATTGGTTCACTACCTGTTGTTGTCTCTACTTTTTGATTAGCAATTTTATGTTCACTCATATGTTTTCTCCTTTTTATATTATATCGAGAAAATAAAATAAAAAAACCACCCCAAAAAGAGTGGTTTTTTTATTTTTGCGAAAAAATTTAATCAAACTAAACAAGTGCCACAATTAGGACAAAATTTATTTACTGATTTAAATTCTCTTCCGCAAGTATCGCATCTAATTTTCATATGTGTAATTAATGGCTTTTTAACTTCAACATGTTTTGAGTTATATCCTTTTAGGTTGATTACAATTACATGTGTTGCCTCTTCCATTTCTCCGAGATAAGTAGAATAAAAGTTTTGATTAGTTTGAGATCCTTTAACTGTTATTCCATCTTCAAGTGAAGAAGGAAGCGAAGAGGTTGGAGGAGTAGTAGACCTTGTTATATTAGAAGTATATTTTATATTATTTGTGCTACAAGATATACCTTCTTGATTGGATTGACAGAAAAATTCAATTTTTTTATATTTAGGCTGATCATAAAAATCATCATCCCACTCTCTTCTTCTCCAAGGAGAAATAGGGGGAATACGAGGATAGGGAACTGGGTATGGAACGGGGTATGGAACGGGATATGGTCTTGGTTGAGGATAAGTTACAACTGGAGGTTTTTCAAATTGATATTCTATACGAATAATACCATCATCAATTCGATCTCCTCTATGTTCAGATATTTCTTGTGTTTTCTTAATAAATTTAAAAGCATTAGTAACATTATTACCTTTCATAAAACCTAAAAGATCACCAGTTTCACCAGGTGAAATTACTAATTTTGTTCCATTAAGAACATCTTGACCATCAATTTCAACAGAAATAGCAGCCCGAGTTGAATTGAGGTTCTTAAACTTTAAAGCGAATTCTGAGCCAAATGGCAATTGAACGGTATCTGAACCGTTATCCTTAATTTCTCTAAGGAATTTACCATTTTTAGAAACTACTACAGTTACAAATTTCTCTAAATATACCATGACATGATCTCCTTTTACGGCTCACCGTCTGAGAGCCTATTGGTTAAATTAAAGACGGTTGACAACATATTATATACTATTAGTGAGCAAAAGTCAAAAACCTTTTGTATTTTTTGCGCAAAAATAAAGAGGAAAATATTATATTTTATTAGAAAGAATTTTATGACAATTAATAGAAATATACCTTTTGGCAATAATTTTATTAGAGCAAATTTAAAAACCAGCTCACATAAAGATACTTATTCTCCATTCCTGTATTATGTTAATTCGGTTTCGCAAAGTTCTGATAAACTATTTTTAGGAGGAATACCCTTAACTGTATCTAGAACAGGAACTTATTATTACTGTTTAGAAGTTGTATCTGAAAGCGGATATACAGATCAAGGAAAGGCTTTAAGTTTTAATGGATATTGGTTTTCCGTCTTAACAAAAAGCTCTAGAAATAAAATAAATTTCGCTACAGGAAACGGAAATGCTATTCCAAATAAAACTTATTCTTCTATTTTTGCTGGTCTTCCTTTAGCTATAAATTCTAATGGAGAAATATTAGCTCACCAAAATACAATAACACAATTTAGTAACTTTGTAGAAATATCGTGTTATGGAATACCTATTTCTGTTGTTAGAAATGGAAAAAATTGGTATCTTGTAGTTTAATATTTTTTATATAAAAAATAAAAATATTTATTTATTTGAAAAGGGAAGTATCTAATTATTTTGAAATCTTATTATAGATATTTTAATATGGAGGTGATATCTTGACATATGCTACATATGATACTTTGCCTGATATTTGGCCGGAAGAAGGATCTGTCCCTAGAAGAAAATTATCTGGTCTAGTCAGAGAAGCAGCGGCGAAAACTAGTTTAAGTCAAGGCCAAATGGATATTATGATAGTGGGAGATTCTACAACTACTCCTACTGGTGGTGGTGGAAGATTTTTTATTCATTATTTAAATTTGTTATTGGCTGAGTTCTTCGGTAACTTACCAGCAACGCCGTGGTTCTGTACCGTCGGATCCGAAAATCAGAGTTGCATGGTGCGGCGAAATGCACCCATAAGTGCGGGCTTGACTGGGACTGGCAACATTGTTCAGAGCAATGGTACCACCAACCAGATTCCACCGTGGGTAACCGGTCAGATTGCCTCAACTCTGAGATACTCTCTAGATGCACCCGGTCAGGGAGGTGACAATTTAGGTGGGGAAAGTTTTTCGCTTCCGAATTCGATTCTCCAACAGCATATGGAGAATTATGGTGGTGGGCCGATGGGTGTGCCTTCAGGAATCTTCCCCGACGATGGTCGGTATATGGAGGTCATGATTCTTAAGCAACCCCTAGGGGATACGAGTTTGCGACTCTGGAGAGAGGCGGTCAGCTATAGTGATGATACAACCGACGTGACTGGAGTGACCCTGGCGTCGGCCGACTTTCCCATTGACTGTTCTGGCACGGATATTCCAGGTTCGCCCAACTGGCAGCGGAACCTCATCCTTGGCCCGTTTCCTAAGTCTGCGGTTAGTAACCACGCCTATACCCTCGACACGCTCGGCAATACACACATGGGCAAGTACAGCGTAATTGCCTTACGACGTTACCTGAACGCCAATCCGGTGGGTATGAGTGCCTATTGTATATCGGCTGGTGGATATGGAACATGGTCTTGGTTTGGCTCTCCTGGCGATTCATCTGCGTACTTCAATGGCCAGTGTCAGCCGTTTATTAAGACGCTTAACCCTCGTATCATCATTTTTATGATGGGGTTAAACGATGCTTACGATGGCCGAACACCAGATAAGTATATGACTGACACGTGGAATCCCAGCGGTATGCACACCGGCGTTGGTGGTAGAGATATTTATGGGTTGGCGGGAGAAATCCTCCGGGCCTGCCCCAATGCGTTTCCAATTTTTGTGGGTGTCTCGTATCGAGCGAATCAGCAAGAGACAGGCTATGCCACTAATGATGGGTATGCTAAGCAGTATGCGGGTGTGCTCCAGACAATTGCTGCTGCAACAGGCGGCGTCTTCATCAATCTAAGATCAATGCAAAACCGTCTGGGTTGGAACGCGTCATGCGAAGATAACACGGCTAACTGGATTCGGCGTGGTGCATGGGATCCGGCTTACACTACATCCCCGCTATATATCCCGTACAAGGTGCCTGATATTGTTCTGTGGACGGATGGCATCTATTACAAGTGCATCTCCCAGCACGCATCGGATGCGGGGAAAACTCCCGCAAATGGGACGTACTGGGCGAGCATGATGTATAATGCCGGGACTGCATATTCGGTGGGTGATATTTGCCAGTCGCCACTCAATCCCTTCGGTATGTCATACCTCTGGCAATGCCAAGTGGCGTCCACCGGTCACGCACCCCCATCAGACGTAGGCGTTCCTGGGGGTGTTACACGTTACTGGCGTTCTTGGGGTGTGCACACCATCGACGGGACGCACTGGACGCCATACGGCTCGATGCTTAACGCCAAGCTGATCGCAAGAGCCATTATAGGCGGAAATAATTTACGTCCTAAAACAAAACTTATAACTTCAGGAGTATAATATGTCTTTTTACAAAAATAAAGCACAAAAACTAATAATATATGCAACCGATGCTTCTGGTTCTCCAAAAACAGGAGATGCTGCTAATATAACTTCACAAATAACCCTGGATGCGGGGTCTTCAAGCCCAACTAATCAAACTCATCCTACTGAAATAGATGCAACAAACCAAAAAGGATTATATGTATATAATCTTTTAGCGGCAGAGACTAATGCTAATGCCATAGCCGTATCTTCTACATCTACAACTCTTGGAGTTTCTATTGATCCAATAATAATTTATACAGATGATATATGGAATATAACAGATCTAATTGAATCAGGACTGACACCCGCACAGGCATTACGTTTAATTTCAGCAGCAGTGCTAGGGACTTTAGCTGGAGCTAATGGAAATACTGTTACTATAAATGGAGCAGGAGTTAATACTCCAAGAATAGTAGCAAATGTAGATACCTTTGGAAATCGTAACTCAGTAACACTAACAAAAGGAACTTAATACTATTATATTAAAAAATAACTTATTGAGTCATAATCATCTTGATTATGACTCTTTTTTTTTATGAAAATTAAATACTTAAAAAAACTAGATATGATAATTTTATTACTGATTTTTTAATCGTTTTCTCTTATCTTTACCTATTGCTCTTATGAGTTTTTGCGCATCTCTTTTTACTCTTGGCATGAAATCTTTAACCACATCTCTTACTTTCGTAAAGTCAAAATGACAAATAGCTTCCATTTTTGATATATATGAATGAAACTCATCATATCCATAACTATCTGGAAACATTAAATGAACCAGTTCGTGAATGGCTATATGAAACAAGAAAACCGTCAATTTATTTGTTGGAGTTTCACTAGCATAGTTTGACGATCCACTTTCTTTTATTGCTTTTTGTCCCGAACCAGCTTGGTCTCCTAAGATTTTATTAAATAGATCAGGATCAATTAAAGAGGCCATCACAATGGGATTTACCATAACAGCATGGTGTTTAAGTCCTTCTTTGGGTGGCATATATAAAGCTAAAGCTTCATCTGAAAAAATAATGCCAGGAATAAACTTTTTACTTCCATATCTCTTAAAACTACTATGAGATATCTTTGCTGTTATTATCTTTAATACTCTTTGCCATAATATCATCATATTAGAAGTAAGATTAGCTCTTGCTCTAACTATATCAGCAGATACGAAGTTTTTTTGAACTGTTATTGCGGCTGGAGTTATTAATCCATCAATAATTTCTCCAATCTTATCTTTAACATCTATTCTTTCGTCATCTTCATATTGTATAGTATCTATTATGGATTGTAATACTTGAGTTTGCTCAGGTTCTAATTCTATATTTTCTAATGATTTATTTAGTATCTTAGATATTTGTTCTTGAGGAGATCCAAATAGACCTTCAACAAAAACACTTTGTTGAGCTTCCTCTATTGCTTTACGAAGACCAGTTCCTTCTTCTCCTTCGTGCTGTTCTGATTCTCCAGTTGACATTGGAACGGCATTTTGATTTAACATAACAATATTTAAACCGTCTTTGAATAACATATGTTCAGATATTTTTTTTAAAGTTTCTTCTAATTTGTTTTCTATTTCTTCTATTTGAGTTTTATATGGTTCTCTAAGATTTTCTCTACCAGGATCAACTGGATACAATTCAGTTCCCGGACGAGTATTAGTCATTATATTACATATTATATTTGCTTTTGGAATATAGTTTCTATCAAATTGATATTGATTATTTAAGAATACATAAAATCTTCCAGAATAACTAGTTTTTTTACAAAAGAACTGAACTGATGTTTTTGTCCCCTCTTCGTTAAAATCTAATCTCCCTTTTTCTGGTAGTAAACCTTCTTCACTAAGTAATAAAACTCCATTTGCTACATCTTTTTCTGATTGAGTTTCGCTTATTTCATCAGACAATCCACTAAATCCTCCACCTATAGGCTTTAGCTGAGTTAATAAAAATGTAGGTTGAGCCGGTTCTTTATTTACTGATATTTTTAATATACCATTTGTAGCATATTTGTTTGCTAAATCTAATATAGAAGAGTTATAAACAAAAGGTATAGCATAGAGAGTCAAGGTTGTTCCTTTTCCGCTTTGAACAATCGAAGGGGGAGCAGAGTATTGAACGGATTTAGGTGTTCCCATGTACATATTTTTATGAAATTTACTTGAATGTATTCCACTAGTGTCTATAGACCAACCTTCTTGTGGAACCTCTTGAATTAAAGCCTTAGCTATACCAAAGCCACCAGCGGCTTCTACATCTTCTTGTTTTCCACTTTCAAAATAAACAAAGAATTTTCTGGAAAGAGTATTCCAGTCCATACCAGTTCCACTATCTGATACTACTAAATCCATAGTAGTATTATCTTGATTGGGAACTGTATATATGTCAATTCTAACCTGATTAGTTGGATCTAATCCCCTTTGTTTCATAACGGCATCTGCTGAATTTTGTAAAACTTCTCTAATAACCCTTAGAGATCTTGCCGAAGCATCTCTTGTGGAATAAATAGAAGATTGTAAAAATCTATTCATTCTGTCAGCATTTACTTCATCAGCAAACTCGGGGGCCGATTGTGAACTTCCAGAAGCAATTTGTCTAAATTGTTCTTTTTGTTCTATACTAAAATTCATATTAGAAATAGCATAGAGCATATTGTAAATAACTTGGAATATAGGAGTGTTTTTATTTTCTAACCTATTTAATAAAGACTGTGTAGTTTTTATGGTATTATGAAGAGTTTCTATATTAGCTATATCAGGAAAGATTTCTGCTGCTTTTTGAGAAATTGTCGGATCAGGACTTCTTACTCCAACCTTAAAAATATAAGAAGCTTCATTTAAGTGTTTTATTATATTACCAAGAATATTTCTAAGTGGCATCAACTTGTTGTCATTAGGAGATAGAGAGAAAGAGTCGTTCCACGCTTTTAATTCGTTTATGTCAGCAATTTTTGCTGCTAATTTAAGAAAATATTCTACACTATATAATTTATACCAGTTCATTTTTGTCCCAATATCTATTAGCATTCTGTAAAGCCAAAATCATATTTCTTGCTCCACTAGGATTTTGACTATGAACTCTCCATTCTAATCGTGATATTTCGTTTAAGAAAGCATTTTTTTTCAATATATTTCGCCACATCATATCCAGATCCTACTCCTGGCAAATTACCCAAATCATGATCTAATGAAATATATTTTACATTTTTAGTGTTTAAATAGTTTATTGCTTCTGGTGCAGTTTTTACCCATATTTCATTTCCTGCGGCTCCATATAACCTTTGTATTTCTGGATTCTTAGGATCACGTTCATCATCTAACCATAATCTTATTTTTTGCGAAAAATTTTCCTCTGGATAATCTTCTGTTTCATTTTGTGCGATTTTATACCAGTTCATTTTTATTTTCCCGCGAAAAATCCTAATTTAATAAAAAACTCTACTTTATCTTGTTCTGGTATTTTTATGTTAAATTCATTCATAAATATAAGTGCTATTTTTTCTATTAAAGCATCAGGAACTTGATCTTTTTTACTTTCCATATTAGCAAAAAAATAAGCAAACTCTTCTTTTTTTGCTAAATCTCCAATTTCTTTTATTGAATCGTTTTTGAAGTTCATGACTATTTATTGTGAAAAAAATCTCACAATTCCTTTAATATTTAAGTATATCTCGCTCTAAATATTTCTACTTTATCTTTTGGGACAACTATTCGTATTCTTTGTAGTCCAGTATCTCTTAGATAAGCAAAACGATGTCTTCCATCTAGAAATCCTACTTGTCCATTTTCGTCAATTGACATATAAGGCATTTCTATTTTATCTAATTCTTTTATTTTATTATATTTTTCAGGAAAACCGCCTTTAGCATGTGGTCCAACATAAAAATTAGTATCTTTTTGTAAATCTATATCTGCCTTTTTTACATCAATTTCTATAATAACATTTTTACTCATATTTAATTGGGGTGGATAAAAAGTTTTATTTTGTGCTTCTTTTTTTACTTCTGATAAACTTTTTAATAATTTAAAAGCTTGTGTCCAGTTTTTTTTATCAATAAAAACTTGTAATTTTTTCTTAAAAAAAGGAGAAACTTTTTCATATAAATATCTTTTTCCATCTATATATACAGCCATTTCTCCTAAACTATTATACATACCAATTTGTAATTTTGGAGATTTTCTTTCAATCTCTTCCGTAAAAAGGCTTATTTGTTGAGAAAATTTATACCAGTTCATTTATTTTACCAATAACATAAAACTCTCCAAAATGTAGAGTCGGTATTTCTCATTAGATATAAATATTTAAGTCCATCAACAGTTTGAACACATTCCATTCTATTACTAAGAACACCTGTTCCAAAACCGTTTGGAGCCTGCCCGGCTTGTTCTATTCTGTTCTTTGGTATATCATAATAGAAAATTCTACCTGTCATAAGTGCAGTAGAGTTTTCACTGGCTATGTATATTCTATCTAAATAATCATAAGCATACATAACTCCTGTAGTATAAGTAACTAACTGAGGAGATGTAGATTGAACTTCCCAAATTTCAGTTGCTATGTTATATTTATCAATTTCATTAGTTGCACCCCCCTTAAATGATATAAAATATCTTCCAGTAGATGTTGTGTCCGGAGTGGCTCCATCGCCTGTAGTTAAGTTCGGTGCCCATATTAAAATATTACCTGCTGCTCTTACTGGTAAGTTTAATATAGAATAACTTGTTCCAGCCACAGATGAAGTTATGGTTCCTGTTGTTAAAGTTGTAGTTGCTGATGCTGTGATTGCTACTTCTATTCCGTGGTTAGCTGTATCAGTGTTCGTAGCAGTAACTTTTACCCTTCTACCAATATGCTCACCGGTTATCCAGTTCTGTGTGTTATCTACTATAGAAGTTGTTGAGCCTGATCCACTAGCAACTCCATAGTTATCCATAATACAATATACATTTGCGGTAGTCATTTCAAGAGATTGTGCTCCGAAATAAAGATCATTATTACTATTTGAAACAATAGGAATTTCATTTCCAAAGTTAGGACCACACAAAACTCGTATTTTTCTTGCTGCTCCACCTATCCAATAGTTAGATATCCATGACTTAGTTGAATCAGCAAGTGAAGTTTTTGCCGTAACTCCACCGTCAATTCCTGTGCATACACTTATTAATCCATTTCTAGTAGAATCTCCCTTAAAAGAGTCTTCTGTTCCAAATGCCCTTGAGTCAATGATAGCATATTTAGAAGTTCCAGTAACGGCAGCAGTATAAGTGGCTACTGTTATAGACGATGCTGTATTACTTACTATTTTTCTACATTGAGTAACTACACCTTGACCAGCAGACTGTATAGCGGCAACTAAAAGATATTTTCCAGCATGTTCGTTTACTGTCCAACTTTTTCCGTAATCATAAAGAACAGTCGTAGATTGAGCATTAAAAGTAGCAGAAGAAGCAACTGAAGAGTTAACGGCATATTGAAATCCAGTAGAAGTTATTCCTAAAATAGTTCCACTACTAACATTATAATAGTTACCAGCAGAAGTATCTCCTGTTACAGTAACTACGTCTCCTAGTTTAAAGTTATGAGTTGCTACAGTAGTAACTGCGGTCGCTACTGCTCCTACAGTAATGGTCACTGTTAAGTTAGAAGCACCGGAACCACCTGTAGTTGCTACCGTTCCAGCACTATAAGTAACTGTACCTGTATTTTCTAATTGAAGTGTAAGAACGGCTCCTGTTGATGGAGTTATTGTTAACACTCTAGCGGTAGCACCTGAACCAACACCACCGGCTATAGTAATTAAGTCGTCTATTCTATATCCTGTTCCACCATTTGATACAGCTACCGTTAAAACTCCACCAGTAATTCTAGTAGCAGAAGCTAAACCTATTGGTGGACCAGCATTTAATGATCCGTTCATTTGTTGTGCAGCAAAACCGTTAGCTACACCATATTCAAATGCTTTAGAAGGTATAAACATATCACCACCTATACTATACTGATACATAGAAGACACGCCACCACCAATGCAATATATTTTATCAGTATCAGGAGTTATAGTATATGTATATGTGCTTGCTTGTGGGACCGTATCCCATTTTCTTGTAGTCCAAATTCTAGTTATATCATTTACTAATATATTTCTTTCTTGAACTAATCCTGTAGCTGTTTCTGTAATATTGACTTTATAATTAGAATAAGCTCCGGTTGTCCATGTTTTTCCACTATCTACCATAGTATAGCTGGCATCAGAACCATTAGCTCCATTACCTGATAATGTTCCTGAATCTATATTGGTATCAAGATCATGAATACAAGATATTGCCGCATCAGTTGGTAAGGCGGCAGCTAAAACGTTAAAAAGTGTTAAATAAGCAGATTTTGTATACCAGATATCTGCGGCAATATCATAATATTGCCAACTATAATATGGAGAGGCGGCTAAAGAGCTTAATGCCCAAATTCCACCAGATTTAACCACAAATCTTGAAGTAGAATCAGGTTGAGTAGTCCAAGGAGAATCAACTGTGATAATAGAGCTTTCTATTTCATAAAGAGATCCAGCGGCTGGAGTTGTAGAAAACGAACAATAAAACCAAGGATCAATAGCAGACCAGTTATAATCTGATATTGTCAAGACCGTGCTAGTATTAGATAAAATCTTTCTTATTTGAGTAGGACCTGTTCCATGTGTTATTCTAACTTGATAATCTCTCCATTGATTTTGAGCCCAGTTTCTTTTCATTATACCAGCATTGGTATCTGTTATCGAAGTCGCTGCACCAGAAGTTGCATTTCCCTTATCGACAATTGTAGGAGCAGAAACTGAAGTTATAGTTCTTTCTTGACCTGCTCCTTTTCCAGCAATTATTTTTATTTTATAGTTAAGAAGAGTTTGACCAGTTAAAGCTGCTATTTGAGTTTTTGAAGAAGTTATACCAGCAGCAATAACTCTTCCATAGTATCCACAATGAGCAGCGTAATCTATTGCTAAAAATGTAACTGGAGTTTGTAATGATGTTGCTAATTGTGTCCATCCATCTGTATAAGTATCATAACGATAAAGAGAACCTAAAGATTGATAAAATATATAACGGTTGCCTTTTATTTGACTTCCTACCAAAGCCATACCGGCAGCAGTAACAACCGGAGCAAATCTCATCCATTCAAAAACTGGAGTGTCAACTTGAACTTTTAATGTGTTAGAAAATACCATATTATTATCCTATATTTTTTACCATGTCAATTTAGATCTAATACCATTAGCATAAGCGTTTCTTGCTGTATCAATTATAAAAAAACGACTATCAATTTGGGTTGCTGCTGATTGTGCTTGGCCACCGAAGTTTACTACTACTTGTCCCATATTAACTGTAGATGCTACCGCTGTAGTAGAAGCCGTTCCTGCAATGGTGCAGTTTAAGTTAGCAGCAGTTCCTTGTTCTACTGCTACTCTTTGTCTTTGGACTGAATCTACTACAGCATTACTCTCAAGAACTTTAAGAATACGACGAAGAAGAGTTACCGAGTCATCTTGTGCAACATTTATTACAGTATTATCCGCATTAGTTACTAAAACTTTTTTATTTGCCATTTTTTACTCCGAAACAACTATCCAATTTGAACCATTAGAAACTAATTCTACAAATTCATTAAATAATTCTAAAAGATAAGAAGATGCTCCATCTATAGTTTGTTCTCCTGTGGTTTTTATTGTAACGATATTGGCAGAAGAATCTGTTTTTTTTAATAAATAAAATTGTCCAGATATATCAATCGCACTTGGTAAAGTAAGATTAAAAGCTGCCGAAGTAGCATTAGCTTCAATAACACAATCATTTACAGATAAAGCATAAGCTATAGTCGTATAGTAATAATTAACAGCTATTCCTGCTTGCACCAAAATTTTGCTCTTAAACATTGGCATAATTAAATATACTAAAAAATATAAATATTTCCTTTTTAATGAGCAAAAACCGTTACGATACCAGCAAACCTATTGTCTGGCACTGATGAAACTTTTACGATAACAGTATTAATATCATTATCTACTATATCAGAAAAAATTATGTTATTGTTATTGTCAAATACATTACATATTATATAATTAGAACTAAGATTATGAGAAAAAGTTATAGAATATGATCCTAAAGTTGGGCCTGACCAATCTGATGTAGAATTAAATAATAAAGAATTAGATAATACCATACCAGAGTATCCACTAGCTCCATCTAAACCGGAAGTGCCAGAATAACCTGAATACCCACTTAACCCCATATCTCCAGTTGAACCAGATGTTCCAGAATAACCTGAATAACCACTTATTCCAGAATAACCTGAATAACCAGACGTTCCAGAATAACCTGAATAACCACTTGTTCCAGAATAACCTGAATAACCAGATATTCCAGAATAACCTGAATAACCTGAATAACCACTTGTTCCAGAATAACCTGAATAACCAGACGTTCCAGAATAACCTGAATAACCAGACTTTCCAGAATAACCTGAATAACCTGAATAACCACTTGTTCCAGAATAACCTGAATAACCAGACGTTCCAGAATAACCTGAATAACCAGATATTCCAGAGTATCCTGAATAACCAGACGTTCCAGAATAACCTGAATAACCAGATATTCCAGAGTATCCTGAATAACCACTTGGGCCTGAATACCCAGAGTATCCTGATATTCCTGTTCCTGAATAACCAGAATAACCTGATGTTCCTGTTCCTGAATAACCAGAATAGCCTGATGTTCCTGTTCCTGAATAACCAGAATAGCCTGAATATCCAGAGTATCCACTTGGTCCTGAATATCCAGAGTATCCACTTGGTCCTGAATATCCAGAAACTCCTGAATATCCAGAGTATCCAGATATTCCTGTTCCTGAATAACCAGAATAGCCTGATGTTCCCGAAGACCCAATTGACCCATTTATACCTGAATAACCTGACACTCCAGAATAACCAGAGTAACCTGATATTCCTACTCCTGAGTATCCTGAATAACCCGATTTTCCTGAATAACCAGAGTAACCTGACGGTCCAGAGTAACCTGAGTAACCAGAATTTCCAGAATAACCTGACATTCCCATTCCTGAATAACCAGATGTTCCTGAATAGCCAGAAAATCCAGAATAACTTCCTGACTCTAAAATGTCTGCTATTGACTTAAAATTGTCATTAATAAAAGTTAAAGATTCACCGGTTGGATCTGGATATACAATCTGTAGTTGTTTATATGGGATGGGTCTATAAATTGTCACATTATTTCCTGATAAAATAGTATATTTATTATACTATCAAAAAATATATCTTCCTTTATTAAATAAAATAAGAAGTTCACAATTTGTGAACTTCTTATTTTATTTAATAAATATGTTTAATAAATATGTTTAATTAGTTAGTTAGTCTAATATAAACTCTATTTACTTCACCTATTTGGCCTCTATACAAAACTAATGCTGTGATTGGGAACATTGTTCCATCAGCAATAGTTACATGACTTGTTAGTTTAACAGAATTTTTCTTCAAAGTGAATGCTTCATAATAAACGTTACAATCATTTGGGGATGGATGTTTTAAACTAAAATTATAAAGAATATTAGCATGGTTTTGATCTGTTGAGAGAAGACCTCTTATACGAGAACTACTTGCATGTATATTACTATATGTTACTGACGGATAAACAGTAGTCATTGTAATAGTTACACTATTAAGAAATGTCTGATAATCAGCATAAGAGTGAACGGATGCTGGAACAGATTTGTCCGCTATGTTTGACCAATCATAACTTACCAGAGAAACTTTTTTACCTGCTTTAGTAATTAAAGTGCCAGTTAAAAGTATTCTTGGTTTTGCTATCGCACTAATTTTTGTAGTCATTTTATATCATTCTCCTTGAAAAATATTTTAATGTTATCTATTTATACAAGACAAATAAAAATATTCCTTTTTGTTTTTTTAAGAAATATATTAAATATCTTAATATATAATACAAGACAAAATAGTGTTATCCTTTTATTTTGCGCAAAATTATTATTATTAAAGGTAAATGTATTTTTTAACAGTAAAACACATTATGAACTGGTATAAATTATCTCAATCTTTAGTTGATTTTCCTGTTTTATATCGTGGCACTCCCAAACCAGACCCAAATCCTCAACCAAGGTTTTCATCTGCTACATTTTTTACTACAAATCCTCAAAAAGCTTTAGGATACGGAGAAGTGGTATCAATGTATAAACCAATAAGATCTATAAAAATATTAAATTCAAATTCTATGTCAGCAAAAAAAATACTACAAGAATTTGCAGATATTTACGAAAAACATCCCGAGACAACAAAAATCGTAGGAAAAGAAAATGAATTTTTTAACTATGATACTTTCTCGGATGTTCCAGAAGGGATATTCTTATATCCAACACCAGCCTGGGTAGATTTTCTAAAATCAAGAAAAATAGAAGCAACACAAAATGAAGATAATATTTGTCTTATATTTCCATCATTAGTTAAATATATTGGTGTATGGAAAAAATAAAAATCCATCATTTTTTAAGTGATGGATTAAAAATAATTTTTTTAATGAATACACTCTTTTATCTATTTTTTATTTCTTAAAAATCTACAAAAATCAAGCATACTTTTATTATCATACCATCTAATTGTATATCTAAGTGGAAATATACTATTATTATAATCTACTTCTGTTCTCATGAAACATTTTTCATTTTGATTTTGAATGTTGCGAATTGTTTCTAATACGCTAATAATGTTTTCATAATTGTCGCTAACAAAAGAAATATAACTTTCAAAGTCTATATTCCCTCCCTGACAGGAATATAATGTTTGAATACCTTCAAAACTATTAAGCCATTTAACGATTGGAACGATTTCTTCGTCAACTTCTGCTGTTTTTATAATAATTTTTTTAGTTTTATGCTTCATTTTTTTCATTCTCACTACATCCCTTTATTACTTGATATTTTCCATTAAAATATTTCATCATTATATTTAGTCTATCAGCGGTTAAAGGATCAATTCCTATATAGTTATAGCCATTAGAGATTGCTTCTAACATTCTAGGCTCCCCAACTAGCAGAATAGTCTAAAATTAAATCCAGTGGCTCACATTGACACTCCGCTAGATAAATCTTAGCGGATTCTTCATTCAACGATCAAGCTTGCTTAAATTTTTTCTGTCTTTTAAGTAGAGGTTCAATCTCATCCTTACTCTTTCAAGAAAGAATAACAGAGTTTTTATTTCTGTTCTGAAGCGTAAATTTCCCCGTGTCCCGGGGTATCTTTCTGTTCCGTCTTCTTTTGAGATATTCTATTATATTATTAATATTCGAGATATTTGGAAATATTTCTTTAATAAAAATAAAGAGAACCTGAATTTCTCCAGGTTCTCTTTTTATCTTATCCTATTGTGTTTTCAGATATTAAGTAGCAGAGCTTACATTAATACGAGAAACCGAATAATCGTTTACTATAACTATTCCAACTTCTTCGTATATTACCCAGCCTAGACGTAGTTTCTTTGGATCATCAGCAGGTAATACGGTAATATCTTGACGAATTGGGAAAGCTCCAACGGTATCAGGAGAAGCTACAACTAGAACTGTAGAGCTATCCATACGAGAGCTAACGTGAATGTCAGCAGTATATAGGTGACCATAAAGACCAGTTGTTATAATTTCTCTCTGAGTTGCTTCATCATAGAAAGTCTTACCGAATGCCCTAACAGAAGCGAACTGATTAGCGTGCATAACGATCTTAGTAGCAACAAGGTCGTGCTGTTCGATCATACGGAAGGCTTCATTTAAAGAAGCAGTTGAAAGAGTACCGAAGTTAATTACGACATTACCGCTGTTTGTTGCAGCAGCTAATGCAGCGCTAAAAATATTAGTATCTTCTTCCTTTTGAATAGCTTCTTTAGCCTTGATCTGAGCTCTATCTACGATGTAGAATCTACGAGCTTTGATCTCAGACAGACGAACGGTTGGATGAGCAGCGATTTCAAAAGTAGGAACCAAAATTTCCTCGCCCTCTTGGATTTGATCAGGAACTGCACCTCTACGAGAAATAACCCAAGCTACGGCAGCAACATCTCTCTCATAACGAGCGAGTGCGCCTTGTGGTAACTCATCTACCATTAACAGTTTGCGACCTACTGCCTGATATTCTAACGAACGGCGTATTGGCTCGACCATCGCTTGAGCTAACGCAACTCTACCTTCGTCAGTTTCTAGTGCTTGAGCAATAATTTCTTCTTTCTGTGTGTCAGTTAATTTGTTTAAAGCCATGAAAAAAAACTCCTTTATTGTCTATTTTTTAGGTATTCGTAAACAAACCCTAAAATGATAGTTAGTTAAAAAAAACTTAATTATATTTGAAGAACAAATGTAATATAGGTACCGAGAGAAGTAGAACCGCTAACATCAGTGCCAGGAACACCACTTGGCCACGCTGTTGGAGCAGCTACAAGTTTTGCAACAACATTAGCTGTTCCGCCTGGAGTTGAGGAAGTTAGTTTACCTGTAGTTCCTACGTATAGACTATTAGCTGTAGCAGTAGTAACCATAGTTCCATAAAGATCGGTTGCAAACTTGCCACCGCTAGTATAGATTGTGATTTTTCCTGAAGCTCCAGTCTCATTGTAAAAATCGCTTACTCTATTTTCTGTCCATCTTTTTTGTCCTGCGCCATTAATAATTAATTGTGTAGCATATGGAGTGACAGAAGAGCTTGTGCTTTGAGTATCACCAGCTACACCTAAAATCGAGTCTGTATTACCATTTGCTCTGACAGCATATCCACCACTGAGAGTTACGAAGTTGCCCGCGAGAATATCAGTTGTCCAGTTAGGATCAACATAATATTCATCTGCTACTACTTGAAATATCGGAATCAATGCCATTTTTGTATCTCCTTGAAAATACTTATCTGTCTAAAACTTTGTTAAAATCTAAATCTATTTCTTGAGCTTTTTTGTTCATTTTAGAAAGAGTAAATAAGCTTGATAACTTATTTGACAGTTCTGCTTGAGAACTACGATGATTACTCTCTTCTCCAATGACTACGGGAAACTCTATCCCGTCTGCTACTGTGTTAAGTCCTTTTTTGGCAGAAAACATAGCATTTTCAATGTCATGTAATTGTGCCATTTTATATCCTTTTAGTTCAGATACTTTAGAAGCAAGCTGATCAGCTTTTATCTGACCTCTTTCTAACATGCGGCCTGCTACTCTAAATGCTTCTGCTTCAATTTTTTTACCATCTTCGGACTTTGCTATTACAGTGCCTTTATCTTTTTCCTGTTTTTCAGGAACATTCTTTTCGTTTTTAAATTTTCCACCACCTGCCGGTATGGAAGGATTATCTTTTGGTGATGACGGTTTATCTTTAAAAGTTTCTTTTTCTTTTCCTAAGAAACCATCTTTAGTTTCTACATCAGTAGTTTTAACTTCAATAGCTTTTACTTCTTTTTCATCACCTATCTGTGAATCACCGTTTATTGGCTGGATATCTTTATCTTTAGATACTGGTTCTTTCGGAGCCAGTTTCTTTTCTTCAGCCTTTTTATTCATAATATTTTGAATTCTTTCTGCCATTGCAGTTAATTTATCTCTGGTAGAAGCTGCTCTTGAGTTTCCTTGACCCTGAGATCCGCCAGTAGCTCTAGTATCTCCTCCTTCTAATTGTTCTTCACCCATTGCTGAGCTACCTGCTGGAATTTTAGGAGGATCAATTTCTTTAATTTCTTTTTCTTTTCCTACTAAAGCATCTCCTGTTGGAACTTCTGGTTTTTTTGCATCAAACTTAGATTCTTCACCCATAGTTTTATTATCTTTAACCTTACCTATATCTTTGCTCTCTTGAGCATTTTCCTGTTGAACTGCTTTTTCTTTAGCATTTCCCAGGTCTCTATCTTTACTCTTTAGATTAACATTCTCGTTAATATTTTGAGATTTTTTATTAAGAACATTCATTACTCCAGAAAGATCTAAACCTACTCTGCCAGTTCTACCAATGTATCCTGGTTTCATAGTATTAGCTTCTTTTACAATGTCTTCTATCGAAGTTTCTGTCATTTCTGGCTTTCCTTCTTTATATTGCTCGCCTTCATCAGCTAATTCTTGTTTTTCTTCTTCTTTAACTTCTTCTACTACTTCTGTTTCTTTTCCTTCTTTATTTTCAGGTTTTTCTTCAGATTGTTCTGTCTCTTTTGGTTTTTCTTTCTTTTCTTCTTTATTTTCAACGGGTTTCTCTGTTTTATTTTCGCTCTTTTCTTCGAGCTTTTCTACTCTTTCTTCTAATGTTTGTGTTGATTTATCGGAAACTTCAGATGGTTTTTCTCCATCTTCTTTATCTTTAATGTTTTCAACTAAAGCCGGAGGAAGATTAGAAGTTTGTTCAGTAGTAATAGGCTTAACTTCTTCTTCGCCTATATTAACAGGTTCAATTTCGGTGGTCTCTATTTTCCCACCTTCACTAGTAGGCTCAACTTCAGTTGTTTCTACAACTCCAGTTTCTTCTGATCCTTCTTCTTTATTTTCTTCTTCACCAGTTTCTGTTCCTAAATTTTCATCTAAAACTTTATCAGCAACCTCGTCTATTTCTTTAGCTGCACCCTCTGGTACTTCTATGGAAACATCTGTTTTAGGAACATCTACTTGATGATGCTCTTCATTTTCAGGATTTTCTCCCATAGCAACGTCTACAGCTTTATCTAATTGTTCAATTACATCAAGAGGAAGAGTTATAGTTACTCCTTCTGTTTCTTCTTCCATATTTTCTTCCATATTTTCTCTAGAGAAAGGTTCAATATCTACAATATTTTCTTCTACCATAGGTTCTTCTTCCACATTAGGTTCAACGCTATTACTCATTTCATCAACTAGCATATCATCCATTTGTGCATATTTAGACTTAATGGAAGAACATATAGTAGAAGCCTGTTTCAGTTCAAAACCCATTCTTACATAATCTTCCATACATTCAGAAGAAGCATCTTTATCTGACCATATTTCTGCAACTTTAATAGCTAAACCATTAGAATATACACCTGCCTTCTTAAGAGAATTACATACACATTCATATAATGGCTTGCCTTCACATGGCCCACTTAAAGCTATAGCATTCTTACCAAATCTAATAGCTAATTTTTGTCTGCACATTTCAGATGGGAACTTATTTCCATATAAACTAGTCATTGCCTTTTTCATTTCGCTTATTACAGAACTGTCTTTAACACTTGCTGTTTTTATTTGTTTTAACAATCCCTTATTCTGCATTGCTATAATAGTATTGCCTTTTTCCTTAATATCTAAAGCATCAAATTGCTCTTCAGTTACTTGTAGTTTTTTAAGAGCTTCAACAAATGATTGTTTTGCTCTAGAACAAGATTCACAAGCTATTTTTATAGTAGGATTCCAAATCCATCTAGCATAAATTTCTTTTGGATTTTTAATATTTACAACATAATCTAATTCATAAGGAATACCAGTATCTAAGCATAACATTTTCTTTCCGCCTAAAGATAAGGTATTAGAATTACCAGTTATTGGACTTATAGAGCCCAGTTTTATCTTACTTTCACTTAGTTTTTTAATAGAACTTGGTGTCAACTTAGTAAACTCCGCAAACTCTCCAAGTTTAATAATATCCTTATTAGATGCCATTGCTGGTGGTTGTTCTGCCAATCCTGCTCCTGCTGGAGCGGCAGGAGGTGCAGTTGGAGTTTCTGTTGGTGGCATTTCAAAACCTGCTCCTTCAGTTTCTTTTTCACCTTCTTTTTCTTCTTCTTTTTCTCCAGTTAATCCAGACCATTTTGTTACTTTAACATCAATTTCAAAAACCATTTCCGATCCACAATTATTACACTTTCCAGTACCTTTAATAATATCTAAGTCTGTGCTTCCACATACAGGGCATAAAGAGCCAGGAGGCTTTGCTGACATATCTTCAGCATCTCCTGCTAAATCTGCTCCCATATCTGATTTCTCAAAACTTTCAAGTGGAGGCGTTCCTCCTGCTGGTGCTGCTCCTGGAGGAGTCGGTAATGTTGCTCCAGCACCAGGTCCCTGGGATGCTCCAGCCTGTCCTCCCATTTCTCCTCCAAACATTTGAGCTTCTTTAACTAGGTTTTCTCTATTTTCTTTTCTAGAAGCAGTCAGTGGATTGTCCATTGTTGACATGCCGGGCATTCCATGACGAACTAGTTTAAGATTTTCATTATCTTCTTCGTCTATTTCTTTTGGATCTATATCTAAACCTGCCATATCTTCTTCGTCAGTTGGAAAAAAATCCTCATCAGCAAATATACCTTCTGGAGTTTCAGTATCAATATCTGTAGTTGGATCAAATATATTTGAATCTTTAGGTTCAAGTAGTTCCATATCTTTATTCATCCAATCATCAAATTGAGCTACAGTTTTCTTTTCTTCTTCATTTAAGTTTTCTACATTTTTAAGAGTAGCAACAACTACCGAATTCTCTTCATCAATATCAACTTTAGTTAAAGCTACCTTAACTTTATTGTCATTAATTTCTTTTATGGCAACTTTTATTACTCCTTTTAAGAAAGCTTTTTTATCAGTAGGTTTGGCTTCTATTTCAGATAGACCAGCCAAAACTTGATAAGAACCATCTTCAGGTCTATTTAATTCGTTAATGGCATTTTCAAACTGAGCCACTTTATCTACCTCATTAACGTTCTCTATACCAGATTGCATTTTAGTTTTTGCTATATTCTCAACTTGTTCCATACCCTTTTCGCTAGCAGTTATAGTTTTTATAGCAGAAAAAATATCATCTGTGCTAAATTTCTCAAGTCTACTACTAACACTGTTTAGTAAAGATTCTACAGTATTAGAAGTATTAACAGAAGTAGAAGCCAACTTAGAGAAATACATAAATTTCTGTTTGTCATTTTTAATTTCATTAGTTTTATTTGGAAGAGCATTTATTAAAGAAACAAATGCCGCCTTATCTAACACCTTAGAAGATTTGGTCAGATAATTAATTGCTTCTTTTATTTCTTGTGGAGTTTTTCCATAATAAGCAATAGTATCAGAGATGGCTTCCATAGCAGTTTTTACTATTTCCTTTGAATTCGCCCATCTCTTTGTTTGTTCTGTTTTTGATGCTTCTAATTGTTTTTCTGTAATAACATCCAATTCAGCATAACTATGCTTAGACAGAAAATCATTAAGTTGTTTTTCAGTAATAACTTGAGTTTGATCTACACTTAATAAAGATCCCATTAGTCTACTAGCATCTGTCCATTGCTTTTCTGTAATAACTTCAGGAAAATCATTCCAACGAACAACATAACCACTCTTTATTTGTTCCAACTGTTTTTCTGTAATAACATCTGGAGAGCCTGTTCTTTTTTGAGGAGTCTCACTAGTAGTAACATTAACATCTTTTGGCTTATCTAATTGCTTTTCTGTAATAACTTCAGGAGAAATATTAGTTCTTTCTCCTGTGAATTTAGCATTATCTAATTGCTTTTCTGTTATAACAGAAGTATCATGGGCAGCAGTTTTTTCGATAACACCTTGTTCTGAAACCTTGTTGTTAACCATTCCTATAGACTCCTTAATATTTAATTTATTATAATTATCGGGATAATTTTGTATTTTTTCAGCCAATATAGCTAGTCTGTCTTTTAAGTTTCCAAATACTTTTGTAAATTCCTTCTTTTTTTCTTCAATAGAAGAAATTTTTGGTTTAGTAATAGATCCAACTCCTCCAATATCTTGAGTTGAGATATCTGGAGCCGAAGGTGTTTTAACTGGTGATTGAACTGGGGGAGAAACGATAGGCATTGCCGGTTTTGTTAAATTGATATCTGAATCTGCTTTTATAATATCAGGAGAAGGAAGTTGAGCATATCCCATTTCAATTAACTCATCAGCTATAGATTGAACATTAGCAAGGGTCTCTACTAGATCGCTTACATATTCTAGTGAAATATTAGCTTTTTGTGCCATCATACTTTTTGCTACTTTTTCTATTTTCTCCATAGCATCTGTTAGATATTCTATTTCTAACATACCTGCTTCTTTTATCATTTTATTTTCAGCTATAGAACATGTTCCAGTAGGACAATTTGATCCTAATTTAACTACTAATTCTTTTAGATTAGCAACTTTTTTAGCCAATTCAGAAACATTAAAAACTTCTTGGACTAAACAAGAATGACATGCTGGATTTACGACGAAACTATCTTCTATAAATTTAACATCAAAATTATGCTCATATATTTTAGCTTCTTTATGTTCTAGTTCTCTAGTTTCATCCTTCATTTTACCACAAACGGGACAATTATCTTTAGGTTCACATGGAGAATTGTGATATTGACATTCTATTTTTCCGCTAAATTTTTTATTTTTTCTATTTTTAATGTGATCACAATATTCATCTGCTACCGAAGCTCTTTGATGACACACTGAACAGCAAGAGTGATCTACAGAACATCCCATTGATGTGCCAGAGATAAAACCCTCTTCTACGCCTCTTGCTAGTCTAGGATAGGCAATCCTATCTACCATTGCTATAATATAAATACCTTCGGATGGATCATCATACCAAGCGTGAACGCATTTACCTCTAGCTTTTTCTATATCATCATTTTGGTGATTACAGAATATAGGAACACCAATAAAGGTTTTAGCTGCTTTTTTAAGTTCTACTTCAGAAAAAGCATCTCCATTATCATTTACTTCATCTTTTTTTATTGCGAAAATTTTAATAAAGAGATGTTCTGGTTTTTCTTTTATCATTGCTTCTATATCAAATCCACCTAAATTAGTATTTTTATCTACTGAAGCAATTTTTACCATCTTTAAATTATATTCTTTCCAGTTTGGAAGATTTAATACATCAAATTTTATTTGTTCTAAATATTTAGCCTTTTTCATGAAAGACATAATGAAATACCTTTTCTATAAACAATGTATAAAATTACTATTGTTAAATAGTAATAATAAATCCTTTATTTTTTTGAAATAAATATATTTTCTATAATACCTGCTGTTTTAATTATATCATTTTTAATATCGTCAGTTATATTAACATCTTCTTTTGAATATTGAACTCCTAAATATCCAAATAAATTCATTCTTACTTTTAATCTGTATTTAATAATAAATCTAGCTTCAACATTTATTAAATGATTTTTTAGAAAACCGCTTTCTATTTGTTCTACTTTTTTAAAAGAAACATTATTAGTCCTATTAGACTCTTCTAGCATACTAATTATTTCTGTTACTAAAGAAGTTGGAACATTTTGAAAACCTAAAAGTTCATGAGAACATCCTCTTTTACAAGACTCATGTGTTCTAGATATCTTTTTTATAGCAGTTCCGTCAAAATATTCTCCACCATTATGAAATCGAGTTATATAAACTCTATCAGCACCAAGTTTTACCCTTAATTCCGTTAAAGCATCTTGAATAAGAATATCATCATTAAGACAATACAGAGGATCTCTTTTTCTTTTTTTAATATTACTTTTTATATGTCCATATAAAACTATAATAGATCCAGCTATGATGGCTCCTATTCCTGTTCCGGCACTTATTATTGTTTGTAAATCCATGAAAGTCCTTAAAAAAAATGACTTAAAATATATCTATATCTTTATTCCCTTTGTTCCCTTTGTTTATGCTTTAAGTTTTCTTGGTATATTAATATTAGCGAGATCTGAAGCCGTATAATTTATTTGATTTCTAGGAAAAGGAGCGGACCACATTCTATTTGAATGACTTAATGCTGCTAATATGGTTGTAAAGTATTTTCCGCTAGGAGCATAAATCTTTTTCCTTTCATGCTTAGGAGGAAGTTTTTTTATGCCTGCGAAAAATAGTTTTTTACCATAGCGATCTTGTGCCGGACCTACAACTATAAAATAATCAGAATTAGTAGTATAATCATGACCCTCCCAGCGATAATATGATCCTTCTCCAATATCTCTAATAAATCTTTTTTTTAAAGGCGCAGATTTTTCCTTATAAGATTCCTCCCAATGAATACCTCTGTCTCTAATCCTTTTTCTATGCTTGCCAGTAGGCCAAGCTGAAAATTTTGAAAGATTAAACATATTTTCTAACATTATTCTGTACCTATTAAATAGATAAAGCCAAGATCTCCTTCTATATCTATTTTGTTATAAATAAACTTTTCCTCCTTATTCTCAAAAGATCCAGCTTCTTTTAATAAAAATTGAATTTCTTGTGCTTTTTTATTTTTCTTTTCGTTAAAAGCTTCTTGGATTTGTTGTAATACTATTTTCTTTATTTCGTCTGATTTTTGTAAAATAGCATCTTCTTTAAATCTTAAAATTCTCCAACCAACATTAGCTAACTTCTGATCCCTTTGTTGATCTCTTATCTTAGATTCTATATTTTCATGCCAAGCTGCTCCATCTGCTTCTACTCCTACTCCGTAAGAAGGATAAGCGAAATCAATAACAAAAGGTTGAGGATTTCCAGGAACAAAAACATTATACTGTCCAAATAATTGATTAGGTATATTTATTCCCTCAAGTATTTTATACATTTTTTGTTCTAATTTGGTAAGCTTGATCATTCTAGGAGGAGGAGCTTTCATCTGTTCATTTAGTGTTTTTCTGCCAGATCCTTTTCGCCCTATCTTAAAATTGGGCAAATTAGATTCTGCTACTGCTCCACCGGGAGATCCGCCCATTGGACTTCCCGGAGCCCCACCGGGAGATCCGCCCATGTCTCCACCAGGGATTCCACCCATAGGCCCACCTGCTGGACTTCCAGGAACCCCACCTCCACCTCCCATTCCTCCACCTAAGTCTAATGGAGGCATTCCTCCTCCACCTCCCCCCATAGGAGCTCCACCCATTCCACCCATACCTCCCATTCCACCAGCCCCGCCCGCTTGACCTTTTGGTCCAACTAGCATCTGTTCTTCTCTCATTCTTTCTACTTCTTGATCATAATCTATATCTACTTCTTCTAATAATTTTTGAACACTAATAAGCTGCTTATCTTGAAGCTGAGAGAGAAATTGAAGATGATTAGTTTTGTCTCTTAGGTTTAAATCATTCCATTTAAGTTTTGGATAAATATAAACTGCTTCTCCCATTTCTTTGCTTTCTCTCTCATCTATAAAACCCTGCATCATAGCAATAGGTAAAAATATGTGATTTTCTACCCATTCAGCTAAAGTAGATCTCCAACTCTCTAATCTTCTAATAAGAGTTTCAACACCGACTTGCGCACTAGCGTATGAGTTTCCTTGAATAGTAATTTTATCATTTCTTTTGGTGACAAATAATCCAAAAGGAACTGTAAAACAATAAACCTTACCAGAATAATCTATAGATTGAATTTCTTTTTTGTAATATCTCTTATCTCTAGAATCTAATATTACTTCTTTACCCTTTCTGCCTTTAGAAAGATAAATTATATGTTGATCTTTTTTAGTTATAAATTCATATCCATTTTTATTAAATCTTCCTTTAGAGCATTGTTCTTTTGTTCTAATATTTCTTATAATAGAATATCCACACTTAAAAGAAATCTCTTCTATATCATTTGCTAATTGATCGCTTGAAGTATAAATAACTATATGTTTTTCTGATTTTTTACCAAATTTATCTTTATTACAATAACTTCCGTCTCCATGAACATAAGCGTCTAATAAGACCTGTAGACAAGATGAATCTAGATTTTTTATCCATGTAGGAATTTGTTTCACATAAGAATGTCCTCCACAATTTTCTTTTAGCCATTTAGCTAAATCTGGTTTATAAACACATATAGCTTTTTCTGTCTCATAGTGCGTCTTAAACATTGTGTTAAATAAACTATTTATTTCTTCTCTATATCCATTTTTAGACTGATGTATGTTTAATGTGGTTATTTTTCTAGTTCTATTTTTTCTCTTTTCTTCTGAAGTTGTTCCTTCTGATATATACCAACCAATCATTTGGCAAAAATCATAGATAGAATAGGTTTCAGATCCAATAGTTATATTTTTAATATAATCTCCATCAAATCCATCTACTCTATTAAGAAAATAAGATCTTCTGGCAACATCTGAAGCATTAATAAATTCAAAATTACATTTATCTCTTTTTCTGGTCCACATTCTATGATTTGGAGTAACCAGAATATCCATCATATTATTCTTAAAATGAACCATTTTATTATTATAATCATAAACATATTTATTTTTATAATGATGATATTCTATTTTATTAGTCTTTGGATTATAACAGGCTATTTTATCTTTTTCTGTTATTTGATCATATTTCTTAAATCCACTATCTGTTAATGTTAAAGTGTCTTCACTGTGACAAGAAGCTTCCCCGTTCAAAAGTGCTTGATTTAACATCAATCCATCAAGTATCTCTTTACCTATTTGTTCTATTTCAGCAGTAATATTATGTATCTTACCCGTTGCTCCGTAATATTCATAATCAAAAGCATGATGGGTAACTATAGTCAGATTTGGATCATTAACTACAGCAGATATTTGATTTGAAACATCAGCAATATCTTCTGGACCGGCAGGACGATCTTTATCTCCTATTTTTATAACTCTTACTGGAAGAATAAGTCTTTCTGCTATAATCCAGTTCGCAGTCATTAGTTTTGTCTTATATGCTAATACAGTAAAAAGTCTTCTTAATATAGAAGAACCATATTTACCATATGAACTATCTGTATGTTTTATGTGACTTATACATTTATTTGATAATATTATAGGCTGTCCACTAGCTATCATATTGATAAAATCTTTTGGCAATCTATCATATATTTGTCTAGGCTGTTTTCTCGAAACAATCATTTTAAGTTCTTCATCTGGAACTAAAGTAAAAACAGGTTCAGATGCTAAAACATTTTTTTCTACTTCAATCCAATCAGGATTCATTAAAACAATACGTCCAATTGTTCCTCCTGGGTGATTGCAGTGTGAACCATCAGGTTTTATTGATTTTCCTCCACAATGAGGACAACTTATACTCGTGAAAGGAAAAACGTCTCCTAACATATAATATTCATGACTTATATGTTTACACCAATGATTGAGTTGTAAATCTTTAACTACTTTTTCATAAAACTTTAATGTTTTTTTATCTGAACATTCAAGCTTAAATCCGTTCATACAAAATTGCGCATAGAAATCTATACCGGCTGCTACCTTTGGTTCGTTAGTGTAATAGAAGCGACATTGATTTATAGCTATACTATTTACTATAACTGTAAATTTTTCTGGAACTCTTATATCATAAACGTCTCCAGAATAATCATAACTTTCGTTACTTACAACAGGAGAAACTACATAGTTTTTCCAGAAAAATCTTTTACTATGTCTGTTTTTTTTAGTTTTAATTCCAAAACATTTTCCAGGAACATATTCTTTTATTTTTTCACATTCAGAAGAAGACACATTAATAATATATCTATATTTATTTTCTGACCTAAAAGCTGATTTACTTAATTTTTGTTTATTACCCCTGGCTAATATACCACAACGATAAAACATAACAAGCAATTGATTAGCTAAATGTGGAGAATAAGTAGTTATTTCTATACATTGATTTTTTTTGTTCCAAGAACCATCAGATTGTATGTATGCTCCTAAAACTTCTTTTTGAAGATTATTATCTAAATATACAACTTGATCTGTAAACTTTTTATCTTTACCTTTTCCAAGAACAAGACTATGAGAATGTTGAAATAATTTTTTATTAGAGCTTCCTATGGTCTCTACTTTATTAGATTTTTTTGTATGCTTATTTGCGCTAATATTAAATTTACTAAATACATATTCTACTGAAGGTAAAACATATTTCTCTTCGTCTACGTGCATACAAATACTACTAGTAAAATATGAGGATGGATTATTTCCATCACATACCCATCCATCAGAAGCTAGATGTCCAGCGTATCTTGCTTCCTCTTTTGTTTTTATTATACTTGATTTAACTTCTGTATTAAACGGAACAAGAAAAAAGTCTCCTTTTTTCACTTCTGAGGCATTTATACTAGATATATTATATTCTATATTTTTATTTTTTGCGCACTTAAATTTTTCACAAGTAGATGAAGATTTATTACTTACACATATTTTACATTTCCAAATAGATTTAGAACATTTTATGTCTTCTCTTTTTATCACAATACATTTATGATCATTTGTAATTTCTATAAGTTCTATTGTCCCCCCTATTTTTATCTTATTTACTTTTTTTTCTACATAATGTTTAGAAACTAAATCCGGATAAGATATCTCTCCGTCTCCATTTAATATAGAAAGATTTTCAACCTTTCCAATATCTTTGTTTTTAACCGAAAAAGTATCATAAATCTCACTTATTGATCTTTGAGAAAAATCAGAAAGTGTTACAAAACAGGAGTTTGTAGCTACAAAACTCCACTGATATTCCTCTCTTCTTTTGCTAGCAATTTGCCAGTTCTGTGGCGTATGTAATGGAGAAAAGAACATTGGTTGAGTGAAAGTAACATTAGCACCAGATCCTGCCCATTGAGCGTTCTTTGTTAAAGGTGTTCTTGCTACCTGACTCTTTGTATATTTATTATTTGTATTTTTAGTTTGATAGCTTCCAGAAGAAGATACCATACTATTTTTAGAATTTTTATCAGGCACAGAAAACTTAATGGTCATTTACTTTTCCTTTATCCATCTATCTCTAAATCATTTGCTGTATTATCTATATCATTTATATCGGAATATTCATCAAATTCTTCATTATTTATCATTTTAATCTCATCTGATTTATATACTCCACCTAATGGTGGTTGTTCTTTTTTCTTAGCAGTAGTATACATTGGATTATTCTGCTGAATAAATTCAGGAGATTTTTGTATCATTGGTTGATTATGTTTTAATTTAGTATCTGCGATAGGAGGTTGTGCCCCCATATTTCTTACATTCTTTGATCCGCAATTTTCACAACCATTTTGAGATGCTCTTCCCCCGCACTGTAAACAAACCCAAGATTGAGCCAATGGTTTTCCATCAAAATAAGAACTACCTTTTGGTCTTCTTGGTTCTTTTAGATCGCTTTCTTTTATGCTACTTTTTTTTTTAGATCTGATGTCTTTGTTTCTACTTTAGAACTAGCATACGGTCCTAAGTCTTTTAATTTTACTTTTTCATTTTGGGATCTAGCAAATCTCGTCGCCGCCGAAAGTGCGTCTGAATATCCTCCGTGAATAAGTGCTTCAAATATAGTTCCATCATTAGGATCCTTTCCTGCTTCTATTACTGAGAATTGTGCTTTATTTACATTTTTATCTATTCCTTCTATTGGAAGCTCATACACTCTAAAATGACTTCTATCGTTAGGATAGACCTGTAGTGAATTAAACTTCCAGCCCGGATCTTCTTGTTGAACAGTTTTTGTTGGTGAAGAAGGTATTGAATTTTCTTTTTTCTTAAACGGCCAAATTTGTGCTGATTTTTTTAGATTAAATGTTGCTATTTTAGTTTGCGCATATTCTGGCTCACCATTCCAATAATAAGGTTTACCACTAGAATCTGGTTCAAAACCTTTCTTTTTACCTTCTTTTTGTCTCATTGCTTCTAGTCTGCCCTCAATTATACCTCTTTCTGGTATAAGAGGTTTTCTAAGTTCTCCAGGAAGCAATTGTAGATTATTTTGGGCTGGAATCCACTTATCTACTTCAAATCTCTTTTGGATATAACCACCAATCCATTCTCCAGTTTTAGTGTCTCTGTATGGTCTTGAATATTTGTCCATTACATTACCACGCCAAATTGCTTCCCAGTCTATATTCCAAGCATCATCTACTACTAGTCCAAAACCTTTATTTCTTTCTACAATATGCCAATCAGATATAGGTTGTCTCAGGAAGGCATCATATCTTTTTTCTGAAGGACCATACATAATTATATTTTCAGTAGTTTTAGCTTGTGCTTCTTTTTTAAGATTAAAAGGTTTATTTTCGTTTTTAACTGACTCATAGGCTAATTTTTTAAGAGAATTATTTACATCACTTACAAAAGAAGTTATTTCTGTTTCTTTAAATTGTGCTCCTTCTACATTTCCAAGTTGAGCCGTTTCAGATTTGGCAGTTGAAACGATAGCATCCCAAATAAACTTCATTCCTTTAGAGTTAATTTTTTTAGTTTCAGCATCATCAACTCTTGTCCAATCTTTTTCATAATATTGTCCTAATATATCTGCCACCTGTTGCTGTTTACTTTCGTCTATAACTTTAAATAATTCTGCTCTAGCATTATTCATATCAGTGCCATCTAAAAAGGATACTAGATCTACTATACTATTAAAAGTTCTTTTTTCTGAAGTTTCATCTGTAATAGGAGTAGTATCTTGAGTGGTCATATCAAAAGGAGATTGTGCCTGTTTTAGATTAAATTTTTTAATTTTAGCTGTTGTTGCTGACTGTGCCCCTTGTGTAGCTGATTGTGCTCCTTGTGTAGCTGATTGTGCTCCTTGTGTTTCTGTAACTTCTCTCTGTCTGTTTACGACCTCTCTTTCGGCAAAATCATTTACTTTTTGTAATAAAGTAGTAGCTTTTCCTGCGTCTTGAGAAAAAGTTCTCAAATATGTTAAAACTAATTGCGGATCTGTTCCTGGCTTTTGTAATTCTGGAGGCATATTAATACCTAATATCTTAGCTTCATTTAAAATTTCTTTTAATTGATCAAGACCTGTATTTACGGTTTGAGAACTTTTTCTCATTTTTCATTTTCCTTAGAAGAAGGATTATCAAACAAACTATTTATTAAGTTTGATGTTTTCTTTGTGCCAAAATTATTTTTCCAAGATTCATCTTTTTGTTTTGGTTTATTTATTTCATCAGAAAGCTTTTCTCCTTCTGATTTTTCTGATAGCCTACCAAATGCTTCATTATCAAATATACTTATATTTGATTTGGAAGATTTATAAGTTCCACCAGAATATTCTCCCACACTTGTTATCGTAGAGTTTTTTCTGGTATCTGTTTCTCGAAGAGATTCAGCAAGATGATCTAAAGATTCTTGTTTTATACTATTTCTTACTTTTTGTATATCGTTATTAGTTTCTTTAATTTTTTCTCCGTTATCTTTCTTTTGAATTAATTTCTCTATTACAGAAGAATCCCATATACTATTATTAGTTTCTGATCCTATATATTTATTTGGGCCACCAGTGTCTTTTATTTTTCCGCCTCCAGTAGACAATATAACTCCTGATCCTCTGTGGTTAATAGCTTCTGAATTATCCATTTTTTTTGATTTAGACTCATACAGACTATCTTTAATAATTTTATTATCAACTTTTACTATTGTTTCTTTTGTTGCTTCTTCTTTACCAAAAAGAGGAATAGTTTTTATTTTATGTTGGTCTGACATTTTTTGGATCATTTATTTTTCTCCGTTTTTATTATTGCTTCATACAGTATATCTCGTCCTAATTTTATCATTTCGTTCATGGTTTTTGCTGTAACTTTTTGTTTCTGTTTAGGAGCATTACTCTTAGATTGAACTGGTCCATAAATATCCTCAAGACCATCATCTCCAAAATTTTCTGGCTGTTCTTCATTTTCACTTTGAGACTTTTGAGAAGTAAAATTCATACTAATTTTTTTATCTTTTCTTTCAGCATCAACAAAATTTAAACTATATTTCTCTTGAATATCTTTAATTATTTCTGAAAAATCAGCATCAGACAGCCTTTTCCTCATAGCATAATATCTATCTGGAATAACTATAGTTACCTCTCTAACTCCTCCTGGAAATATTTTTTCATGAACAAATTCATCTTCAAACTGTTCTAATCTTCTTGGAGGATATCCGAAATTTTCAAGTTTATTAAAAACATATTCAGTTAAATCTGTTGCTGTATCGCTTTTTTGTTGCTGCCCCATAAGATCTCCAAAACCTTTGTTTTCTTTATTGTCTGACCCTTTAGGTTTTGGAAGTTTTATTTCGTCAAGACTTTTAGGAACCTCTTCCGCGCTAGTCCCTGTCTCTTTAGGTGAACCAGTAGGGACAAATGCACCAAAATTGGTCGGAGGCATTTCTGCTCCAAAAGTTTGAGCGATCATTATTTTCCTTGTCCCACTTGGAACAATAGCCATATTATTTCCTCCTGAAAATAAAATTAAATAGAATTATTTTTCAGCAAGCATTGCTTCTACATATTCAGCAGGATATAATGTAGTCCAATACGCTTTTAACATTGATCTTGTTTTTTCGTTTAATTTTGCTATTTTTACGAAATTACGAGAATTAGAAGCGCATTTTTTCTCTTCATCTTTTTTTGTTTCCATTTTCTTGTCATCTTTTTTCTCTTCTTCCTTTTTATCTTTCTTGTCTTCTACTTTTGCTTCTTTTTTAGTATCTTTATTTTCTTCTACTTTAGTTTCTTTCTTTTCTTCTTTTTTTACTGCTGGTTTCTTTCCATCACATTTTTCGGGGCAATTTACATTTTCTTTCTTACCTTCCCATTGAGGCTGTCCACTAGGTTTACCTTGGTCTTTCTTCTCTACGGCATCTGCTATTTTAACTTCTTCTTTAGAAGCAGTCTTAACGAGTTGTTCGTTACTCTCTCCTAAAACCCTTCTAGTTATTTCTTCTAATCCTGAAGTGTGTCCTAACTTAATTTGGCTTGTCATTAACTTAACGGTCATTGTTTTTCTCCTGTTATTAAAGAATCTTTAGGATTTATTCTCTTTCTAATATTTATTAAAAAGTCCTTTTATTTTATTTGAAAATAATTTTTCACTTTAGCAACTCTTCCTTGTAAGCCAGTTATCTCTCCTTGGCCTGGAACGTTTTGTCCCGTAGATGGACCAGAATAATATTCTCCTTGAGGCTTTCTTATTTCATTTGCCTTATTAAGAAGAGCTAATAATTCAGGTCCTAACTTTTGACTCTCTTCTAGAGTTAAAGTGTTTACTATTTTTTTGGCTTCTTCTACTTGTGTTGCGAGGTTCTCTGGGGCAACAATATTGACAGTTTCAGTATCTATTTCTCTTTGTTTATCTTTTTTTGCCTTTGCTTCTGGAGATAAAGCTAATCTATATCCAGATTGTGTGTTAAGATATTCTACTAATTTTTCAATATTAACACCAGAAAGAAACTCTTTAACAAACTCTTGTGGATTTTGTTCCATTATAGGAAGCATTCTTTGAGCCTCCACCGCTGCCTTCTTTATTTTATTTTTATTTGATGCAGTTGTGGCAGACGGAACATATCCTAATTGTCTTAGTTGTTCTAGTAATATAGATTTTGCTGTGCCCCAATTCATTATTGCCTCGAAAACAGCTTTTTTATTACTTTTAATCATTTCTTTTTGTTCTGGAGTGTATTGGGTATTTCCTTGAGGCAATCCAGTAGGACCTGCGGTCGCTGCCCCTGGAACTTCCTGTCCTAATCTTCCCTCTTCTTCTGTAGTCAAAGCATTCTCATCAGTCTGTGGAACTGGAGAGGTTGCGGGTGATGGAGGACTAGCCATTGGCTGGGGAGGACCAGCCACAGGTGGGGGTGAAGAAATAGGTATTTGTTTGGACTGATATTGTCTTATAGTCCCTAAAAGCTCATTTAATTGTCTTACTCTTGAATCTCCAGGTTTAAGTGTGGCAAAATTTTTCATTGCTGAAGATATTGGAGTAAAACCAGGATCATTAGCAAACATCTCATTCATTTTATTAAAATTTGAACCTATTGCTCTCTGAAGCCTTAATGCCGATTGATTATATTGCCTTATAGCATTTGGATCTCTTGGGTTTTGCCTATAAACATTACCATCTTCATATACTTTATTAGCAATATCTTCTAAGTTTTTAAGCCAAACTTTTTTCTTTCCAAAAAGAGAGTTTTTAACTCCACCTTTTAATTTATCCCACCAGCCTCCGAATTGAGCCTCTTTAATTACTTCTTTAGAAATATTTATCAATTTATTTGATAATTCTATATTATTTTCTTTTTTTAATTCACAAGCTATTTTTATAAGACATTCTGCTTCACTTATTATTTGTTTAGAATATTTTTCTATAGTATCTTCTGTTGATAAAACAAAAGACTGCCCAATAGGAATGCCTTTTTTAATATTATTATTTAATAAATAAGCAAAATGCTTATTTTCCTCATTAATTTTAGTAGAAAATTTTGTTAACCCATTTGATCCTTTAGCATATTTTTCCCAGCCGCTATTGTCATTGTTAATTGATGCTAAATATTCTTTATGACATTCTTCCCATACTTTTTGAGCAGGCATATTTTTGTTTTTTGTTCTTTTTTGTCTATAACAATTTCCCCAACATCTTGAGTTTCTTATAGCAAAACCTTGAATTCCAACAAACTGTGCGGTTTTTATCATAACTATGTTTTTAGCTATAATATCTACCTTATCTGCTATTTTATTTAATTTAGCAGAGTCTAGCTCTTCAGACATATCAGTTAAACTTTTAATAATTTCCATGCGTTAAATCCTTTTTTCTTTCTATTGTTTTCTCTTTTTTCGTCTTAACATCCTTCTTTTAAGGTTTCTTCTTGTTTGAGAAAAATTAAATTTAGGAGTAAATTTTTCTCCCTTAAACTCATATCCAGAGATACCTGTTAAAATATAAGTTCTAATGTCTCTTACATTTTGGTCCCAAACTGCTATATTTCTCCTATGAGTAGTTTTGGCAAAAAAATCTCCAACTATTTCTACATCTCTTATTATGCTTTTTCCGCTTAAAGTTGTATAGTTTATTCTAACAACTTCATTATTATGTTTTGCCCATCTTAAAGCCTGAAAAACCGTAGGAAATATCGGATATTCTTTAGTTTTAACTATTGGCTCTACAGGTTTAACTTCCTCTTCAATATCATCCTGTTCTTTACCGTTAAAATCTTCTGGTGTTAAAGTTTTTATATTTGTATTATCTTCTTTTTCTACTTCTTCATTTTCTTCAAATGGATCTTGAATATTATTAAAAACTTCTTCTGTTTCTTGAGCTAATAATATCTTCTGGTATTTTTTTGTAGCAAAAACTTTCATCTATTTATTTTGCGCAAAAAGCAATATTATCCTTTATTTTTATTGAAAACAACAATATTTTCATTTTCTTTATTTTTTTCTATATTTATAGTATCTCCAATGTCTATATTATTTTCTTTAAAGAAGTTAACATTTGTCTCTATAGCATATAAACATCTTTCTTCACTGCTAACTGATTTTGTTGACATTGGAACTATTTTAGATATTTTCTTTATTACATTATCTTGAGAGATAAAAGCTATATCTAATGGAATATATGTATTTACTCCCCAAAACTTTAACTCTTGAGGTTTGTCAAATTTGAATAACATACCATTATTGTGTTCTAAACTTTTTCTGAACATCAATCCTTCTTTCCATTTTTCAGGATTATCTGCTATTTCTACTTTGATCATATTTTTACTCCATCTTCAATAGTCTCAAATCTTATGTTATTTCTTTCTAAGTCATAACAAAAATCATTAACATTATCTTCTTTAACATCAAAAGTTATAGAAATGTCATCTTTATCTACTATTTCAGAAACAATATCATTATAGTTAGAATAAGTGTCATACCATTTAGATATACTTTGTGAAATTTTCTCATTTTTATCTTTAATTATTTCAGGCTGTGCTATCATCATATATTTTTCTTGAATATTAAAATTATTTTTAACAAAATCTTCTGCTTGACCTTTAGAGCATTTATTTGTTTCTTGAACTGTATTTATTACATCTTTTAGAGACAAATTCTTATTGTCTATAATTATGTATTTTTCTAAAATATAACTATATTTTAGAAAATGACAATTAAATATATTCATTTTCTTATAGAAATGGTCATACCAAAAAATATCTCTAAGAGGAATATCTTTTGATTTTGATATGGGTTTATATATTTTTATTTCCATATTATATTTTCTTTTGCCTTCTAGCCTTTTCTCCGGCATAAATATGAAGTTCATCATAATAATAAGAAAGTTTTGGAGTAGCCATAGTTCCTTCTATGCTTGCTTTTTCTTGAATTTTTATTACTTCTCTTAGATCTCTTATGGCATAATATAATTCTAATTCTGTCATTTTTCTTGCTTTTTCTTCTATTTGTGAAAAATTTATTTTTTCTTCACTAATGTTAGCAAACCTTTTCCACCATAAATCAAAGTTCTTTTTACTTTGTTTTTTAAGTTTAGATGGTTTTTGAGTATAATCAGAAGCAAACTTATAATCAATTACATTTCCATCATCATCAAAAGAAGATCTATCATCTCCTAAAATCATAGTTTTAATTACTTGTGATCCTTTTGATGTTATTTGTATTTTATCTCCAATCAAACTAACCAAACCTTCTTTTTGTAGCATTTCAATATCAGTATTTGACATATTTTTTGGTTTATTATAAATATTATTACTTATTTTTTCATTTCCACTTTTCCACATATTAAACAGCTTATTAGCAGATAGAGAACTTACGACATTTTCTTCTTTTTTTTGTTTAAATTGAGGAAAGTTTTCTATTAAAAAGTCTACTATTGAATTTTGTGAAAATTTTTTCATACTATTATTCCCTTTTCGCGCAAAATAAATTTATCTCCAAGTTCCCGGTTTTAAGTGAGGATAAGGACTATCTTCAGCCGAGTTATACCAGGAATAAGGTTCATTTCTCATTTCCCGCCAATAATATCCCTCACCAACTTCTGCTTTGTTATAATTTTCTAATCCCATTTTATATCTTCTTTGGTTTCTTAAATCTTTATCTCTTCCCCTTACTTCTTCTTCAATATCATCCCACGCAAAACATCTTTCAAGCATAGGTAAATCTAAATTGCTCCAAGGTCCACCTGTCCCTTTTGCTTCTTTTATAATAATTTGACTTATTCTTTTTTTGTTATATTTTATGATAATATTTAAAAGACTTGAAATATATGCTAATTTATTATTTCTTCTAAAAATCCAATCTAAAGAGATTTTTATATCCGGTAAAACAAGTATAGTTTCTTTAGAGAACTTTAAATAATCTTCATTTAAACATTTTCTTATTTTTTCTAAAATATTATTTTCTTGAGAAAATTTATATAATATATTAGAATTTTCTGTTATAAAACATAATAAACTATATGTTTCTTTTATAGAACTTATAAAAAGTTTTATATTCTTTTCGTCTATAGGACTTTCTTTTACAAAATTTGTTTCACAATTATTTATAATTATTGAAACTTTTAACATTAGTTCTTTAAATATTTCTAAATTATCATTAAATTGTTTCTTTAATAATTTAATTTTAGTTTTTATGTCTGTTTTTATTGTTTTTCCATTATATATGTATTCACAAGTAAATCTGTCACATATTTTAACTCCGTGATGATTTAATTCTTTTAATAAAATATCATATGTATCTTTGATCATTTTTTCTTTCTCTTAACAGCGATTGTCAAGTGATATTCTTGTTTTTTATTTTCATACGTTAAAGGTAAACCATAACTATTTCTTATTTTTTTAAGTTCTGGAGCCTCTATTTCAATAAAAAAAACTTCACTCATTTCGTCCCAGCCTTCAGGTCTTGTTGAATAAAATTTACCTAATTTAAACTCTATATTTTTACCTATCTCTTTTATTTTTTTAATATTATTATCTTTTATCTCTTTATCAGAAATGACAGAAATATGTGCTCCAACGTTATTATATTTTTTACTAAAATATGGAGGTTTTTCTACGCTTTCTATATCTATCATAGAAAAAACTCCATGAATAATATCATTAGATATGTCTAGATAAACAAATCCATCCTCTGTCTGCCTAAGAGTAGCAGACAATACAACTTCTTTAAGTTTATTGCTGGCTAATTTAGTTAAAGCTTCATTGTATTCAGCAACCATTAAATCAACATATTTTTTAGGTTCTAATGTTCTCCAGTATTTTTTAAACTTCTTTTTTTTGTTCTTGTTATATTTTTTAGAAAATATTTCTTTCATTGGTTGTTTTTACTGAAAAATTTAGTAAAATCCTTTTATATCTTATCTTTTAATATGAAAAATGACGGATGTTTTTCTTTTTTTATTTGTGTAATTGATATATTATTCTTTTCTACAAACTCATTTACCGTTCTAATTACCCCATATTCAAGTTTATCATATCGGGTTGCTCCAAGACAATAATCATGAAATCCAAATATGCCACCTATTTTAATTTTAGGCCACCAAGCATTTATATCATTTTTAACAGATATATAATCGTGAGCAGAGTCAATATAGATATAATCAAAAAAATTATCAACAAAAGACATAGAAGCTTCTACTGAATATTTTTTTATCAATTTTATTTCTTTATATTTATCTAATTTATTTTTAGCCTGTAAATAACATTTTTCATTTTTCCAGATATCAACACAGATTAATGTGTCTGGTTTTGCTTCCATCATTTTTTCAGAATTAGATCCCCTCCATACTCCTACTTCACAAAATTTTTTCATATTATATTTTAATAAAAAATTTTTAGGTATTCTATTTTTAGAACAATCCTGTTTAAAATCATTTATTATCTCTTGTGTGATAGTGAATGTTTTATATTTTATATTTAACCTTAAGGATCTCACTGCTTATTTCTTAAAGAATCTAATTGCGAAATCCTTTCTGACTCCTGCTGCTGATCAACAAATCTAATATCTTCTGTTGGTTCTAAAACGATATCACCTGGTTTTGCTGGAGGAAGATTTTTTCCGTCTAATAAAATACTCTCATCAACTTGTGCTGATTTTATTTCTTCTTTAACTTCACCAACTGGACTTATAGATTTGCCCTTTTTGACTGGTTTACTTGTTTTTTTTGTAGATTTAGAAGATTTTATTTTAATTTTTTGAGATTTTTCTTCTTTCTTTACTTCTTCTCCCTTAGCCTCTTTAATATTATTTTGTTCCATAACTAATTTCATACTTTTTTCTTTGTCTACAAGTTCTTTTTGTTGAGCATCCCATGATACCATATTGGTCTTTTTGTTTAATTCATCAACGTCTATTATAAAATTTGGATTAGTTTCTTTATCTTGAATCTTTTCCGTTTCTTCTTTCTTCTGAATTTTTATAACATCTGTTTTACTCTGATTTTTTTCATCTTCTACTACTAAATATCCCATTTTAATAGCCATTTTAACAGTATAGTGATTAAAGTCTTCTTCATTTAAAACATGTATACTATTAGGAGCAATAGATCTATTACTTATGACAGGAAGAACTAGGCCACCAGAAAAATTTTTAGACACTCTAACTTTTGGCATATTACACTCCTTTTGAATAATCAGTTCTTAATGAATTCTTCTTCTTATATTATCGAAAATATTTTCTGTTTTACTTGACTGATTATGTGGTCCAACGGAAGTGTTATCTCTATCTATGCCATTTTCTTTTCTACTAATTATAGCAGATCTACTAAGAGGACTTTCATCATCAAATAGGTTAGAACTTCCTTCCATAAGTGGATATTTATCATTTAAGTTTGGATCATTCCCATCAAAATCTGTTCCATAAGGTTCTCTTAGTGCTCTATCTTCTATTTCTGAAATGCCCTTTGGTGGCTGTTTATGATCTGTATAATAATCCGTTCCGAATCCAGTAGCAGATTGGTCTCCTGGAGTATTTAGTTCAAATGTGCCCCTCTCGTTATTAACGCTTTTAGACTTATACGGATCAGTCAGGGCGTCATCTTCGTCACTTATTCGTGGAGTGTTACCCCTAAAAGAAACTTTTATCATTTTCTTATAAAAATTAGCCATTATGATTCCAGTTTTTCTTGTTCTTTAATTTTTCTTTTCCTTTCTTGCTCTTCATCTCTTTTTATTTCTTGTTCTTCTTCAAATTGTTGTTCTAAATCGTCTGCTTTTATAGTCATTTGTTCTCTTGCTTCCTCTTTTTCTATTGGTTCTTCTTTAGTTTCTGCTAATAATCTAATTTTTCCACTACTAATATCTTGTATCATTTGCTCTTCATTTTTATTTATTTCTCTTTTTTCTTGAGCGGCATTTCTATAAATGTAATATATCATAGCATCAGCATCTTTTAAAACTGATGCTTTTTTCTTAACTTCCTTTTTATGCTCAGCAAAATCTTTTCTGTTTTCATAATTAGATAAAAGTTGACTATATTGTGAATTATCTACTATTTTAGTAGGCTCACCTAATAATTGTTCTCCTACAAATTTATCCCAAAAATCAGTATCTCTATCTATAGATCCTTGAATTTTTTTAAACTCTTTTTCGTATTCTTTATCTGCTTTTATTGAATAATCCATAAGAGGACCAGGACTATCTTCTGTCTTGATCCTGTGTTTCATCCCGTTTATTCCTTTATCTGCCTTGTCCATAGATTTCTCTATAACAACCTCATTAGTTTTAGCTACTCTATTATTGTCTAATTGTTTTTCTGTAATAGCATCTCCTTTACTGTTTTTCCTTACTTCTTCTAATAATTCAGTGTAATTACCCTTATAATCGGGAGTCTTATGATCGTATTTTTTATCAAAATCATCAAGTTCTTTTTCTCTTGATTTTATTACACTATCTGCGTGTTTCTTTAAATTGAACATTTTTTTCTCCACTATTTATGGATATATAAACTTTAACTTATTTATTACTACTTTTTTTATTCCTATTTTCCTTTAATTTTATCTAAAGTTTCTCTTTTCTAATCTGTTAGCGACCTGTCCTCCAGTGCCAAAACCCATAGGTCCACTCATGCTTTGCCACATTCTTGAATTTGAAGTAGGAGTTACGCCAGTATTTATAAGTTTACCATAAGGCAATTTTACAGAAGATACCTGCATTGCACTATAACATGCTCCGGCCAGAGCATCCAGAATATCATCAGTGTATACGTCTCCATCTCTTTTAGGATAAACCTTATATCCAGCAGGAGGCATATATTTTCTTTGAATATTTAACATCTCTCCTCTTAATAAAGTATGAATTGGTATTTTTAATCTTCCAGCTATAATAAGATTATATAATTCATCATATATAATCATTTTATATCTTCTTGTAAATCTTGTCATTTTAGCTGGAATACCATTTTGTTTAAGTCTTTTTATGCTTCTATCAGAATTCCACTGATCATAAGTAACCATTCCTAAATAAAACATTCTTTTTAGACCCATAATATAATCATCTACAACGTCTATATCAATAGGTTTATCAGGTAATGGGTGCCAATATTTTATATGATCCACTTCTATATAAAAATCGTTTTGTTTAGTTTGTTGGTTCATAAACATTTTTTTATGAAGAATAACTATAGCATAATTATGACTGGAAGTTGCTGGATCTAAATGAGCAAAATATATTTCACCAGGTTTTCCACATTCTTTAAAATTAAAACCTGGAGTAAAACAGTCTTCTACCTTTTGTCTTGGGAAAAAACTTTCTCCACCAGTTCCACTGAATTCCGCTCCAAACTCCATTAAAAATTGTTCTTCTGTTAAGTGAGAATTTGTTTCCCTTAAACGTTCTTCACTGTTGTCTGGATCGACTATCCAGGTTGGAAGACGGCAAGCTAATCTTTCTTTTACCTTATCGGCCTCAATAAACAACCTATAAAAAATGCCCTCTTCTCCTCGTGGAGAAGAAATACTTATTATTTTACTATCATAAACCATCGTATAAACATCTTCTCCATTTTCATTTTTTATGATATTCCCATCTGTATCTATAGTAGTAATTCTTTTTTTGAAAGTGTTAAGAGTAGGAGATAATGCTGTATATATTTGTTCCCCAGAAGATGATCCTCCAGTTTGTTTATACATTGCTACTTCGTCTAATATTAAAATGAAAACCTGTTTACCGCGTAATGTGTCTGAATTGCTATGACCCACTTCTACAACTATAGATCCTTTTTTTAAAGGAAACCCTTTTGATAAAAATCTTTCATTTTCTAATCTATCTTTTGGAGTAAGAAGAAAAATTCTTTGTGTTTCAATGCCATCTGGTCCAATTTTGTCCATAAAATATTTGCTATCTAATATTTTATGTTTTATTTCTTTAAATGCTGTTTCTGATTGATCTTTAGAGTTAGCTACCGTTAAAATTGATATAGGGTTAGCATTTGATATTCCATAAATAGCATAAGGGTCTCCTCCTTCGCATTCTATAAGTTTCATGGCCTCATAAGCCGCTATAATAGAAATTTTAAAATCTTTACCGCTCCTGCGTCCCCAGACTAAAACTAACTCTCTAAAAATTTCTCCGGAATTATATTTTCCAATAACATTTCCATTATCTACACAGTCTAATCCGTTTTTTTTACATAATTCTATTTCTTCATCTGTTAGTTTTATATTTTCATTTCCAACAGATCCTCTATACATAACTTTTAACATTATTTGTTGAAATGGTTTAAGTTTTATATTTTGACCGGAAAAATTTAAATATTCAGGATCATAACAAAAAGTTATAATATCTGGTATTTTATGTTTTGATGTAAACTGAGAAGATATTTCATCTTTTGCTTTATTAATTATAGAAGAAAATGTAGTATATTTTTTTGCCATTTTTTATATTTCTATATTTGATGGGTCTATTTCATATCCTAAACTATTAGAAAAATCAGCAAAAGTCTGTTTGACTTTTAGCGAATTATTATTCAAAAAAGAATTAATATCTCCATAATAGTTTATAATATGATTTTGTAAAGAATTACCTAAAGATTTTAAATCTTCTGAATACAATATTGTGTTATTAGTTTTTATATCTAATAACATTAGATTGGTTTGATTTTCAATAGCATATGTATATGAATTCATTAGACTAGATGATATTGAATTATTTAAAGATAATATATTATTTAGATCATTATACATATTTATGTATTGATCTATAAAATCAGAGATATTGTCTGATATACTTTTATAGTCTAAAGAAGAAATGCTCATGTGTATATAACCTGTTCTGAAATAATATAACTATATTTTATAGAATTTGTTTTCTGTCTTATTCTGTAATAATAAACTATTCCTCTTTGAAGATATTCTGACATTTTACTTATGTATTTAATATTGAATCCAGCATATGCTGAAGATATACCGCTTGATGGTAAACTTTTATATTCGTTTGTTTTGTATTCGTAAAACCAGTTAGACTGGTTGACAGAGGAGTCTAATGATAATAATATATTAGAAAAATCGTTTTTATCAGATATATCCATTTCAAAATGATAATATTCCTGATCTTCAATCTCATTAATTATAAGAGTTAAAAATTCCCAATAACCTTCATCATATAAATATTTATCTTGAATACCAAAAACTCCAAAAAAAGAATTATCAACATTAGAGACATTAGAAACAGACTGAGAAAGATAACAAATATCAGATAATAATTTACTAATTTTATAATTTTTATATTCAAAATAAGAATTAATATCTATAAATTTGATATTATTTACGATCTCAGATTGAGGCATAATCTCATTTTTCAGTAAACTAAAAAGTAATGAACATAATTTACTAAAAGTTGTAGTTCTTACACTTTCATTTGTATCTAACACTAAATTATGAGATTGATATAACAAATTAACCTCTTCCATAACATCTACACTATCTATTATCGTTTGTCTTATATTAAATGCTGAATATTCAGAATTTATATATCTAGCCATAGCTTTTGCTAAAATAATACTCATTTGTAGCCAAGCATCTTCTTTATTGTCTAAAGAAATATCTTTTAAAACTGAAGAGTTGGCTATATTTGAATTAACAGGAAAATTAATTCTTATTAAAGGATCTCCAAATAGAGCTATCGTCCAATCTAAAAATGGACAAGCAAAAAGAAAAGCTTCTCCAAGAGTAGCTCCATCATTTATTGATTCAAAAAATGGAGTAGGTCTAAGAAAACTATCAAAACCAGGATAAGACATAGATCCAGATAACGAAATATAACCTGATTTAATAGCTAATGGAGAAAAATTACCTATTAAAGTATTTCTAACGGTAAAAGAGGAATCGAAATCAGCATTATAAAAAAAGACTCTTGAGGTGTCTGTATTCTTAAAAAATGTAATATCTGATCTATCTGTAAGCCATCCCCAATATATAGAATCATGTTTTAAATAAGGAGTAACAACATCTATATATGTATCTTGAAATACAGTAGAAGACACTTCTAGACTTAAATCAAAAAGTAAATTATTATAAAAACTTAATAGATCAACAGAATATTCATCTGAATTATATCCTGATATGTCAGAAAATGGATCAAAATAAAATCTTCCATTAACATAATGCTGATCAGTGTATTCCTTGCTATATCCTATCATATTTTTAGCATCATCTACAGTTGGAGCATCAATTCTTGATGCTATAATAACTTTTGGATAATCAGTAGTTAAATATCTTCTTGATATTTGTCTATTATATAGTGGATTTGCTTTTTTTTTGCTATATGTTTGAAATATTCTTGATATTCTGGAGGTTGAAGAAATTATATCAATATTATCATAAAAACCACCAGGAACATTATATCCTAACACTATGATATAAATATTATAGTTGGAATTATTTATAGCAGTTTTTATTGGATTTTCTACTTCAGATTGGAAATGAGAATAATCTAAAAGTATTTCTGTATTAGAACAGTTTATAGATATTAATTGGTCATCATTTAATTTGTGAATATTTTGATAATGTAAAGCAACATTATAGCTGTCTACACTATTTGTGTTATATATAAATAAAACATTATCTTTTGTTAAATTTATAACAGATGGAACAACAATACCCTGAGTGTTTGGGGGAAAATACTTACCAAGATAATATTTTTTTGTAAAATATTTTGCTGGAAACATACTAATAAACTTTATGAATAATCATCATTAATACTTATAGTTATTTCGAAATAATATGATTTTTCCCTTTATTATTAAATATGTTTCTTTTAAGAAATATAGATATAATTTATTTTCCAGTAGATCCAAAACCTCCCTCTCCTCTTTCTGTCTTATCTAGTTCTTTAACTTCCACAATTGATAATTTGTGAGTTTTCCTAACAATCATCTGCCCTATTCTCTCTCCTTTATAGTATCTGGGACCCATTTTATTGTATAAATTTGCTCCAAATCCCTGTATTTGCCTATTAGGAGATATTGGAGTCTTAAATCTAAACACTATTTCTCCAGAGAAACCTTCATCAACAACACCCACACTGTTGGCTAAAATAAATCCGGTTTTTGTAATACTTGACCTTGGAAACAATTCAACATGATATCCACTAGGAGGCTGTATAGCTAGACCCGTCTTATATTCAACATAAAGCAAAACTCCTGTTTTATCATCGTATTTTGGAATACCATCATCAATAGCAAAACAGTCATATCCAGCATCAGACATATGTGCCGCTCTTGGCAATTGTGCTTCTGGATGTATTTTTTTTACTTTTAAAACTAAATCACTCATCTTTTTCTCCTTTTCAACCACATTTACTATTTCCACAATCTTGACATTTTACACAACCTTCAGAACGAACAAGATTTTCACTCTTACAATTGGGACATGTTTCCCCAGTCACAACTACTCCATCTTTGATATATTTTTTGAGAGCTCTTACTATTGCTTTGTTAAATGAGCCTATATCTCCAGATTTTTCAAGCTGTTGCACAATAAAAGATATATCAATACCGTGCCTTAAGTTTAATGATACCATCCTGGTTACAACATCTTCCATTTCAGAAGTTTCTTTTGTTATGTTATGTATTTTTGTATCATCTTCAAGAACTAAATCATATTTACCCCTTTCTAATTTAATTATTTGACCTTTAATATATTTTTTATCTAGTTGTCCATTCTCACAAGCAAAAATTTCATAAGGTTTATCGTTTAGAGATCCTACTATAACAAGATATTCAAAAGTCCTAACTTTATCTAATCTTTTAGTGACTTTTACGTGATGAATATCACAAGAAAGAGATTTTGGACGTTTAGTAGCTTGATTTTTTATAGCTGTTTGTTTTGACTGCTCTTCACTTGAAAGGACATTAGCCATCGTTCCTACTCTATAAGTTGTAACTCCTTTTATATAACCAGTTTTATAAGCATCAAGATATACATTCTCAAATTTATAGAAAGGATAATTATTAGGAACAGATATAGTTTTACTTGCTGATGCGTCTAAATATTTAGCAAATCCCTTTAAATCTCTTAAGTGATCTTCTACATTTAGCTCAGATGAAGTTACAGCCCAATCAGCATTTTTATCCCATTCTCCTAATTCTTCTAATATTTTATATCCATAGTCTTTACACTCAACCTCTTTAGTTAGTCCTCTACTTTTATCTATTTTATACATTGTTCCGTTTTTGTCTTTGCCTTTTAATATTGTTTCATCACCTTCTTTTTCAAATTTAAACATTGAGGTTTCAAAAAATTCTCCAGAATAAAAATTAGGACAAACATCTTTTATCTCTTCGGGTATTTGTGGAACTATAGTAGTTCTAATATAATTTGGAGAAAAAACCGGTTCACATCCTCCAGATACCATATTAGCAAAAATACCAGTTCCACCTGTTGGTTGAATACTAAATAACGATGAGTTTCTAATCCCAAACTTCTTCATTTTGTCTAACAAATATTTAGGACAATCTATTTGTTTAAAAAATTCAGACTCAGCATGTTTTTGAGGATCACATCCATCAAACATACCTTTTTCTTCGGCTAAATCTATAGATGCTTCTATCGCAGAATAGCATATAGTCTTCATTAATTCTTCTTTTATTTTTTCAGCCTTATCTGAAGCAAATCTTATTTTTAACAGATAAAGAGTAGATCCCCATCCTAAAATTCCTAAACCTATTCTTCTTCTTCTTATAGCTTCATCATATTCTTTTAATGGAGTTTTAGTATAATCATTTACATTGTCTAAAAATCTAACAAGATATTTCGTGTATTTTTCTATTTTTTTAATATCAAATCCGCTTTTATCTTTATTTAACATTTTTACAAGATTTAAAGATCCTAAATCACATATTGATCCAGGTGGCATAACCTGTTCTCCACAGGGGTTACTATAAGATATATAACTTTTTTTACCTCCATAATACCAAGTGTGAGTTTTATTAGCTATATCACAAAATAAAATACCTGGTTCTGCCCTATTGTATGTAGATTTGATAATTAAATTCCAAAGATATCTTACAGAAATAGTTTTATATGTTATAATTGGATATCCCATATCTGTCCAACTTTTTACATCCCCATCCCATTCTTCTTTATATTTTTCAAATCTTGTTTCTGGAAAAATTAGATCCCAATCATCATATTTTTTTATTTCTTCTTCTTTAGCCTTTTGTTCTTCAAGTTCTTTAATTTTAATAACTTTATTCATAAAAACATTAGAACAATTTACTGATATATTAAACTTGGTTAATTTTTCTCCAGACTGTTTTGCTTTAACAAATTCTTCTATGTCTGGATGCCAAACATCCAGGACTCCCATCATTGCTCCCTTACGTATTTTCTTTTTTGCTTTTTTATTATCGCTTTTTCTTCCTGACCCAGCAGTAATTATATCAGAACTTTTATCAAATAGTTCCATATATTTTACAGAGCCAGGAGATTCAACTCCAATACCATATATAAAGGAATTTCTTGGTCTTATAAAAGAAAAATTCATTCCCCATCCACCTTCAGATTTTAAGGTTTTAGTTTGAAATAGTAAAGTTTCTAATATGCCCTCTATTGAGTCTTGGTCTTTTTTTGGTTTAGGGCCAGTAAAACAATTTATTAACGTGACCCCCTTCCAGTCAGTTCCGGCATTAGCATATATTCTTCCTCCAGCAGTCGCTTTGAAATCAGATAACATATCATAGAAATTATCTTCCCATTCTTTTCTTTTTTTTTCATTAATTTCTACTGATGACATAGATTTTGCTACTCTCATAAAAGATTCATCAACAGTATTATCATTAGTGTCTCTATAGTTTTCAGTCCAAATCTCTTCCGAAAAAGTGTTAAGAAAAATTGTATCCATTTTTATTCAAATCCTCACTAAAATTATATATTTAACAACTAACTTTCAAATACTAAAAAATCTTTCCTTCTATTGATTTTTAGTATTTTAATAACAAAAAATATAACTGATATATGTATATGGTTTTATATCTAGAAATATTTTTTAAAATATTTCTTCAGATGGACCAGCAGGTCTCCCAACTCTGGGAAGAGTGCCAGCAAAACCAAAAGATTCAGAAGAATTATTATCTATATAAGCAGAAAAGTCTTTATCTTTTATCTCCTTAATAGCATTAGAAATATATTTATCTTTTATTATAGCTATGTCATTTTTATCTAAACTTTTTTCAAATATAGCAAAAAGAGCAGCAGTTATACATATATCTTTTATATAAGCCCCGCTCATACCGTCTGTCATCTTTATATATTTTTTAAAGTTAATATTTTTATCCAAAATAAATTTCTCTGTAAATTTATTAAACATTTTTTCACGATATTCTTCATCTGGATTTGATACTTTTATAATCCTATCAAATCTTCCTGGTCTATTTTTTATAGCTTTCTCTATACGTTCTATCATATTAGTTGTTGATAATGTTACAACGTTTTCAAAATCTTCAAGTCCATCTAGTTTATTCATAAGTTCTATAACAGACCAGTCCGATCCTCCTTCGCGATCTTTCGCTATATAATCTATATCTTCAATAATTAATAAAGTTGGAGATAAATCTTTTGCCATTTCGCAAATTCTATTTATATCAGAGACATCTTTAATATGAGAAGGCAAAACATAAATGACAGTAGAAAAGAACTCTTTTGCTACTATTTTACATATCATCGTCTTACCTCCACCCGCTGAGCCTTCGATAATCAGACCTCGCTTAAGAGCTATATTATTTTTCTTTAATATTTCTCTATTTGTGAATAAATTTTCTATATTATTTTTTATTGCCAAAACAATATTATTTTTAATAATTAAATCGTTCCAGGTTATATTTTTATTTATAGAAAGAAAATTACAATGAGCATCTATTTTTTTGCCTTTATAAAAATTGTTCTCTTTACTATATTTAACCCATTCAGCAAACCAGTCTTTATTTTCATCTAAAGATAAAATTTCATAATAATTTTTACCGTCTCCATAATAATTTTTTTCTATTTTTATTATCATATTATCTTTATTTTCTTTATTACAAAGGAATACCATAGCGTCACAATATGAGTCAAAATATTGTCCCGTATTACTTTCTATTTTATTCTTTTTAGCTGTCATAATTTGACAGCCATCTCTTATAAAAATATCTTTTACAATTTTAAAATTATTTTTTTCAAAAAATTTAATCATATTAAATTGTAAAATATTATGAAGATATTGTGAAACATTTAAAGTATATAGATGTGGAGATTTTCCCTTAAAAAAAGAATTGTATATATTTTCTTCTACACTATTATTTTTAGTGTTTAAAACTTTTTGAATTTGATATAAACTAGCCTCAGATAAAATCTGAGTTTTTTCTGATTCTAATAGACTATTTTGATTTTTATATTCTTCTAAAAAATTCAAATTTTCCATCATTAACTCCTAAAATCTATTAAGTAGAAAATAATTTATTCTTATAAAATTCTCTACCTTTTCCGCTATCTTTTATTGAACAGTATTTTATTGCTTCTTCTATAGACATTATATTAGTAAAACATTCACTTTTTGAACATGAGATTATTTTTCTGTCATGTATTTTTAAGTCTTTAATCCATTCCAATCCACGAGAACAATTTTTTAGCGTATGCGGTTTATGATCTTTATTATTACCATAAAAATCTGTCATATTATTTTTATACTGACAATCATATCCTATTAATATAATAGGATCACATCCTAAAATATAAGCCAATTGAAAAGCTAATGGACCCGAGCTACCACTACCAAAAAGAATAGATGGATTATCTGTTAATTTAAAATTCCCAGTTATAAGCCTAAAATGATAAGCAAGACCAGGAGGATCCGCTGTGTCTTTAGAAAATAAAATTGATTTTAATTTTGTTAATTCTTTTCTTTCTTGATAATAAAGCTCTATATCCTGCCATAACAAAATAGTTGTATCAATTTTCTTAAAAGCTCTATTAATTCCTATGGTAAAAAATTGTTCTAATTTATATATCAAATGATCATTTAAAGAAGGAGAATTGCCAACAATAAAACAGGGAGTTCCTGTCATTTTTGTTTTCCAATTGCGAACTGAACTTCTATTCTTTATAGAAAAATTATTTAATTTTTTAAATATCATTGAATTTTATTTTTAAGATCCTATTATATCGACATTCCAATATCAAAATTTATTCCATTTATCTGTATTTATAAATTTATCCCATATTTTAGGCCACTTTTTAACCATAATAGAATAAATTGGGCTCCACTTGGGTTTTTCTGGTTTATGAGATAATTTAAATTTTGTTTCTTCTAATGTTTTATCTGATTTTATTGTATTACACGAAATACAGCAAATTACCAAATTCTCCCAACTATTTTTTCCTCCACGAGATCTTGGGATAATATGATCTAATGTTGAATTTCTCATACTTAACTTTTGTTCACAATACTGACAAGCAAAACTATCTCTAATTAAAATATTTCTTCTAGTTAATTTTAAACTAATATTAGGAACTTTGTTATATTTTGTGCAAATCATAACTTTTGGACTTTTTACACTAAAATTTTTTGCGCGAATAAATTCATATTTAATATTTTTTTCCTGCTCATGAGGAATTGAATATTTATCTAACCATTCCTGCCAAGAATATTGTATAAAATCTTCATCTATGATTTTAGCATTTCCATTACATAGTTTTCCTATAACATCCTTAATATCTTTAACTTTTATGGGAAACCAACTCTTATTTAATATTAACATTGGATTATTTAATATACTCACATTTCTATCCTAATATTATTTTTTAACAAATTTATAAAATCTTTATCTTTATCCATAAGGGATATATTAATTCTATGATGATTTTTTTGAACTATATCCATAATAAGATTAGCCACATAAGTCTTTTCTAGTCCTATTATTTCTTCAGACATATTAATAAATGAAACTGATTTTATGTTATTTCTTATAAAATGTTGAAGAGCATTTTGAAATATTATATTTAAATCATATATACTAATAGTATCTATCGTAAAATTTTTTATAATAGAAAAATATATATATTTTATATTTTGTATAATATTATTTTTTGGAACAACGTAAAAAGAACTTCCTATTTTTATATTGTTTTTTTTATCATTTATTATATTTTTTATTGTATTTTGTATATCTTGTCCCTCTATTTCTATAAGTTTTCTACAAAACTCGTTTTTCATAATTCCACTTTTGCTTAAGAAAACAGATATAGCTTCTGTTTTGACAGACAGTATATCATATTCAGAAAATAACAACATATATTATATCTCTTTTAATATTATTAGCAATTATTATTTTAAAAAACTATCTTTATGATTACATTTTGAAATTATTGAAATGATATCTTTTTCAAAATATTTTGGATTAAGTTCTATTTTTATTTTTAACCTTTTTAGTATATCTTGATGTATTTGACTTATTCTTGATTCTGACATTTCTACTCTTATAGATATTTCTCTCATGGTAAGTTTTTCATAGTAATAATAATATATTATTTTTCGTTCTAATGAAGAAAAGTCTTTACCTAACAATTTACTTAAAAATTCTTTTCTAATTAATTTAGAATCTGGTGCTGAGGTTTTTTTGGATTCTAAATATTTATTAAAATCAAGATTATTTTCTGAATTTTCTTGATAGTCTTCTGTATAATTATCTATACTAGAAAGTGCTCTTGGATTAAATTTATTATAATTTTTATGGTATTCTGTTTCTGTTATACCGGCTTCTTGTAATATTTCCGAACAAGAAGCCTTGTGTTGAATTTTAGTTTCTAAATTATGTATCACATTTTCTAGCTTATCTTTTCTAACTCTTACACTTCTAGGAATCCAATCTTCTGATCTTAATCCATCAATCATTGATCCATGTATTCTTCTATGTGCATATGTTTCAAATTTAGTTTTTCTGTCTTTGTCAAATTTTTCTATAGCTCTATATAATCCGCTAACCCCATGAGAAGAAAGCTCTTCTTTTGAAACTTTATTATTCATTTTTTTATTAACGTTTTTAGCTATTTTTTCTACAAGTTCATAATAATGTTCTATCAACTTGTGTTTAGATAATTCATCTTTATTCTCTTGATAATTTTCCCAGGTTTTTTGGAGATCTATTTTATTCATACATTCTCCTATTTTATGTTATACTATATATTAATGTATTTTTTATCACTTTAGTTTTATATGTTATAAAAAACACAAAGTCAAATAACTTGATTATTATAATAAAATATTAAAAAAGACTAGACATTTTCTTAAGAAATTATTATTTCTTTTTAACAACCTGTCCGGTCACAACTTCCCATTTTGATTTTGGTGGGTTTAGCTTGTGTTGTAAAAGAATTTTATATTTAGGCATAGCTATTATTGGAATATAATATTCGTGAGCTTGAGAACTATTAATATCAACCTTATCTAAAAGTCCCCAGTCTTTTATATCATTATAAACTTTTTTAACTTCATCTTCCATTCCAACTGTAGGATCATTGAGAGCAGTATATATGTTATTAAATATCTTTTCTGCCCAATCTGTAGCTATTGATTGTAATTCTTTATCAATTTCCATCTTCATTGGCTCCTTGCTTGTTTATACCAATTATTTGTTTTTTTAGAAGCATGTCTATATCCACCCAGTTCAAGATGACTTAGTATATCTTTTGCTGTATTTTCTTGAAATCTAGCTTCATCCTCTTCTTCTGCTATTTGTTTTCCTACCATATCTATAAGCTGCTTTTCTATTTCTTTTAATCTTAGATCGTCACGATGTTTTCCTCTGCTAAACAAATCAAGCTGCTCTTGTGTAAGCTTTCCTATAACTTCAGCAATTTGTATTTTATTATCTACTTTTTCCTTAAACTGCTCATCGGGTGTTCCTTCTGCTATTAGAGATTTAGATTTTACTGGTCTGTTACTGCTTATTCTATATGCTCTTCCTCTCATTTGCTCGGTTGAGGCTGGAGTCCAGTCGAAGTCATTTTCTATTACTGTTTCGACAACATTAGGAAAATCCAAACCGGTACCACCGGCTGCTATACCTAAAACTAATGCTCTAATATTAGAATTTGGGTCCTTAAACTGTCTTATCGTCTCATTTTTAGTCTTTTGGTGCATTCCTCCAAGAATAGGAAGAACCTGTCCCCCATGTCCAATGTCATTTAATATTTTCTGTAAAAAAAATTGTATTCTAGAAGCAGCATCTCTAAAAGCGGTAAATACCATAACCTTTTTACCTTCTCTTAAAACATCATTAGCTAATTTGGCTGAATGAATAGCTTTAGCTGATGCTAAACAATCTCTTGTTGCTATCATAACCGATACTGGTAGATTAGGATTTTTATAAGTTTCTAGCTTGCCAGATATACATTGATATAAGTTTTTCATATCAACTTTTACCGGAACATCATCTACAGAAAATCCAGGCATATCTTTACGAACATCTTCTTTTGTCCTAGAAACGAAAACCTTAAAGTTAATTAACCATTCTTTTAGTTTATTAGCTGCTATAACCTGATCCTCAATACTGGCATCTTCAAGTCCATATCTTCCTTTTACCATAGCTCCAAAGTTTTCAGCAAAAGTCTTAAATGACAATCTTCCTAATGGATGGTTTACAGCTTTTAATTGATTATAAACATCTATTGGTCTATTAGCTACAATAGTAGCACTAGCACCCCAAGCAAAAGGAACTGTATGAGTTTGACCAGTTTTTTCATCAGTATAACTTGATATATTTTGAATATTTTCTGTTCTTGTTGCTGTAGTATTTTTAATACTATGACATTCATCTAAAATCATACAAGTTATATTACCTTGAGCAACTTGTTGTTGTAATGACTGAGTATGTGCATCTCTAGTGCTTTTTACTTGAAAATCAACATATGTCAAAACTGTCCAAGTGGCTAATCTTAAAGGATCAACAGAGATATCTTCAGGATTAACTTTTGCGAACCTCTTTATTTCTTCTATCCATTGATTTTGTGTTTGATTTAAAGTTATTATTAAAACCTTACCTCCGTGTTGTTTTATTCTCATATCCGCAGCTATAATGAGCATATTCGTTTTTCCTAAGCCTGTCGAATCCCCAAGAATTGCTGAGTTTCTTCCATACAAAAAAGCTATTCCATCTTTTTGTAAATCATATAGTTCAAAGTTAATTTCTTTACCATCTTTAATAATTTTTTTATTATATGATGTTACTTCTTGATCAAATTTATTTATATCATTTACTTTAGTTATTCTTTCATTTCCTGCGGCATCAACAAATTTTCTTTCCTTTTGAAATCCTTCAAGGTCTCCTTCTATCCTGGTAATTTTAACTATATTGTTAGTTATTAGACCTGCTATTATTTTATTAAACTCTTTATTATCAAATCCATATCGTTTTAATACAGAACTCAATTGTCTATATTTATTATAATTTCCTCTAACTAAATATTCTTTATAGCCAGATACTTCATAATTATTTCCCTCTTCCTCTTCATATCCTGTTGAATATCCCATTCTTCTACGAGGATGATTTGGATCATTAGGATCCGCTGGATCATATGGAGAACTTATTGTTGGAACTACTGCTAACATTCTTTCTCCATCAGGTCCATATACTGGAAACATAAATTTTATAATTTCTTTAAGATAATCCCCTTCTCTTGATCCTGTCGTATAAGAGCCAAAAGCAAGATGCCATTTACCTTTAGTATTTTGTGTTATATCTTTTATCTTTAATGGAATATCACCTTCTATTTTTTTCTCTTCTGTCTGACTGTTAAACTCTTCACTATTTTCAGGAAGTCTTGGTAAGATATCCTTAAGTTGTTGAGTGTCAAAATGTTTATCTAAAACTAATATCGTTTCTTTAACAATACCTTGATCTGGTCTTATAAATCCCCATATTCTTGATTGTGAATCATAAGTTCTCAATCTCGACGGTAATCTTTTTATAAAAGATATAAAGTCTACATCATATCCACCTAAATCAATATATAATACATCATCTCTATAAACTACGCTTTTTAATTCTGGTTTTCCTGGTTTGTCTAATTTATCTGTTTTTAATTGCTCAGGAGAAGCAGTCATTTCAGAAGTATCATAACCATAAGCATCTAGAGCAACTTTTAATATATTAATATATTTTGGATCAATTTGATAAACATCAATACCTTCTTTTATTGCTGCTATAAAAACTTTCCAAGACTCTCTATTGTCGTTCATCCTAATCATAGAACTCTCTATTAGTTTTTTTATATTAGAAGCTTTTCTTCCAAGATCATGTATTATAAATAATGAAGCTCCATATTGATTTTGGCCTCTTGGTATAACTTTATTAGAAGAAACACTAGTTTGTGTTGTCTGTATTCCTTTTGCTTGATCTATCAACTGAGATATTCCAGAAACCATTACATCATAATTACTTACTTGAGTTTTTTTATATTTATAAAGAACTCTAACCCCAGCGACAGCAAGAGGAATAGACATTTCCATTCCAGGAGATAAATTATTAATATCCATTACAGCCGGACTATTATAATCCTGTTTATTAAAACCTTGAAAGTCAAATACGGTTGGAGCCCCCAATCCCATCATGTTATGCACGGTATTTATAAGCAAATCTACTTCTGGCCCTTTTATTGTAGAAGGTGAGGTTTGTGCTTCTTTTGTAAAACAGTCTTTTATGTAGACATCAAAATATGTAGTCATACTCTTTTCCTTAAAAATAATTTATATTATCTTTTTATTTTTATAAAAAATCACAAAATCCTCTATATTATAGAGGATATGAAAAATATTAAAAGAAAATAATACATAATGAGACTTAATATTAAATATAAAAAACCAATTATATTACCCAATCTAAGTGAAATATACAAAAAATATTCTCACCTAACAGACAAAGGGACCACTCACTCTTACATAAATATATATAAAAATATATTTTCTCCTTTTGTTAATAAAAATATAAACCTATTAGAGTTAGGAGTTGGGAGTGGTGGATCTCTTCTTTTATGGTCAGAATATTTTAATAAATCTATAATTTATGGTATTGATATTAAAGAGTGTCCTAATATTATCAAAAACCATAAATCAATAATTTTTCATAGAATAAATACCGAAGATAAGGTTGCTATTGATAAAGAATTTTTTGGAATTAGTTTTGATATTATTATAGATGACGCATCTCACAAAGTAAGAAATCAATTAAAATCATTTAATATATTTTCCCCAATATTAAAAACAGGAGGTATTTATATTATAGAAGACGTATCTCCTGAAAATATAAAGCACTTTCAAAATTTATATAATAATATAAAAATATATGATCTAATAAAAAACAAAAATAGGTATGATGATATTCTAATAGCCATTATTAAATAACTAATTTAACAAAACTTTCTTAGTGACTTCTATATAACGTTCATTACCTAATGTGTCATAATAAAAAACTACACAAGGAAAAGCATTTATGCTAGAAATTGACTCTCTATATGTTTTCTTTTTCCCTGTATCTTTTTCATCTAAATATTCTTCATCTAAAGAAAAGTTTTTAGCATATCCCATCCAAATAGTCCTACGATGGTTAATTAAGTTGAGATTATCTATCTCTTTTGTTTGTAATTCAAACTTCATGGTTTTCTCCTAAAAAAATGTTTATATTATTATACTCTGTTAAAATAACACATTCAAGATTTTTTAACAAAATTGTTATAAAAATCTAATATTTTTTTATAAGTCTCTTCTATTTTATCTTTTGAAATCTCTAATGGTTTAACATCTTTATCTTCTTTATATACCTTTTTAGCCAAATCCCATTGTTTTAACCATTTTTGAATATCCTTTTCTTTCCATTCTTCTATCTCTATCTCATTATAGTGATATTGGTTATTATATCCAAAATGACTATACCTTTTATTTTTTTCAAAAAATATTTCACACGGAAATGGCTCTATAATAAACCCTGTTATTTCTTGACCTATTTTCTGACCTTTATCATTTACTATGTTTTTTTTATAAGTTCTATTTTTGGGGTCTTTTTTTATCCACCTGTTCCATCTTTTTACTTTAAAAACAGAAACATTGATTACAGATTTTATTATTTTAATTTTTTTGTAAGTTTCATAATCGAGAGGCACATACATTCCAAAACTTGTTAAATTACTCATATTTTATCTCCTTTTAAAAGCTGAAAATGTTTAAATAATAACCTTTCAGACCCATAAACATGTCTGGTTGCTAAGGCTGTATAATGATTGTCTATATCTGGTTCTTGAAATAGTTTAAAAGATATACCAGATTTTTCTAACTTAGATGCTGAACGTAATAAAGAACATTCGTCTGATACTTCACAGACAATTATAGAAGGATGTTCCTATGTGAATCCAAAAGTTTTAGAGGCTTCTATGATGACATGACATGATTGAACGCAACATGATCCAAATGATAAATCTTTTCTAACTAAGACATAAACAAACGGATGGTTTTCTGATACTTGACATTTTGATACCTAACTCATATTTTTTCTCCTTATTATATTTATTCGGCAAAAAATAAAATTTTCCTTTAAGTTTCATTATTATTCATAGACGGTGTTCTGCGAGCATTCGGACAACCACATTTATACTCTCAGCTTTATCCATAAGTGATGATCCTAAATATGGACTTAGACCTCTACCAAATATTGTATTAGCAATTTCAATACCCTCTTCATCAAAAAGATTCTTAATTTTATCTTTTTTATCTTTTACTATTTCTGGAAGGTTCATAACAATCGTCTGCAAACTGTCTGAAGAGTCATAATCATATAGACATCCTTTCTAATAATTTACCTTAAATGCTTCTGTCTGAGTTCAAGTGAGCCAAATGGGAGTCGAACCCATACATTAAAGATTTTAGAGATCTTCTCGCATCCTATTGCGACTTTGGCTCTAATATTTAGAATATTTTTAATCGATCTTGGCCGTTGAGTTACAGAAGCTAAAAAATATTATATTTATTATTCTATAACACAATTTCCATCAGTTATACTTAAATTCTTAAACCCATACCACTTGTCTCTCTGTTTTGTAGCCTTATCAAATGCCACTAAGCAATCTGTTAAATATTCTGCTAAAATAAAATCAGGTGTATTAGATCCATTTTCGGATGATGTTATGTTGATCTCTTTTTCTATTCTTGATCTCAAATCTATTATATCCATTATACTCTCCATTTTTTTAGACCAAGTTCTAAATGTATTTTATCTATTAGTTGCTTTTTTTCCTGACCTGTCATTTGGGTCATATCTACAATTTCATACTTTTCACTTAACTCAGGATGAGAACAAAACAAATTATACAAATTAAGCTCCAATTCACTTTTAAATGGTTTTTTATAAATTAGACCTATTGGTTTAATCTCTTGTTCTATCATAGATTTTTAATCCTTAAATATTATAACCTTATTTTTATCGTCTACTTTCACCATAAAAGGACTGTTTTCATATTTTCCATTATCTCCTTTTTCTAAACTAACAAAAGACATAATGATTACTTTTTCGCCTATTTTAGCTTTTTTTGCTGCTGCTCCATTTATTTCTATCCGACCTGAATACGGTTCTGCGTAAATAGCATATGTTTCAAATCTTTCTCCTGTATCTATATTGGCTACTAAAACTTTTTCATACTCAGCTATATCGGAAAGGTCCATGAGATATTTATCTATAGTTATACTTCCCTCATAATCAGGAAAAGTTCCAGTGATTGTTGCTCTATGAATTTTTCCATTAAGAAACTCTTTTGTTTTAATATTCTTCAACATCAAATATATCGTCTCCAAATTCTTTTTTTAACTCTTCTACTACATGTGTCCCGTCAAATTCATCTAAAGCTTCATATAGTTCTTTTGAAGCTATAATTTGTTCATCAATAGCGTCTTCTCCTTTAAATCTCCATTCTTCCATTTTTTCTTCACTAACTTTATTTCTAAATATTTCACTCATCTCTTTAATGTTTCTATTCACGGCTGTTCTCGCATCTCTCATCCTTCTTGATGCTACTATAATTTTTTGTATTTTTGGATCAGATACATTTTTTTGCTCAAAAAATAAATCATCAGTATTTTTAGGAATATTAGTCTCCATATGCTATATACCTTTCAAATTCTTCAAGTATTTGTTTTTTATCTTCTTGAGAAAAAAATAACATTAAAGTCTCTACTTATTCTGTCTAATAGCATTTCACTGTTTGGTCCCATCCCTACATCTGGATTACAATCGCAATACTGTTTACAATAAAAAAGTGCTACTCTCCACGCTTTTATTTCTTCTTTTTTCATTTTGCTAATCTTAATTTAGGTCTTTCTTTATCTATTTCATTCAAAGCTCCTGCTGGAGCGGTAACTATTTGATTTTCAGCTTCTTTTCTAGCTTCTTCAAATTTTTCCATTAGTTTTTTAGCAGCATCATTAGCAAAATCATAATACTTATTTAAAGCTTCTTCTAGTGTTTTTGCTCCTTCTATTTCAAATTTTATTTCTTTTGGACCTATTGGAGTCCCAACATGAACAACTCCAGCATATATAACATTTTCTTTAGATACTTCTGTCTTTTCTGATCCTTTCATTGATGCGGTTTCAGAAATTTTTGTATAAACTTCTACTTTTCTTCCATCGTCTGTTTGAAACACTTCTACTTTTCTTACTGGAACATTCATTTTATTTCTCCTTTGTTTTAATATTTTTGATTATTATACCTCATAAAACTCCACTGTTATTTTAGTTAAATTTTTCTATTAATATCCCAAAATTCAGGTAAATGCTTAGGAGACATTTTTTCTATAAAATGTTTTCTCCATTTTATAGTAAATTCTTCTAACGAAGACAAATGTTCTACAACAAATTTTCCGAATTCTACAGGTTCTTTTATTTCTGTATTCATATTTATTTTAGAAGCATTAATGATATCTGATTTAAATATATTTTTTTTATTAAAATAAAATATTAAAATATTTTTAAGTTTATTTTTTCTTTTTTCACTAATATTCTTATCTCTTAAAAGTATATTAGCAGATTTCTTAGCTTTTTTTACCAAGTTATTATTTAGTGTTCCATATCCTTGAACTGGAATATTATGTTCTTTAGATATATCTCTTTTTAATATATCAGCAAAAACCTCATATTCATCATGACACTTTCTACACATAAGTAGAACATCATGATATGAATGATTTTTAAGATTATCAGGGAAAAATTTCCTAAAACATTGAGGGACTACATGGTGTTTAGATAAGTTTTCTATACTCCCACATACTACACATTTATTTTCTTTTTCTTGTAAATAAAATTTATCATTTATATGTCCTTTTCCTTTAGGTTCAAATTTTAATTTGATAGTTGGAGGATCGTCGCTTACTTTTTCTGCTAAGTTCTTTTTAAGATACCATTTTATTTTATTGTCACTTATTCTACAAAGAATTTCTCCATTAGGAGATAACATTATTCCATTTGTATATATTTTTTCTTTTAAAACACTATTGTCTTTTTTTTCTAAAAAATCTTTTAGAACATCATCAACCGCTTTAACTATTCTGCTTTTTAAATTGTTATATTCTTTTTCGTTTAACATATCTCATTTCTTATATAGTTTTGAACAAATATCAAACATTGCGATACCACTTGAACATCCCACATTCAAACTTCTTACACTTCCATACTGAGTAATATATACTATTTTTTGGCACCTGGAAATAATTTCCGGAGGAAGACCAACTTGCTCTTGTCCAAAAGCAATAATAAAATGTTCGTTTTTTGGCCATTCAAAAGTTTCGATCGGTAAAGCTCCATCAATATTATCTATACCTATTATTATTGAATTTTTTGCCAAGTCGTCTAAATCTGATATTTCTTTAACATATTTAAAATTTGTATAATGATGAGTTCCAACGGCTCCTCTTCTGTCATATTTTTTTGAACCATAAATAATAACTTCTTTTGCTAAAAAAGCACAACCATTTCTTATTATTTGCGAAATATTAAAATCATTATAAAGATTGCTTGTTAAAACAGAAAAATTATGTCTTTTAGTATCAAGATCGGATTTGATTTGTTCTGTCTTCCAGTAAAAATAGTGATCAATAATATTTCTTCCATCTTTTGTCTTTGGCTTATTTTCTTTTGGGTTAGTTTCCATAGCATATTATATCTCATTTTTTCTAGGAAAACAAAAAAAACACTACACATTTCTATGAACTACCAATAAAATAAATCTTATTGGCTTACTGACTCAACGAGATTACTTGCTCTCACACCATTAATCTTTTTTAAGAGATCAAAAATATGAGTAGTAGAGGTATTTCTCTCCTCAGTCTTTAATTCCCTGCGTTCCACAGGTATTTTATACTTGTTCGTAATCTTATTACTCACAGGTATTTTCTTATCTTTCATTCCTTCTAGCTCTATGTTTTTAGCAGCGTGTATATCACGATCTTTTTTATATCCACATTTACACTTATAAATTCGATCTTTTAGTTCTAATTTATTTTTACAACCACATTTAGGACATAATTGAGTAGAAGGAAAGAACTTATTTACTTCGATTGGTGTATGAGATTTATTTTTTAGATCTCTGATAATTCCACCAAGATTGGCATTCTGGATTTTCTTTCCATGATTTCCTGATTGCCACTCTTTTAAGTTTTCATCTTGAAAACAAATATACTTAAAGTTATTTGTCAAAACGTGAACTATTTTGTTTCTTATGTCTTTTTTTTTGTTATTTAATTTATTATATTCTTTTTCTCTTTTTATTTGATCTTTAAACTTATTATTTGATTTTTTACGATTTTTCTTCGTTATTTTTCTATCTAATCGTTTAAGTCTTTTAGAGATGGGAACTTGATATTCTATTTTTATTCCGTTAGAAAGAGTAAGTTGAGTAGAACAACCAAAATCTATTCCAACTGAAGTTTCTGTAATAAATTTTTCTATTTTATTTGAGAAAGTAGTTATATGAAGATAAAAATCACTACACCTTTTTATTAAAGAAGCATTTGCTAACTCTATATTTTTAGGTATTTGAGATAAACCTGACACTTTAAGTTTTTGTTTGATATTTTGTATTTTTACTCTTGAAGTATTAAAATCTATTTTATAAGTCATTCCGTGTTGAACTAATGGAATAGAATGTAAAAAACTCTTAAACTTTAGTTTGCCTACTTTTTTCCCTTTTTTCTTTAGTGAACTAAGTGCTTTTATGTTTGAAAACATTTTTGATTTTATAGATTGTTTTGATTGTCCTGGCAAAATAGATAATTTTCTATCTTCAAACTTATCAAGAACTTTAACTGGAACTGACTTTACCTTAGTATCTATTAAATCAAGATTATCGTGAGACAAACAAAAGTTATAAAAGTATTTTGCTTCTTTGAATAACGTGTTCATATTATTTAGTGATGTTTTAGATAGTTTAGATTTAACGATTTTAACTTCAAAAACCTTACAGTCTTGAATAGAATGTCGTAGTTGTGTTTCACGTTTTGTTAAAATCTTTTGATCCATAATGTATAAATACTATAGTATAGAAAATAATCCTTCTTTTTTATAGAATTAAGAGGCATTTTTTAAACTAAAAAGAAAAGAGATTTGCACTCTTTTCTTTTATTTCTATATAGTGTTTTTCTCTATTTAAAAATAGAGTTAAAAAACCATTACCCGTATTATTGTGCAGCCGGCCTGCGTGGCCCACCGACTGGGCCTCCTGGGCCTCCTGGGCCACCTGCTCCACCTGGTCCTCTACCCGGTCCACGCTCTGCTTGTGCGGCTTTAAGTTGATCTCTTTGCTCGGCAGTCAGAACTTTTTCTACTACTTCAGCAACAGCTTTGTCTAAAATCTCTTTTGCTTTTGCTTTTTGTTCATCAGTAAGATTTACTCTTGACAAAAGCATAATTGTTCTTGTTGTCTCAGGAAATACCATAGCTGCCCGTGGACCCACTGGACCGACCGGAACAGGAACTGGGGGAACGACAGGAGCCGGAGCTACAACTTGAGCAAAAACATAACTACCAAACAAAAACATCGACACAACTAACATAATTAAAACTTTTTTCATTATTTTCTCCTTATTAAAAGTTTTTAACATCTAAAGATTGGCTCTTTGTTTAATATTATGTATAAACTATTTTAACACCACTATTATAAATATACGTATTAACAATTCAATATTATATATTTGTTTTACATATGTTATCTTGAGATTTTTCTTCAAAGTGTTTCCAAAATTTAGGTATATTATCTCTATATTTTTTATTAAATATAATTTCTAATAATAAATTAGTCATACCTTTAGGGCTAAAATAATTTTCCCAAGTTTCTCTTGATTTTTTAGCGTAATTTGTTGGATCAATACTATCTAACACCGCTAATTGTATTGGATTATTTAAATATAAATAATGTTCTCCTGGATAAAAAGGAAAAGGATAACACGGTTTGTAATTTAAAGCTAATGGCATACCAAAAGACATATATTCAGCTTCTCTATAACACTTACCATCAAAAGAATAACCTGCTCCCTTAAGTGATAATCCCCACTTAGTGTCCTTAAGTATATTTATATAATCATCACCAAAAGTTTTTTGTCTAAAAAATCTATTATCATTTAAAGTTCTTTTTATCCAAGGTCTCCTATGCTTTCTAATTCTTGTTCCAAAAGCCATATTAGCTAAATACTTAAACTCTTTATTTTTCCATAAAAAAGTGTTTTCTTTAAAATTAGGAGATGGCGGATAAATTAAAGGCAAAACAAACATAGAGTATTTTTTACCTAATTCATTATATTCTTCTTTTCTATTATGTGAATACTGTAAAACAAAATAAAAATCTATATGCTTATTTATTTTATCACATTCATTAAATATATTATTATTAATCCAAGTGTTATCACCGTGATTTATTAAACAATTTATTTCATTTATAGAAATAAAAAATATCTGTTTACTTTTCCCAATCGGGGAAAAATAATTATAAGAAATTTTAGAGAATATTCCACTTTTAATAAAGTGTTTAAGAAAAGTATTTTTTGCTCCAAAATTATTATTAGTAGAAATAGATATATTATATTTCTTTTCAACAGAATGTGATACTATAGAAATATTTTTTGTTTTTGATATATCATATGTTATTTTTATATTTCTGTGAGATATCAAGACGTTATCCTATGCTATTCTATCTCTTCTATTTCGCAACATAAAATCTCTTTTACTTTTTCTGCTATTATTTTTCTATGACATAGATTATATTTAGAACAAACACACATTAATATACAACTTTTATTTCTATTATATATTTCTTTTATTGCCTTTATACCATTATCTATATTTGGGATTTTTATTTCTCTTCCTTTATAATTTTCATTACCTAAATCTTTAATATGTAAATAATCTTCTTTAAAAAAATCTTCTAAATCATTTTTGTTCCAAAATGGAAAATGAGAGTATGGATTAAGTCTAATATCTACTAAAACTAAGTTTAATTCTTGTATTTTATGTTTAAGATTTAATCTAGTAGTGTTAAGATACCCGATAGTGTAAATAGTCATGATAAATATATCATACAAAAAAAATACAACACCTGATAGTATTCAACAAAAAACCTTAATAACTATACTTCAAAATAAAAGAGTATATTTTCCTTATATTTTTTGTAAATATTTATATCCAAAATTAAACGCAAAAAGAAATGGAATATTAGATCTGTGTATAATACAACATATTTCTAAATTAAAAAATAATTCATTTTTATTATCTTCAAAATTAAATAACAACAAAATAGATTTAGTAAAAAAATGGACTGATAGAAAAATGTATAAAGAAGCAAAAATAATACAACACAATAATATTTACTATAATTATCCAAGTATACCATCTTATCTATTAGCTTCAAATTTAGCCATTAAAAAATATGATTTTCATATATGGCTAGAAGATGATACTCTGTTATATGATGAAAATATTAAAAATATAAACAATATTTTAGGAGAATATGAAATAGCTTCTTATTATAACAAAGATACTACTCCATCTTATTATGAGAAAAACTTTCCCTGCTCTTCAAGGACTATTACAAGAACTTCTTTTGATAAAAAATTTATCAATACTTTTGGAAAATTAAACTCTTGGGACAAATGCACTTGTAACTTTAACACGAGATTAGAGGCTAAATTAAATTTTTTATGTAATAAAAAAAGATTAAGTTTATTTACAAATAATACTCTTAAGTTTCATAATGAAGATAATTATATTTTTGAGTCTAATAGTTTTTTAAAATTTAAAAAGTTTTTACACATTAACAATATAAATATATCAAAAGAAGATAACAAAATGTTTGATATAGACAAGTATTAATGTTATACTTGATTTTTATATTCATTTTCTTCTGGTGGAAAGTCTATAAGTCTTCTATTTACCTCAAAGAGAGATTTTACCTTTTTATCCTTATAACTTAAAACCCACTTTTCTGCTTTCATTCTATTATGTTTTCTTAAAGAAGATATTGGTGATAATTTTTTAATATATTCAGATTTAGACCACCAAAAATTACCAACAAAACACCAATTTCTACAAAATGGCATCTTATCAGTTGAAACCTGACATCCTACAGCATTATATTCTTTTAAATATTCTATACAATCTTTATGCTTTTCTACTATAAAATACTCCATATATCTTCTCCACATATCGCAGTTTATTTTTTCTCTAATATTTACTTTTGATACTCCTTTTGTGTGAATATAAAATACTTTACAATCTTCTAATAAACATTTTTGATATAATAAGTTTAATGTAGGAAATTCATATTCTAATACATTTGATGATTTATATTTTACTTTAAATTTTTTAGGTAATTTAGAAAAATAAGTTTCATCAAATTCTCCTAATACTCCAAGTTGTATTTCTTTACATTTATCATAAAGACCTGAGTTCATTATATCTTTAACGAATAAATTAACGATATCTTGATAATCATTAACAGCCATTATGTGAATAAATCCATAAATTAAATCAGTTTTGTATTTTAAAACAGGTCTCATTTATTTAATTTTTCTATAATTTTATTATATACCATATTTACACTGATATCTTTCATACATTTATGATCATAAGGACATCCATATCTTTTAAAACACTTTTGACACTCAATGTTTACATTTATATAATCATAATCATAAAAGCACCAAAAATCAAAATAATTATATCCACTCTGTATGATTAGTGTTTTACCAGAAGCCACAGAAGAAGCATAATGACTAACTCCTGTATCTAATCCTAAATATAATTTACTCTTTTTAATATAATTTAAACATTCTACATTTTTAATATTTTTTTCAATTAAATCTATATAAGTTATTTTTTCTTTATTTAATTTTTCTTTTAATTCTTTAAAGTAAGGCCAGTTTCTATAAGGTGTAAATCTTCCTGTTTTTGAAACAATTGAAATATCTACACTTGGTATATTTGGTATATCATAATATTTAACTGGTATTCTATACTTTGTATTCTTAATTTCTTGTTTTATTTTATCACAAATATTATTAGGCACATTAAATTGTTTAGAAAATTTAATTAACATTATCTCTAATATACTATTTAATATACTATTTGTTTTTATATAATAATTATTTCCCCTACCAGCATAATAGTTATCATATTCTATAAAAAATGTTTTATCTATTTTATTTTCTAAAATAATATGTTTATCATTTTTATCATATTCTATAAAAGACATCATATTGTTTTCGTTTATATCAATAAATATATTAGAAATATATCTCTTTAAAACAAGATAAAATAAATATGTCATTAATTTATCTCCAAAACCTGAAAATTTATGGTTTAATATAGGATTAACTGATAAGGTATATTTATTTTCTTCTTTAACCACCGATTCTATTTTAGTATTAGTATTATATTTTATTTTTAATTGTGGATTTTTCATTTTTCATTTTTCTTTTTTAGGAGTGAGCCACTTGGATTCCTGTAATGATTTTTCACAATTATCACATTTTAAGCACATACTACAAATATCTCTATTTCCAAGAATTAACTCATTTTTAATTTTACAAAACTCTTCATTTAGATTTAACTCATAAATAGATAAATTTTTACTCCACTTTTTTTCGTGTTTAAGATCTTCACCACACAAAACCCATTCTCCTTCAGCAGATAAAAAAAGAAAATCATAAGGTCTATAACATTTTATATTTCTATATTTTTCAAGGTCTTTTGGAATAAACAAATTAGAACATCTACTTCTATATTTTGAAGACTTTCTTTTAGTATGATCCATAAAATAAAAATTTCTTAAATTAAAACCAGATTTTTTAATCATATTAAGAATTTTTTCTTTAGGATCTATATTGTTTAATTTTCCATAATAATCTAATAATATTTGTTCTACATGTATTTCTTTAAATAAAAAGCATAACTCTTCAGTTAATAAATCTCCATTTGTTATGATAAAAAGATTGATTTTAGGTAATGTTTTACGAGTATATAATAACATTTCTTTTATTTGAGGATGAGATAAAGGCTCTCCGTGACCAGCATATTCTATCCATCTTTTTTCATTTTCTGGAAAAGTATATATTTCATTAATTACTTCTTCATATCTATTTTCATCTAAATAAACAGGATTGTTTCGTCTTTCTTTGTTTACTCCTGGATAACAAAAAAGACACTTCCTAGTACAACCAGAAGACATTTCTATTTCAAAACATTTTTGAGTTATTATAGAATAATCTTTATATTTCAAGATTGGTCTCATTTTTTTAATTTTTCTACAATTTTATTATATACCATATCTACACTAATATTTTTCATACATTTATGGTCATTTTTACAGTTCATGTATTTATGTTTTTTTGTTATAGTGTAATAGTTTAAGAAGCATTTTTGACACTCAATGTTTACATTTATATAATCATAATCATAAAAGCACCAAAAATCAAAATAACTATAACCACTTTGTAGTATTAAAGCTTTACCTGAAGCAACAGAAGAAGCGTAATGACTAACTCCTGTATCTAATCCTAAATATAATTTACTCTTTTTAATATAATTTAAACATTCTATATTCTTTATATTTTTTTCACTTAAATCTATATAAGTTATTTTATTTTCATTTAGTTTATCTTTTAACTCTTTAAAATATGGCCAGTTCTTGTATCCAGACCACAATCCTCCCTTTGATACAATTGAAACATCTACACTTGGTATACTTAGTATATCATAATATTTAACTGGTATCTTGTATTTTGTGGTTTTGATCTCTTGCCTTATTTTATCACAAATATCATTAGGTATATTAAATTGTTGGAAAAATTCATTAAAAAACATTTCTAAAATATTGTTTTTATTACCTTGTTCATTATTATATTTAAATTTAATTATATTAAAAAATATTTTGTCTGATATGTCTCCTAAAAAAATATGCTCATCTTCTTTGTGATTTATTAAATTTTCTGCGTGAAAATTGTTAATATTAAAATTGTTAATATTAAAATAAATGTTTATAATATATTTTTTTAATATTAAATATATTAAATAAGATAAGAAAAAATCTCCAAAATTATCTCCAGATATTATTATGGTATTATTAGTTAACTTATATTTTTCTTTATATTCTATCTTTAATTTTAGATTTTTCATTTATTTTTATATTCATTTTCATTAGGTGTAGCCTTTGCTGCCTTTCTTTTTAGTTTATATATCTCTTTTACTTTTTTGTCTATATTATTGTTTAGTAACCAAGACTCTGCTTCTCCTCTTCCTTTTATATTTAAAGAATATATTGGTCTTAATTTTTTTATATAATCAGATTTAGCCCACCAAAAATTACCAGAAAAAATAACAAATACTCTAAATGTAATATGCTCACATCCAACAGCATCATACTCTTCTAAATACTTTATACAATCTTTGTGTTTTCCGACTATAAAATACTCCATATATTTTCTCCAACCATTACACCTTTCTCTATATCTTTTATCTTTTACAGATACTCCTTTTGTATGAATATAAAACACTTTACAATCTTCTAATAAACACTTTTGATATAATAAGTTTAATGTAGGAAATTCATATTCTAATACATTTGATGATTTATATTTTACTTTAAATTTTTTAGGTAATTTAGAAAAATAAGTTTCATCAAATTCTCCTAATACTCCAAGTTGTATTTCTTTACATTTATCATAAAGACCTGAGTTCATTATATCTTTAACGAATGAATTAACGATATCTTGATAATCATTAACAGCCATTATGTGAATAAATCCATAAATAGAGCAATCTTTTTTGTATTGTAAAACAGGTCTCATTTTTTATATTCATTTTCTTCTGGTGGAAAATCTCTTATAGCTCGGTTTGTAGAAAAAAGACATTTAACTTTTTTATTTCTATTTCTCCTTAACAACCACCTTTCTGCTCTTATTCTATTATGTTTTCTTAAAGAAGATATTGGTGATAATTTTTTAATATGCTCAGATTTTGACCACCAAAAATTACCAGCAAAGTGACAATTAGTAGGCCAACATTCTAATTCACATCCAACAGCATCATACTCTTCTAAGTATTTTACACAATATATGTATTTTTCTATAATAAAATATTTCATATACTCTCTCCATAGATTACACCTTTCTCTATATCCTTTCTCTTCTACAGATACTCCTTTTGTGTGAATATAAAATACTTTACAATCTTCTAATAAACATTTTTGATATAATAAGTTTAATGTAGGAAATTCATATTCTAAAACATTATTAGATTTATATTTAACTTTAAATTTTTCAGGTAAACTAGAAAAATAATTTTCATCAAATTCTCCTAATACTCCTAACTGTATTTCTTTACATTTATCATAAAGACCTGAGTTCATTATATCTTTAACGAATGAATTAACGATATCTTGATAATCATTAACAGCCATTATGTGAATAAATCCATAAATTAAATCATTTTTGTATTGTAAAACAGGTCTCATTTTTATAATTATCTATGCCAAAAATAAATGTTTTCTTCTTTTTTATTTACATCTGATATATCAACTTTTCTTCTCATTTTAATAATTTTTATATCAAAAGTTTCTTCAATTTCATTTCTTGTCATATACATATCTTTCCCAAAAGTTTTATCAACATAATACATTAGAGGAGTTTCATCAACTCCATAATTAATATATTTAAAACCATCTATCCATCCATCTATAAACTCTTTATTTGAACAGTATACACAACAAGTATTTAACATTTCGTTTTTTGGTTCTTTATTTCTATATTTTAAGTGTCCAAATCTATATGTCACCATAGGACATTGAAATATCCCATTTATATTTCCTTTTTTACCATATATAATATTCCATAAATTTTCATCTATTTCTTTTAATGTTAAAATATCCCAATCTAAAAACAATATTTCTTTATATATATTAAAAGCCTCTCGTATTATCAGTGGTTTAGCGTATAAATGATGATGATTATGATACATTATTGATTCATCAATTTTTATTACTTGTTCTGCTCCTTTATCCAATAAATATTTATACATATAATCACCGACAGCAAAACATATAATATTTTTTCTATTCCATTCGCTTTTCAATGATACTAAAACTTCTTTATGAAATTTTTCTCTTTGAAAATCATTTTCTTTTAAAAATGTTCCCCATAATATTCGTATTATAGCTCTGTTTCTGGTAAAAATAAGATCTTTGTTATCTATAGAAATAATATTTTTGTTATTTTTTATACCAGTATATGTTATATTTATTGTCATATTTTATATTTGTGAAAAATTTTAGGTTTATATTTATTTTCTTTGTTTAATGGTCCATTCCTTAATCTGCCAGGATAAAACAATCCTTCACTACTATATCCTCTAATAGTCTTTTCGTCTATTTTTTCTTGATATAATCCTTTGCTTTTTTGTAAAGCAAATAATAATGCTATTTGATCATGATCTATTTTTGTTTTTAAGGCTTCTTTTAATATATAATCTGAATTACAAAAAAATATAGACGTTTGTGGTTGTTTTATTCTCCCGCGTGTTCCTTCGGGATGAGGACCAAAACATTTAAATATTTCCCACTCTACTACAAGCGACGTATTTTCTGCTTTTTTGTATAAAAAATCTATTTCTTCTTTATTTAATTTTTCCTTAACAAAAGCATCAAGCATATCAAACCATAATATACTATTATATTTTTCTAAAGCTAAAATACAAGTTAATATTTTATTATTCCACATACCATTAGGCTTAATTTTTATATATGTTATATTTAATCTTGATTTTAATGATTTATTATATATATATGGTTTTTCTATTTTTAAATTTTCATCTAAAAATATTACCATATCATCTTTTAATAATTCTTGAGTTTTTTCTAAAAAAGGTAATGCTTTATTAAAATTATTTTCTATATCCCTTATAGCATTATTGGCAAATCTTTTTGTAGAGTTATGATATATACCATTAAAATTATTTGATGGGAGAAATAAAGATGTAAAATATTTAAACCTTTTATTATTATATGTAAGTGTTAGCCTCATAGTGAATATGTTTTTTCTAAATACTCTTTTTTACATTTATATGATATTTTTAATCTCATAGTATCTCTAGACATTTTTTTTTCATTCTATGAAAAAAAGGCAAATGATCAAAACCAAATTTTTTAAAGCTAACTTTTTTATAGTTTAATCCCAATCTTTGTGCTAAATAAACTAAATAAGTGTCTTGTGAAGGTATTGGCAATTTATATGTTCCATTTTCTTTTTTACAGAAAGAAGACATTTCTTGTGTCCATTCAGTCAAACAAACAAATATCCAAGAAATTATTCTATGATGACTTACTATGTCTGATCCAGGTTTGGGATGTATTTCTAATCTTTTAAAGTTCTTTATTTTATCTATTTTATCTCCCCAATCGTCCATTATCTCTATAGCATTTGGAGGCTTAGTGTATCCCCAGGGATTTGATATAAAAATATAATCTCCATAAAACCAGTCATCATATATCCATCTTTTATTATTTACAGCAATAGCGTCTGTGTCTATTTTAATATACCATTTAGTTTTAACATAGTTTGGAGCGACAATTAAAGAAGTTAACATTTTCTCTCTTTGGTCGTTATATATATATTCTTTATCATTCCAGGGAATAAAATTAACTTTTAATCCATTAAATATACTAAATCTTTTATCGTTTACTTTTACTTGATCTTCATCATATATTATTAAAAAATTACTATCTAATATCTCTTTTTTATATTTTTTCCAAGTTAAAAAAGAATAAGATAATTCATTAAGATGATGATCGTCTACGGCTATTATTGTTGTTATTTCACTTAGTTTCATACTTTCCTCAAATTTTTAAATTCTTCTTTTGCTTTTTCTATATGATCAAATCCGTTCTCACAAATAACATCTTTAACATTATTATCATATTCTGTCCAAAACTGAAAACTTTCTTTTGATATTTTATTATCCTCAAGAGCCCATCCCAGTTCCGCCCACCAATATCTACTTATTTTTCTTTCTAAATTTGTATGTTTATGACCATGATAATGAATAATTTTTGAACTTTCTAAATCTCCATAAAGAACAGAAACATTCCATTCTAAAGGAGCTAAATGGTGAGGATATTTCCAATAAGTAACCTGACAGGCTATTTCCTCCATAATAAAAATTCCAGCCCCCTTATCAGTTAAACCTTCCCATTCCTCCTGGAAAGTATCTGCCTTGCCCTTACAGTAACCAACGACGCCACAATTAACTGCCGCTTTATGGTTTATACTCTCATTATAATTTTCTTCAGAAATTAAGTGTTTTAAAGTATCTATTCTTTTTTTCATTCTCGGTCCATTTGACCACCAATTACAGAAATGAGTAACTAATATTCCTTTATCAAAACATCCATCTAATATTTCTTGAGGAGAATGTCTAAATGAAGTATCAGCATCTACTTGAATTGATGCTGTATATGGAGATATTTTCAATATCTTAGGTGCCATTACACTTTTTAAATTTCTTTTACAAATACGATTTAAATCATAATAATCTATATCTATACCTAATATCTTTGCTTCTTTTGCTAATCTGTCATTAATGTCTTTATCTTCTTTTGCTAATAATAATATAGCATTTTCTTTGTAATACTTTCTTAAAGTATACATAGTTACTAGCATTCTCATGCCGCATTCTTTTCCGAAATTAAAAAAAACTATACCTTTACTATTATCCATTTTTCCCTCTTATTTTATTAAGAATATCTTTTTTCTCTTTTATTTTATTTCTCATTTCTGTTTTTTTATCCAAGATTTCTTTTGTTTGTTCCTTATTAAATGTATCAAATTCATATTTTACTAACTCTTTCTTTTCTTCGTCTATTTCTTTTATTATGATATCTGTTTTTGTGTTATCTATATTTTCTTTTTCTTTTTTAATTTTAGCAGTTCTCTCGTATAATCCTGACGTTCTTTCTTTTGAAAGGTCTTTTGGCATTTCTGAAGTGGCAAATTGAATAGCATCATCAAAAGAAACAAATGGAAAAACTTTTAGTTCTGACTCAAAATTACAGTTATAAATATTAAAATTATTTTTATCAAAAATTGGTTTTATTTTTTTAAATCTTTCTTTAATTTTTTCGTATGTAGAATTATTACTTTTTATTGATCCTTTCTCTCTATCTTGATCAAAATGATATTTATTTTGTTCATCCATTTTTAGGTCTACGCCTAAAAGAAAAACATTTCTGATACCAAGATAAAACAACAATCTAGTAGCAGCAAATAAAACAGATCTACCTCCTCCCCACTTGGAATGATTTCCCCAATTTATTGAATCTTCAAATAAAAATTGTTCTTCTTGAAAAAGTTCATTTCTTGCGTAAAAAAACATATTAGGACAATCGCCAACTTTAATAGTGGTATCTTTCCATTCCTCATTATCAAAAATACATCTTTCTTTTAAAGAAAATGGAACAAACTTCATTATTTTAGGATCGAGCCATATTGATTTTATAAAATGAGTGGGATCATCTACACAACACCAAAGGTGTGGTCTAAAAGTTTTAACGGAGTTATTTACTCCCATAGTTAAAAAACCAGCTTGATTTAATTTTTCTTTATCTACCTTGGCAAAAGATGGACCGCCACCTATTAAAAAACAAGTTCTTCCTCTATAAATATCTCCAAGATATAAAGCGTGTCTATCTCTTGTAAAAAGCATTGGTGCCGATTGTAAATATTGTCCAATTTTAAACCCTACATTTCTTTCTCTTCCTCCATTAAATACCCCTATGTCATTTCTTTCTGATTTATTGTTAATAGGAGATCTTATCGGTAATGTCTTTGTTGTTTTTTTTATATCTATATATAAAGGACTAATATTTAACATATCACCTTAATTCTCCATTTTTATATAAACGATTATGCTGAAGATGAACAAGATGTTCTTTCATCTCTATTTTTTCTACTTTAAAATTTCTTCTAAAGTGTATATCTCCGATAAATCCATTCTTTCTTAAACAATATATATTACAGTCTTTTCTTCTCACTATTTGACAATATCCTGCTCCTCTTATTATTCCGTGTCCACTTAAATGAACTATATGTTTTTTAGCATTATCATAGGCATTGTCATAATATTTTACTTCAGGAGTTAATATGTTTCCACTATTTTCTTCCATTGTCCATCTGGTCATAGAATAAAGAACTTTTTCTTTATTAATATCTATTTTATTTTGTAATTCTATAAAAAAATTATTATAAAAAACATTATCAGAATCAGCAAAAAATAACCAATCTTTATCTGAGGTTTTTATATCATCACTACGACAATAGTTTCTTTGAGTATAATGTAAGTCATCATTATAAATTCTTATTTTTAGATCTAATTGTTTACCAAATAATTCTTTTAATTTTTCGCAAAAAGAAAAATATGAATCTTGTGAAAAACAAGAAATTAAAACATCTCCTTTAAAACTACATTGAACTAAAGAAGATAAAACATAAGATAATCTTTTATAAAATCCTTTATTCCAAATACAAATAGACAGGTTATTCATAATTTATTCCCAAAAATTCATCCACTTATCGTGAAAAACTGCTTTTAATTTTTCAAGATATTTGTATGTTTTTATTTTGCACATAAATAAATTTCTTCCACCATTTCCTGATTTACAAACCACTCCTTCTTTAACCGGATATTTTCCATTTCTAATATCTTCAGTAAAGTTTCCGTTAAATTTACCTTTATATATATAACTTTTGCGCTTTTTATATTTTCAAAAGTTTTAACAAAAACTTCTGGACCTAATAATCCGAATTTATATATCCAAACATCGAATAGTATAACTTCTTTTTTATCACTTGGCAAATGTAGTCCCCCAAACGAATGTTCTCCAAAAAATTCAGTAAATATAGTTATATTATCTATTTTCTTAAATAAATTATTATCTATGAATATTTTTGACAAACATTCTGAATATGTTTCCAAAATTATAGGTATAGCACATCCAAAATCTGGATCACTTTCATTAAAAAGACGTGTTCTTGTTCCGAATTTATGAAAGCCTTTTTTCTTAGTCCATTCGGCTCTTATATTTGAACCATCATACTTCTCAAAGGTAATACACTGTCCAAGAGGAAAATCTTTTGAATTGGGTATTTTTGGATATTCTTTCATCTGATATTATATCATCATTTTGTTATTTTTTCAAGATGATTTTGTGCTATTTTTAATATATTCTACTAATTCATTTTGAGGAATAGGAGAATAATCAACATATAAACTTAAACTATATTCTTCTTCATAATATTTTTTATAGTATCCGGTAATATATTTATAATCAATATCTCCTGCTTCTTTTTTTTCTTTTATTATTTGATCATAATCCTTTTCAGTAGATAATCTTGTTTGTATCATATCGTTTGCTACCGACTTTGAAGGAACATATTTTGTTCCTTTTGGGACTTGCTTTTGAATAGTTATAGTATATCCTCCATCTTTTTCTGGATCGAAAGACATATTTAATTCAAAAGAAATAACTTTTATTGTTTTTAATGGAAACAAAACACTTATAGGAACTGGTCCAGTATTACTATTTGCTTTTAATATAACATCTCTAATTTTTTGCGCAAAAAAATATGACATATTATCGTTTATATATTTTTTAACTTTATCCTCAAAGGTTTTTACTTCTTTTGTTAACTTTTCTGTTATTTCTATATCTCTTATTTTTTGTGCAATTAAATTTAAAAGTGTATCTTTTTTAGGTGTAAAAGTAAAAAAAGTATTACTTTCTTTACTAATCATTTTTCCATTTTTTAGACTAAAATCGTGATCAATAGAGTTTTCTCTATTATCTTCATTAAAAGATGATAAAATTTCTGTAGCAACCTTTTTTACATTTTCGTCTAATAAGATGTCATTTATATTTTGATTTTCCATATTTTTCTCCAATCTCAATATCTATTTATCGAGATTTGGAGATTTTTAATTCACAACAATCAATAATCATGTTTTACTCCAAAAAATCCAGACCTAACAGACGATTGGTTCCATATTTTTAAGTCGTATTCTGCTACATCAACATTCAATTTTTCACAGTGTATTAAAAACCAGTCTTCTAATTCTTTATATTTTTTAGAAGCAGAGGGAGTGCGTAGTGGAACATTTTCTAAAGATGAATTTTTAGAAATATATTTTAAGATATGAGTATCTAATACTGCTACTTTAGCTTTTGGTCGAGTTGATAAAATGAAAAATCTTGAAGTTTTAGGACCAATTCCAGAAAACGTCATTAAATCGTCTATATTACATTTTCTTAAATCTAAACCGGAATGTGCTAATTTGTAATAGCAATCCGCTAAAGTTTTATATTTGCCTAATTTGTGTTTTCTTAAAAAGAGATCAAGTTTATCTTGAGATAATAATTTTATCATTTCAAAAGGAGTTATATTATTTTTGCCTAAAAAAAATTTTATGTCTTGTAAAAATATATCTATTTTTTTAGATATGACTTTTGCTGTTTTTCCAGCAACAGCTACACAAAATAAAATCAATTCTTCTAAATCGTAATTATTTCTATTATAATCTGTAATTTTTGTTGGATCAACCATATCCCTATGATATGTTAAAAGAAAGGCACTTTACAAAAAATATCCCTGCCGAGACTTTCACTCGGTTTTTCTGGCTGAGAACCAGAGATTTTAATTCATAAAATACAGGGACAAAAATCCTAATGGACCGAGGGGGAATTGAACCCCCGTCCTGAATAAAAACAAACTAAAGATACTACAATTATAGCAATTTTTTCTAAAATTGTCAAAAATATACTTTAGGTTTTCATTTCATAATTAAGTATATTATAAAACTACTTTTAATTTCGTATAAATAACGCCCTACAATTTGCCTTAATAGGGAAAAAGGTTATCTCTAATGTTTTCTTTCTTTTTGACTATTAGAGATTATCAAAAGAAAGTGTCGCCATATTAGGCGGCAAGAGCTAATTCAGTATTAGCAGTTATTTTTTAACTCTTTTTTAACGAAGCCAAGTAGTTAAACTTCGGATTGCACTTTAGTATCATCTTTACCAGTCGAGTGCCTATATCGGCCCAAAATATCAAAGAACAAAGTAAGAAACTTAAATAGCCCTACCGGGACTTACATCCGGTTCCTGAGATTGAAGGTCTCGAATTCTATTACATGAACTATAGGGCCATCTTTATTTAATTGGATTTTTTAACGATCCACCAATTCTTTTATAGTCCTGAAACTGAAAAACTAAAACACTTTCTGATAAAACTCTATCTCCTATACTTTCTACTTTCCACCCATTTTCCCACTTATCATTGATTTTTAGTTGTAAATATTTTTCTTTTGTGCAAAAACTTTTAGGTATCCAGCAAATAATTAGTTGATTGCCTTTTTTTAAGACGACATTGTTTATATTGAATTTCAACCATAGAACTGGGCAAAGTGGGATCGAACCACTAATTTTCTGATCCGTTTAAATTTTATTATACTTTATTTTTGTCCAATATCCTCGTCTATTTTTTGGTATTTCTACTCCTAATTTTTTACACCATTTTTTTATAGCACTACCTGATACTCCAAAATCTTTTCCTATTATTGTAAAAGGTTTTTCTGTTATCAGTTTTTCTAAAACTTCTTTTGTTGGCCATATTGTTTTTCTTTTATTTATTTTTTTATTTTCTAAATCTATTTTTTTATATATAATATTGTCTTCAGTATAGTTTTTATTAAAATTACATAAATCTAAATGATAGCACATAAAACAAAATCCAGATCTATTTACTGAACATATGTCTTTTCCACATTTTATACATTTTCTTTTTGTCCTTTTATCTTTTCTATTTCTGCCAGTAAAAGTATCCGTTTGACTATTACAGTTTGGGCATAATAATCTTAAATTATCAAGTCTATAATCATCACTAACTCCATTTTTATGATCTAATACTAAAGATAGATAATTTCCTTTCCATTCATTTTTTATTCCACATTTTTCACATTCTTCTTTTAATATTTTTTCTCTTATCAATCTTTTCTTTAATGCAGTTCTATTTACCTTACAATGTTCTACGAGAAATAATTCAATAGGTTTTTTAATAGCAGATCTCATATTACTACATATTTCTTTATTTCTTCTACGCATATTCTCATATATATGAGAAATGTCTAATTTTTCATAATTTATTCTATCTTTTAATGTTTTATGATTATTACCTTTATTTTTTAATCCAAAATGAGATAATATTTCCATAAAAGATGTTCCATTTTTTATTATCTCTACAAATTGTTCTTTTGATATTTTCCAAATTAAACTTTTCTTTCTTGAAATATCCATATTATGTTCTCCAAAATATTAGTGAGCCATAATATGTATACTATCATTGGTATTACATTCCTCTTTTATTTTATTAAACTACCAAACAATAAGTTCTATTCAAACTGCCCTTCTCCGATTTGAACGGAGACCGAAACCTCCAAAGGGTCTAGTGCTACTATTACACTAAAGGGCAAAAGTCACAAAAAGTCAGGTGAGATAGCCGTTACTCTACTGCCCAATATATTATTATATACTTATTTTATTTGTTTAGCAAATCCTTTACTGCTTTTTCTTTACTTGAATTTATTTTTGCAAAAAGAAAATCTTCACTCAAAATTCCATCTTCAGCATCCCAGTGATGTTTTGGACAAAGTGTTATCCCATTAAAAATCGTATATCCATCAAATATTATTTTTTTCCTGTTAATAATATGGTGGGCGTCTAAATTTCTCTTTTCTTCACAGAAAACACATTTAAAGCCATCTCTCTTAAAGACGCCTTCTCTAAAGAGTTTTCTCATTTCTTTCATTTTTTGTTTTTGTGACATATTTTACCTCATCTATATTTAACTGCCAAACCTGGTTCTGCCCCGGGACTGACTCCTTCAGAGGAAGCCGTGCTTCTACTACACTATTTGGCAAATTTATTATCATTTTTTTTCGTTTTAGACCTATTCTCCATAAATATAATCTTATTTGTATAAAACTTTTTAAGAAAACATAAAAAGAGCATTGTCTATTATTTAACCATCTCTCAAATGACCATATTTTTTTCCATAATCTTTCATATTCTTTAACTGACTCTTTTATAGTCATATATTTTGGTTGTATTACATTATAATTAAAAGTATAATAATCTAGTTGGTCAGTTAATATTAATCCTTTTTCGTGATAATAATCATAGTCTGTTGTTCCCGGTAAGGGTGTCAGCGGAACAATTATTGGAAAAAACAATTTATGTTCACAAATAAAATCGTAAATCTTATCATAATCTTCTCTTTTCATTTCAGGAGTTAAAATAAAATGAGCAATTGGAGTTATATTATTGTCTCTTAATATATTTAGTGCTCTACTGTTTTCATCTACCGATGTTTTTTTATTAAACTTTTCTAAATTAGAATCTACAACAGCTTCTACTCCAACAATTATACTTTTCAAACCTATTTCTGACCACAATTTAATATTCTCTGGATGTTTACAAATATGGTCTGCTCTTCCATAAGCTACATACATTTTTTTTATTCCTGCTAATTTTATTTCTTCTATTATTTTTTTAGAAAATTCAGAATCAGCAAGTGTGTTATCATCACTTATATATACTACAGGATCTTTTATAGTTTTAAGTTCTGCTATTATTTCTTTAATTGGTCTCTTTCTATACAATCCTAAAGATGCCTTCCAAACTGCACAAAAAGAACACTTAAAAGGACATCCCTGTGTCATAGGCATCATAGTTGCTGGCAGTCCAGACATTTCTTTATAATATTTCTTATATTTAAGAGTTATTTCTCTATCAGGTAATGGATAACTATATTCTTTTGGCAAATTATCATCTTTGAGTAAATATTCTTTACTATTTAATCCATTTTTACAAATATTTCTCCATATATTTTCTCCTGGACCTTGAACTAAATGATCTATATTGTTTTTATCAAAAAACCAAGGAGAAAGAGCACATTGCCCTCCTCCAACAATAACTTTAGCATTTTTCCAATAAGATTTACACTGTTTTGCTATTTTGTTGATATTTTTTATTTCAGCATATCCGTGAGTAGATAAAGCCACTAGGTCAGGAATATATTTTTTCTTATATAATGTTTTAAGACCATTTTTTTCTATACGTAAATCTAATATTTCTGTTTCACATTTTTCTTGTTTAGCTATAGCAGAAAATATTTCTAAAACTAAAGGTTCTAAAAATCCAATAGAAATTATATTATTTAATTGAGGATATACAAGTAAAATTTTCATTCAATCGGAGTTACAGGATTCGAACCTGTGTAAACAATATTGCCTTCCGGTCCCAGGCCGGACGCTCTGACCAAACTGAGCTAAACTCCGTATTATTTATTTTTCATAAACCGCAAACACTATTTGATAAGTATATTTTTGAGGAGGCCACTCTAGTATTATACCGGCATTTTTCATAGTTTCTGTTATATTTACTCCACAAGCCTCTGGACAACTTATTATATTCATATCCGGGAAAATTTCCAAAAACTTTTTTATTTTTTCTTTAAGTAATTTCCTTGCCTTTGGTTGCCAGTATAGACAACATTCTACTTGTCTTTTCGTCCATTCTGGATGTTTATCTTTCATCTTTAATGTATGTTCTTCAAAATTGAACTTATTATATATTGCGTATATTGGTTTATTGCTATCTATTATATCTTCAAATTTTGGGGCATCTGGTGGACATCCTTTTTTCTTATGAAAATTTGGGCATCCATTTTTATGTAAAGGATAAGGTTTACAACATAATCCTCTCATTTTATAGTCAATAACTGGTTCAACTTTTACATGAAATACATCATTCATATTTTTTTTTCGCAAAATAAAATAACATCCTTTTTAATGGGATGTTTTTTATTGAAACTATTTTAATAAAATATCTATCCCGTTTTTATACGATATTTCTTAGGCTGTTCTGGTTGTTCTTTTAAATATATCATATATTATGACACCGTTTTAACTGTCCAAAAATCTGAAGCCAAATTTTTATTTGTTAAATAATTATAAGGCATAAAACAATATCCTTTAACGCCCCAATTTGCTCCCCAACTATTTCTAACTATAAACCAACTCTTAGAATCATCATAACCAACTATCAAAAGAGCATGACCTCCTAAAATACTTTCATTTTTCTTTGGAAGAGGAACTATGCCTGTTTTAGCTACACTATCCGATTCAAAAGAGTCATAAACAGAAATACCTATTACGATTGGGTATCCAGAAGCTAAACAAGATTTCATTGTAGTAAGATTTTGCGCTACACTAGAATAAACCGTTGGCAAATGAGCTTTAGCTTCTGCGTAACATTTTGCTGTTGGTTTTTTCTCAAAATTAGCTATTATATAAGGCCATGATGGAGCCATACATTCTCCATATTGAGCTACAGATTTCATTCCATCTCTTATGGTTAATCCACTATCACTATTAACCGTTCCTTCAATAACTCTTCCATTATAATAAATAAATAATCTTGACGGCATAGTATTTGCTGTTGATAACTGTTCTTTAGTAGCATCATATTCCATAGCTCCAGCCACAGCATTTGACACGCACGCTCCAAGTTGACCCTGGTCGTAAACCGCTGGACATGAAGGTCTTAAGTCTACTTGTATAGGAATTTTTACCGTTTTATCTATTAAAAATAAGAAGTCTTTTTGATCAGGTAAATCTCTTTTCCATCCATAAAAGTGTTTAGCCATTAATGTATTCCTTTTTTAAGTATCTTGGTTGAGACACCTACGAGGGATCATTTATATATAGATTATTTTTTTAAATAACCAAGAGGTTGAGCTTATTATTCCTTGGCAAATAGATCCCTACGTTAGTGTTTCCTAAAAAGGAAATTTATACACTTTATTTTTGCCAAACCTTACAAATAATTCACTTCCTTCTCATTCTGATTGTTTACTTTTTTGTGTAAAAATCCTTCTTTTTTATTTTGTTATCACTAATTTATCGCAGTCTTCTAAATTTATGTAATTTTTTCCTCCATATTCTCCAACTATTTGAGCTTCAATTTTCATTCCATTTTCTTCTATAATTTTTCTTAAGTTATTTAATTTATCCTGAAGATCGTCTTGTAGCATAAAAATTCTCCATTAAAAAATAATATTTTAACTATTTTCTTTTATGTGATATAATGTTAGTTTTTAAACAAAATTTCTAATAATACTTTTAAGTTGTTCAAATTTTTCTGTTAAAGCATAATCTTTTTTGCTATCTATTTCTTCTGTACTTATAATTTTTTTTATTTGACTATAAACATTAAAAAAATCATATATATATTTTTCATTTAATTTTAGTTTATAAAATATAGCAAGAAAATTTCTCTTATAAAGATTATCTATTTTGTCTATTTTTATTTCTTTAGATGAAGAATTAGAAAGAATATTTTCTACAAAATGTTTCCAAAGTCCTATAAGACTATCTCTTATTGTCATTTGTGCGGTTTTTATAACTTTCATATTTTCATTCTCCTATACCAGTTTTTAGCATTTTTTAAGTTTTTTAAATTTTCTGGTATTCTTTCATAAAGTTGTGATAATTCTTTAAAAATCATTTCTGCTTTTCCTTTATCCTCTTCCTGTGTCACATCAGGATGATATTTTGTAGCAAGTATACTATATATTTTTCTTGGATATCTTTTTGCTTCTTCTATATTTATTCCCAAAGTAGAAGCATATTGAGCAAAATTATCTAAAGGATTGCCAACGGAAGGTTCTTTTACTGTTGGAGAAGATTGTCCTCCCCAATTTCCTGAATAAAAATCAGTAAATTGTTCCATTCGTCCTTTTGGAGCTTCTGTTCCAAAAATATTTTTATATAATAAAATAACTAGCTGTTCAAAGTATTTATCTACATCTTTAAAATTCAAGTCGTGTCCATATCGTTTTGCCAGTTCCATCCAACTGTCTATATTCATTCTTAATAAAGGTTCTGACCAAGAAGTGATATTTCTTGCTTTTCTCATTAAATAATATGCTAATACAGCATAAAAATAATTAGGATAATTATTAGCGTCTCTTGAGAAAACCGATTTTCTTATCAAAGCGTCATCTATAATATATTTTACATCTTCTACTGGCATCATTCCTATACCTTTTGGTCCTCTTTTGCTTGGTCTTACGAAACCTTTTTCTATAAGTTTGTTTTTGAAAAACTCTACATTAAAATTTTTCCCGATAAAAGATACTATTTCTTCCATCTCTGAAGAATGGGTCTCTTTCTCTTGTTTTGAAAATGGAAAAGATTTTAAATATTTTAAATAGTGTTGTTTTATATTTTCTAATTGCTCATTAAGATTTTTATCTATTTCCGAATTTAATTGTTCAAAATCAGATATATGAGAAGTTATTGCCATATCTCCAAGATATTCGTGATATGGAGCTTGAGAGTCTTCTAATCCTGTATAAAATGTTATACCATTAGTTCCAGACAAATAAAGTTCTATTGGATACTTTCCTTCGTATCCTGTTTCAGATAATTCTACAAATTTTGGAGGTATTCTAGTTTTAATAAACTGTTTAACATTTTTATCTTTATCAAATTTTATTTCATCCCAAGTTTTTAAGAAAGTAGTTAATTCAGTATCTCTTTTTTCTAATCTTTTTAGAGTTTGATATGCTAAATACATTTTTGATTTTTCTTTAGTATCAAATCTCTCTTGTATTCTTTGAGGTATTTTTAATACTAAATCATCTTCATTATAAGTTCCCCATTCAGAAGGAGAAAATTCAGCAATTTTTCCTACTTTTTTATCTCCAAAAAATATATTAAAAACATAAAGAGGTGTTTTTCTAGTTCCTTTTTTGTAAGAACGGTCAACGATAACTTTCATTAGAACTTTTTCTCCGTCTATATTTGCTTCAAATTCTGTTGAATATATACTGTTTTTAACTTTAAATCCATAGTATCTTTCAGAAGGAGCATCATTTTCTGTATCTGTTTTATTAGTTATATTTTTAGTAGTAGATTTTATTTCAGGCTGAACAGACTGAACGGTAGAAATATCTGGGGAAGTTGTAGAACTATCTATTTCAGAAGTATCCCAACCTAAATTTTTTATTTCTAAAAATTGAGTTTGACTCATGTTCTTTTTATATTTCCACCATATCTTTTTTGCCCCATACCAGGCAAAACTCATTCTTTTTATAACGTCTCTTATGGGATAAGTATCTCCAACCAGATATATTATTGGTTCTTTGTTTGTTGTATGAATTTCTTGTTTTAATTTTATCATTATAGTTTATTTATTATGAAATTTTTGTAATTTTCCCTCCTTTTATTAAATGATTTTTTATTTTTTTAGCTAATAATATAAGTATGACAATGACCTGGTATACAAAATCTATGCCAAAAATAAAAGATGTAAAACCTTTTATTTCTAAAATAGCACATGATATCTCAAAAATAAATGGAGTAAAATCTGTTTTAATGTGGGGATCTTATGCTTTAAATATAAATAATCCAAATTTTATTATACGAGATATAGACATAATAGCAATAAATAAATTTAATTCAGGCGATTTATTATCTATTTCTGATGGAAAAAATTCTCCATTAAAAATATCTTCTTCTACTCTTGTTGAAGAAGGATTTAATCCTGAAGCAATAAATTTTACAAAAAACTTTATTAAAATAAATACTTATAATTTAGATCATTGGGCTATTTCTTCAGATAATCATCTTTTACACTGGGGTCCAATTGTAGAGAACAAAAAAGATTGGGATGACTTAAAAAAAGAAGCTGAACAATATACTGAACATACAACAAAAATAAAAAGATCTTTATTAAAAACTTCAAGCGAAAAAATAACTTGGAGAAAAATTCACGACCATTACTTAAATAATTTTTTATCTGATATGCCTAATGGTTGGTACCAATCTGAACACAATGTTAAGGATATAATAAATGAGACAAAAAGGATAATATAAAATGTCTGATGATCTTGATATTTTAAATAAATATACTCTTGATTGTTTAAATTTATTATCTATTGATGATATTAATAATTTAACAATTATTTGTATAATTAATAATTGTTCTATTTTTCGTAGATTGCCAGATTTTATGATAAGTTATTTAGTTCAAGATTTAGTTAATTTAAACACTAATCGTTGGCAAGATTTTAATTGTTTATATAAAAAAAGAATAATGCTTTATAATTTTTCGCAAAGTCCAGATAATATATTATGTAATTATGATGTTCCTAATAGTCCTAAACCAAGCAATTTTCCCGATTTGACATCTCCGAAGAAATTAAATATTTGCGGTTATTGAATATTTTTCTTCAAGTGACAAAAGTTTAAGTAGGATTGTTGCCGACATTATCCTAATAGGATATTTCAAGCCACTACAGAGAAACATTTCTCAATTAGGCATTATCTAAAAAATAGGTTGTTCTTATTTATTTGGTGCTTCTTGTACGATAATGCTAAACAAAGCAAAAAGTAAAAACCCAGTTGCTACCGTGACAGAACAAAGACAAGGATGGCTATGAAGGTCTTTGGGTCCAGTCTCACAAAAGAGAAGGTAGTGCCATCGGTGCCAAATAAACAAATAGTAATTTAATTGGAAATTACTTAACAATTGATCATAAAAAATTTTACCCTTAATGGGGGAGGACCATTTAAGGAGAGGGGGCAAGTGCGCTAATATATTTTTTCTTACTTAAAAGAAATCTTTTTCTGAACTAAATAATATACGACAAAACTGGCGAAGCCTGTTTTGTCGTATGCTCTGGCGAAGCCAGTTAAAATAACATTAAAATGCTCTAAAAATCTGATTTTCAGAAACCTCAAACTCCTCTTTTAAATCTTCTATCATATTCATGTAATCATCGTTACTAAAATTATGAGATCTATAAGGAATACTTAAACTAACTTTTTTAATGTTTTTACATTTTTCATATCTTCCTTTAGGAAAATAATTTCTAGATTTTCCAAATTCACTTTCATGATATCTCTTTGGATCATTAGAAACATCTATTACTTTAAGTCCATTTTGATCATAAATCCATAATTTTATTTCTTCACATTCATACTTATTTTTATTGTCAAAAAATCCTTCATGTCCTATTTCAGAATAATTTCCTTTAGGTAATGTTCTTAATGGTTTTTCTGGATCAGCTTCATATTGAGATTTTTTATACCAATTCATAAAATAATATAATAAATTTTAATGATTTTTCCTTTAAGAAAATGGAAATTTATTTTTTAGTAGTATATAATAAAATATGAAAACTATACTATCTACAATCTTAATACTTTTATTTTCTTTTACTCCTTTATATTCTCAAAATAATAAAAATTATACCAATAGAAATCCTAAAAACAACACAAATAACAATATCAATACTAAAGACGTAGAAGACGCTAAAAAAAATATAGAAAATACTACTAATGATATCTCTAATTTAGAAAAAGACCTTACAATGTTATTAAAAAACTCTTCAGATGCTGAAGTTTCATTATCTCTTATAATAACTAAACTAAAATTAGAATTTGAAAAATCAGATGATTATATTAAGTCCCAAAACAGTTTAAAAGAAGCTCAAGATAAACTAGAAAAGTTTAATGTTATAGTTTTTGAAAAACTTATAAAAGATGATAATTTTATAAAAATGCTAAAAGAAAAAGAAGATATAGAAAATAACTTAAAAGAAACTTTAAACGAAGAAAATCCTGATAAAAATAAAAAGATAGAAGTTTCTAATAAACTATTAGAAATAGATTCTAAAATATCTAATACAAAAGACAAAGAATTAAATTCTATAAGTGAAGCTGTAGATGTATTAAATAAAATAAAAGAAATAAATATTAAAATAAAAAATATAAAAGATGATTTTGAGTCAAAATTGTCTAAAAATCCAAGTATTATTGAGATTATCAAACAAATCAGTGATATTAGATCTAAAATTATAGATAAACAAAAAGAATTATCTCAAACTAGAATTAAGTTAAATAATGAAAGATTAACTTTAGCAGATATATTTAATAAAAAATATACTATAAAATAAATATTATTTAGAGTTTAATATTTTTTCTTCTGTAGGATTATATTCAAATCTATCAATCATTCTTTTAACGGCTTCGTCAGGAACTCCGTGAACATTTCTTCCTTTTAGAAAATTAAAGTTCCATTTTCCTTCTGGTGTATATAAATCTTTATGCCAATTTGGTTGAACAAATTTAACTTCATATCCATATTGTTTAGCAAAAATTAAATAAATTTTAAAGTCGGAAAAACGCACATTGGTATTATCTATTACTATTGGAGATATTCCTTGTTCCATTGCTTTTTTTGCTCTTGTTTGGTTCCACTGATGAGCTTCACTTAATTTTTTAGGATCAAATTTATATTCTCCATTTATCATAAAGAATTCATCAGAAGAAAAAACCTGTCCACTTTTACCTAGATCTTTTGCTAATGTACTTTTTCCGCTACCAGGTATGCCTCTGGCTACATATAAGATTTTATTTTCTTTTTTTTGTGCGTTCTTTTTGTAGGGGTCTTTTCTTTTATTTTCTGGATACCCACAGCATAAAAGCTGAGTATCTAAAGTGTTCCATTTCTTTTCTTTCTTCTTTTTTTTAGATTCTTTATACCAGTTCATAAATTTCTCCCTCTTCTTTATCTAAATAAAACTTTATCATAGTAGTTAATCTTTCTGGTGTCATGTTTTCTGGAACGAGATTATGACTTTTTACTAAATCTAAAATTTGATCAAATGATAGTTTTGATATATCTAAATCTGGATCGGAATAATGAAGAGTTAAAAGTATTCCTTTAATTTGGCTAAAAGTTTGTTCGAGACTATTTTTATACCAGTTCAAATTTCAACTCCCACATCTCTTAGCTGTTTATTCCAATTATCACTATAATTGCCTTCAGAAATTTCGTCTAGTGTTTGTCCTATAGATTTAGAATATTCTTCTTCTGGGTCTTCTATTTCCGTTTCAGAATAACTTGGATCTTCAAGATAATTTATCATTCTTCCTGACATATGAGTAGCATTAACGACTAGGTTTATTGCTATTAGGTTTTGTTGTAGCGTTTTAGCATTTAGTAAATCTTTATATATTTGTTCTATATTTTCTCTTACTTTATCAATACCTTCTGCTCCCCATTTTTGATACCATAAGGGGAAGATTATATTCCTGTATATTTCAGTCATTATAGAAGTTAATAGTCCATAATTATTTGCTATTTCTATAAAATCATCAAGGTCATATTGTTCAGAAATCTCCATATTTTCGTATTGCTCTTTTGCGAAACTTGTTGCTTCTTGTTTATTTTGAAACTCTGTATTGTAATTTTTATTAAATTCTTCTAATCCGTATTCATCTAATTCGGTTATCATATAATTGTTAGTTTCGCTTAGTTCTTTTTTTAACCTCAAAAATGATGGAAAGTTTTCTATATTTTTTTCTATTGTGTTAAAAATCTCTATATATATATATTATTATATTTTGTTTTATTTTCTTTATGTCCTGAGTTATAATATCCTTGGTTATCAGTGGAATTTGCATTAGAATTAAGATATTCATCATACGTATATTGTAAATAACCTGCTAATGCTCCTAAAAAGTTTTTTTTATAATAATCTTCTCCAAGATCATCTTCCCCGGGAAGTCTTTTTGACAGTTCATTTGCCCACATATTTGGATCAGTTAAGGCGTGTCCTTTTAGCCAATTTCCAAACGTTTTAATAAAAATAGGTTTTACATTATTTATTGCTTGCCAAAGATTTTTTTCAAGTTGTTTTATTATATTTTCTTTTCTGCGAGGATTTTGGCCTGTAAATGGTCTTTTTGATATCATAGATAATTGATATTCCAATTTGTATAAACGAACAACCTCGTTGATAAATGCCGGAGACTTTTCAGGTGCCCATATTTGAGCAATCTTTTGTAGAAAATACCAATTCATATTTGTTATTTTTCGCGTAAAAAACAAAAAACCCTTCATAATAGATAAAATAAAGGATAAAAAAATAGAGGACACAACTATGTTTTCTTAGTAGAAAAGTATAGAAAACATCTTTTTAGGAGGAGCAAAAATGGCTAATTATATAAAAAGTTTAATAGTATTATTGGTTATTTCTGTTTTTATGTTTGGATGTAAGGTAGATACTCCGTCTGTAAAATTAACTAATGTTCCAGAACCAGAAAATGATATAAGTAATCATATTAGCGAGTCTGCTAAAGTCGTTAGTGATGCCTCTAATAGTGACTCTAAGATTGTGCAGGATGTATCTGATATAAAGAAGGCAGTATCAGACGGAATAACTATTACTCCTTCTCAAATTAAATCACAATTTGATGGTATTTGGCAAAAAATAACATCAAAAACAGATGATATTTTGGCAAATATAAATATTATTACTAAAGATTTAATGTTAATTAAAAGTTTTGATGATAGATTAACAATAACTCAAAAAGAAGTAATTGATATAAAAAATCAATTAAAGAGTGAAAATGGTCGAGCAGAAGCAGAAAAAGCTTTACGGTTAAAAGCTGAAGAGGGTGCAAATCAGGCATTAAAAGAAAAATATATTTGGATAAGTATTGTTTGTTTTTCTGGTATGTTGTTAAGTGGTGCTTTGGCGTTATCTGGTTGGGGAAACTCTAAATTGACTTTTGGTATAGCTATAGTGTGTGCAGTAGGATTGGGATTAAGTATATTTTTAATTCAAATACTGAACTTTATGCCTTATATAATAGGAGGTATAATTTTAATAGTTATAGGATTAATTGTTTGGCAAATTTATGAAAAAAATAAAACAATTGCTACAAATGAAAAAACTGATGCGACCAAAGATACTGCTATTCTAGAATTAATAAAAACAACTGAGGCTGTTAAGACATTTTTAACTGATGTGGCTAGAAAGGAAATGTTTGGACAAGGACCTGTTCCTGGAAAGGTTTCTACTATACAATCTGATAGCACTGAGGCTATTGTGTCTCAGGTTAGAGATAATATAGATAAAGCTCCACCTGCAATCACTACGACTACACTAACATCTACTCCAGCCATACCAGCCACTCTTACTACATCGACAACTACGACTTAGATTAAAAATGAATTGGTATAAAATATCACAAGTAATAGATATAGAAAAACACCTTAAAGATAGAGGGCTTGATCAAAAAACTACGAGAGTAATTATTGATAAAGAGACGGGTATTGCTACATTTTTAATTTTTGATTTGTCGGGTAAAATGATTGGATATCAAAAATACGATCCTACAAAAGAGAAAAAACAAAGACCTGGAGACGATCCAAAAGATCTAAAATATTATACTTACATTATGGATACACATAAACAGCAGGCTGTTTGGGGATGGGAGAATAAATTTTTAAGATTTTTTGTTTTTCTTAAAGGATTTTTGGGGATGGACCCCAATATATAGTATATGATACTTGTTGAAAGACATTTTTTTAAGGGTAATAAAGATATTATTAGGCTATGTATTTATTCTAAAGAATTATATAATCGTTGTAATTATTTTATGAGAAAATCGTGGTTTGAACATAAATATCCTCTTCCGGATATTAAGTTATTATTGACTGAGGTAAAAAACATTGAATGCTATAAAAAATTGCATAACACGAAAACAGCAAAACAAACAATAAGAAAATGCTTGACTGATTGGGAAAATTTTCTTAAATCATTAAATGCTTATAAAAAAGATAAAAATACTTTTAAATCAAAACCTAAACCTCCAAAATATAAAAACAAAATGGCACAAATAATTTTTGATAAAGAAACGATAAAAGGAGGAAGATCGAAAAAAATACTAACACAAATAACGCCTACTAATGATTGTTTTTCGGTGTCTTCTGATAAAAAATTTAAACAAGTAATAATAACTCCTAAAACTTTTGGATTTATTATAGAAATAGTATATGATACTCAAGACCAAAAAGAGAAAAAATATACAAAAGAAAAAGTAGATAAAAACAAAATATGCACTATTGACATTGGATTAAACAATTTATGTGCGATAACTTTAGATCAAAAACGTTCAATATTGATCAATGGTCACATAATAAAGAGTATAAATCAGTGGTATAATAAAAATCCCTGTAAAACAAGAAGTAAAAAACGATATTTTCGTATTCAAAATTATTTTCATAATGTTAGTAAAATAATTGTAGAAAATTGCATAAAATATGGAATAGGGAAAATAATTATCGGTAAAAACGATGGATGTAAAATTAAAATGAATTTAGGAAAAAGAAATAATCAAAACTTTCAATTTATTCCAATATTTTTATTATTAGAAAAGATTAAATATAAAGCAGAAATAAGTGGTATTGAAGTTATTTTTACAGAAGAAAGTTATACCTCGCAATCGAGTTTCTATGATAATGATCCATTACCTAGATATGGAGAAAAAGAAGTTGAATTTTCTGGTAAAAGAAAATATCGTGGTCTTTATGTTACTAAAGATGGATTTGCTTTAAATGCTGATATAAATGGGAGTTTGAATATTGGACGAAAAGTAATCCCTGAGTTCTTAGGAATAGGGGATAGGAGCCTTGCCGCAAGGCCAGTAATTGTTAATCCATTAAGAAAACTAAACGGTGAAGGTTTAGCGGTTAATAATTAAAACCTTAAAATTTTTTAAGGAACGGTTGGGAGAGTCTAGATAAAAATAAGCCATTTTTATTTATTGTGGAAGGCATTTTTGATGCGATAAAAATTCACAATATAGGTTTGCCGTGTATTGCTGTTTTGGGAGCAGGTAAAAAACCTGCTGTAGAACAACAATTGGGACTATTAGGACAAAGAGTTATTGCTATTTTAGATAATGATGATGCTGGTAATGAATTAAAAAGATTAGCAGACAAATGGTATAAAGTTCCTGATTCATTTAAGGATTTAGGAGAAATGCCACAAGGAGAAGTGAATGAATTCATTGAAATAGTATTAAATAAAGAGGGTCTAAAGTGAAAATAATAAAAACAGCAAAAATTAAAGATAAAGATGTATTAGATAAACTTACTTTAGAAAAGAAGCGAAAAGATAGTGATTATGATAAAGATCAGTTAAAAAGAGGCATAGAAGTAGAAAAAGAGCATACTAAAGACGAAGATTTTGCTAAAGAAATTTCTAAAGATCATTTGGACGAATTCTCAAACTATTATACATCTTTAGATAAAATGGAAAATAAATTAAAGGAGAGAAAGAGTGAAAATAATAAAAACTGCTAAATATATTGAAGCAAAGAAAAAGAGTAAAAAGAAAGGTATAGATTATAAAGGAAAACATTATGATATTAATCCGTTCGCGGTTTGTTATACTACGGTAAATAAAAAAGAAGAACCAGAAAAATATGAAAAATGTGTAAAGGATGTGAAAAATAAATCTAAAAAGAAAAAAGATTAAAAATAAATTTATGTTTATTGTTTTTTTTATTCATAACTCCAGTTTTTTTTTGCTGGAGTTTTTTTGTGTATTTGTCGATAAAATTATTATGAAGTTTATCAATTTGTCTAATAATACAATTTTTTTAGGTGATATAAATCTTTCTATTCCTTATCTTAACGAAAAAGAACAAGAGATTTCTTTAGATAGTGCAAAAAAATCACAACATTTTAGAATGCTTTTATCTTCTGGAAATATAAGAATAACAGAATGTGAAGATAGTCTTTTTGAGAAAAATCTTTTAGATATACAAAGAAAATCGCAAAAAAAAGAAATTACAAAAAAACCAGAAGAAAAAATAGAAATAACAAATAATATAGAAGTAAAAATAAGAGGACACTTTTATGAGGCAGGTGGATATGCTAAAGTCAATAGAAATTTAGCAATAGGGTTAAATAATAATGGCATAAATGTAAATATAGAAGCAGTTAATAAGACAAACGAAATAAATGAATATGAAGTAAGACAACTTGCTAAAATAAATAAATCAGTAGGTAATAAAGCAATAGTAATAGATAGTATGATCCCAACATTTAGTAATATGTTTGGGGGAGGATCATATAGGATACTCTATACAACAGTAGAGGCGGGCTCGGTTCCCCAGCAGTTTATTGATGCGGCAAATAATTATAATGAGATTTGGGTGACTTCTGATTTTTGTAAAAAAGTTTTAGTTAAACAGGGATTAAAGAAGAATATATTAGTTTTTCCGGATTCTATAGATTTAAATCTTTATAATGAAAATTGTGAAACTTATGAGTTTAAGCCTAAACTAAAAGATTTTGTGTTTCTAAGCGTATTTGGTTGGAGTTATAGAAAGGGATATGATGTTTTGTTAAAGGCTTATTTAGATGAGTTTTCTGATAATGATCCTGTTTCTCTTTTAATTGTGAGTAGATATATTTGTGATAGTGTAAAGACAGATACCGTTAGAGACACGATTAAACAATATCTAAATGCGTCTAAAAAGAATGCTCCTCATATAGCAAAATCTGGAATGGTTATTCCGGAAGAACAAATGCCAGGATTATATAAGTCAGCAAAAGCATATGTATCATTTTCGAGGGGTGAAGGATTTGGCATTACGTTCTGTGAAGCATCTTTATGCGGACTTCCAGTTATATCTACAAATATAAGTGGTCATACGATGTTTTTAAAGAAAGATAACTCTTATTTATTGGATGTAGATAAAATATCTCCTATTAGTTCAGGAAAAATGCACGTTCATTATTGGGATAATCAATTATTTCCGGAGCTCACAGATGAAAATACTATAATGAAAGCCAGTCAATTAATGAGAGAGGTTTTTGAAAATTATAGAGAAGCAAAAGAAAAAAATAATAAATTACAAAAGTTTATTAAAGAAAATTATGATATAAATGTAGCTTCTAAGAATGTTGTTAATAGGTTAAAAGAGATATGGGAGAATATTAAATGATAGTATTTCTTGATATAAAAAATCAGCAAATAAAACTATATTCCGAAAAAGGAATGAAAATTATATCTTTTAGCGACATAAATATTTTAGAAAAACTTTTAGGTGGACAGAAAGTTTTATATATTACAAATGCTATATTGGTAGATCCTCTTGAGATAGTAAAGACTGTTAAATCTATTTACAAAAAAGAAGGTATAAAAAAAGAAATTAAAAATGAACCATTATTTGTTAGATCTAAAAAAGGACATATACATATTAATGAATTAGATTTTACTTTTGGTGGTCCCACTGATTTTTGTCCGTTAAAAAATATATATGAAAAGTTTGGCAATGATATTTTTGAAAAGAATAAAACATTAAAACATCTTTTAGATAAAGATTTTGTAGAAATAATAACTCTTAGTGAAGTTCAAAAAATACAGAGAGAACAATCTAAGGAGCAAGAAAAGATAGATCAACAACTGGATTCTATAATAGTTGGAGATAAGGTAGATAAATACATAGAAAACGTAGGTAATAATAGGAGTCCAGGAAAAGACGCTATAGATATTGAGATAGATTCTGGACCCACAAGGAGCGTGGGAGGAGGAACATCGAATGAGGGATCTTTACTTCCTGATGATTTTTGAGAAAGCATTATGAATATTTTAATAATTCACTTAGGAACTCCATGTGAGTGTTTTGTTTCTACTACAATATTAAAAAACATTAAAAATAATAATGTTTATGTTTTAGTAAAAGATGATAGGTCTTCTTGTATATATAAAAATAATCAATATATTAAAGAAGTTTTTACTTTAACTTCTTTTCCTCAAAAATTATTAAATATTAAATTTGATAAACTTATAAATCTTAATCCTGATTTTGATGATACTTTATTAAAATTTAACTCTAAGAATAAGACAGGGTTTAACTATTTAGATAATATAGAAAAATATTATGAGGCTTTATATGGAAATACTCCAATAAAAATGAATTTATTTCAAATATATCATAGACTAGCAGGAAGTGTGTGGTCTGGTGAGGGATTTTATTTTAAATATTATCCTAAAAATAGAACGAAAAAAGATAGAGTTGGTGTTGCTGTTGCTAATTATAATTTGAAAAATTATATATGTAATAAATTAAAACTAGAAAGATCTGTTCTTTGGAATATACCTTTTAAGAACAATATATTAAAAAAAATGGACGAAGTAAATAGATGCTATAGCATAATAACAGATGATTTTTTTACTATGAATATTGCCTTATATCTAAGAAAGAATATTTATTTCTTAAAAACTATTCCTTATAATTTTAAAATAGAGATGTTCGGATCGGGTATATTGTATGATATACCTAAGAATATTTTGTAATATGCTTAATAGATTAAAAAAATTTCAAAATAAAAAAATATTAGATTGTATACCAAATCCTCCTTTTATATATGATCCAACTTCTTTTGGTGTTAGTAAAAAATATAAAGGAGAAGGAGTGAAAATTTCTATTATTTCTACTGGAGTTCCTTCTCATAAGGATATAAAAAATATTAAACTCTTTGAAGTTTTTTCTCCTCAAACAAAAAATCCAGACGATGTTTTTGGATATTCAACATTGTTGTCTGGAATAATTTCTTCTAATAGTGAACAATTAATTGGTTTGGCTCCTAGGTCGGAACTTTTTTTTGTTAAAACCTATAATGATTTTGGTGATACTTCTAAATCTTCTTTAATTTCTTCTATATTATGGTCTATTATAAAAGGTGTAGATATTATAACTATATGTAGTGAAATGTCTTATGAGATATCTATATTAAGAAATGCTATTTCTAAAGCTTATAATTCAAATATTTGTATTTTTTCTCTTGCTGAAAAAAAACTTATTTCTAAAAATGATGACAATGAAAATAAAAATATTGATTTTGTATCTATTTATCCTGAGATATTTGGAGTTAATTGTTCCATAAAGGATGAGAGTATTTCTTTGTTATCTGAAGGTAAAACTAGTAAAAAAAACATTCTTAAAACAGATTATTATACAACTTTTAGTAAAGATAAATATATTAAAGCTCCATCACAAATAGCTGCACTTGGTATAATATCTTCTTTAGCATCTTTGCTTATAGAAGAAAAGAAAAATGATAAAAAAGAATATACTCCTAGAGATATATATACATCTATAAATAAAGTAATAATATGACAAAAATATCTATAATAATACCAACATATAATCATTTAGAAGATTGTTTGAAGCCTTGTATAGAAAGTATAATAAAATATACTGACTTGTCTAATATAGAAGTTATTGTAGTAGCCAATGGATGTAAAGATAAAACTAAAGAATATATAGAAAGTCTAGGAGATAAATTTAAATTAGTTTGGATTGATGAGGCTGTGGGATATATAAAAGCAATAAATTTTGGTATTAAAGAGGCTAAGGGAAAATATGTATTACTGTTAAATAATGATGTTATTTTATTGGTTCAAGAAAAAAATACCTGGATAAATATGTTATTAGAACCTTTTTTACAGTATAATAAGGTTGGTATAACTGGTCCTTTGTTTGGTATAAAAGATGATCTAAATATAGATTATTTGTTATTTTTTTGTGTTTTAATAAAGAACGAGATGTTTGATAAATTTGGTTTGATAGATGAGATTTTTGGACTGGGATATGGAGATGATGTTGATTTTTGTATGAAAGTAAAGAGTGGAGGATATAAGTTAGTTCAAGTTCCTAACACAGAGTTGAGAAGAAATGATGTTAAGAAAAAAATGGTTGGAGATTTTCCCGTATATCATAATGGAGGATCTACTTTTGTTCATCTTCCAAAATCAGATACTGAAAATTTATTTGCGCAAAATAAAAAAATACTCGATAAAAGATATGGCAAGAAAGAAAATAATGTGAAATATTCTATAATAATACCAACATATAATCATTTAGAAGATTGTTTGAAGCCTTGTATAGAAAGTATAATAAAATATACTGACCTTTCTGATATAGAAATTATTATAGTTGCTAATGGATGTAAGGATGGGACTAAAGAATATGTAGAAGGCTTAGGAGACAGATTTAAGTTAGTTTGGTTTGATGATGGAATGGGATATACTAAAGCGACGAATGCTGGTATAAAAGTTTCTAATGGTAAATACGTGATATTATTAAATGATGATACTGTTATTTTGAGTAGCGAAAAAAATAAATGGATAAATATGTTAGTTGAGCCATTTAGGGACGAAAATGTCGGAATAACTGGTCCGATGAAGGTTCGTTGTCCTTATTCTGAAAGAGAGTTTTTGATATTCTTTTGTGTAATGATTGATAGAAAATTATTTGATAAGATTGGGATATTGGATGAAATATTTAATCCTGGGTTTGGAGAAGATGTAGATTTTTGTGTAAAAGCTCAAGATTTAGGATATGAGATAGTCCAAGTTCCTTTTGAAAGTAATTCATATTATGCTGATAAAAAAATGATTGGTGGATTTCCTATTTATCATAAGGGAGAAGAGACATTCGGAAAAATAAAAGACGGAGAAGCTGTTTTAACAAAAAATAGAAATATTCTTTTTAATAGATATAACGTTGCTATTAAACATGATGATATTCAAAAGGAATATGGAAATGGTTTTGAGCGTTGGGTTGCTGGAAAAAAAGACCACTTAAGACCAATAGAGGCTGAAAAATATAAATGGGCAAAAAAAAATATATTAGGTAACAAAATACTTGAGATAGGATGTTCTTCCGGTTATGGACTGAGATTTTTTGGAGATATTCCTAATTTAGACTATTTAGGTATAGATTATGATAAAAAAATAATAGATTTTGCTAAAAAAGAGTTTGGAGATATTTCTGGCGCAAAATTTGAATGTGTAAAAATTGATGATTTTAAGTTTGGTTTTTATGATACTATTATTGCTTTTGAAGTTTTGGAACATTTAGATAATGGAATAAAAATAGCACAAGAATTAAAAAAGTATTGTAAAAGATTACTTATAACAGTTCCTTTAAAAGAAACACCAGGAAAATTTGGAAAATATCATAAACTTCATAATTTAACTGAAAAAGATTTTCCAGACTTTGATGTCTATTTATCATTTATAGGAGATGGAACAATAGTGAAATATGAAGATTATATCTTTGATGAAAAAGATGTAAGTTCTTTAATGTTATTGTGGAATAAAAAAGAAGATAAATTTGTAAAATTAAATCTTGGATGTGGATCTGCTTTATTGGACGGTTATATAAATATTGATTTATATAATGAAAAAGCAGATATGAAACTTGATATTAGAAAATTAGATCATTTTCATGATGAGTCGGTTGACGAAATAATGGCAATACAGGTTTTAGAACATATATCTCCTTTTGAGGTATTATATACACTAAGAGAATGGTTTAGAATATTAAAAAGAGGAGATAAACTTATAATAGAGGTTCCTGATATTCTTGAAATATGTAATCATTTTAAGGAAAAAGATAAAATTGGTAAATATGAACTTTTAAATTGTATATATGGGACAACCTGTTTGCCTTATGGTCATCTTTTTGGATGGTATTATGAAATATTGTGTGAACATTTATTCGAGGTTGGGTTTATTAATATGAAAAAAAAAGAGCCTCAATTTAAACATTGGGGATATAATATGAGAATTGAATGTAATAAAGATAACCTTCCTGAAGGATATTTTACCAGTTACCATATATCTACATATAAAAATATTATAAATAATATTCCTGATAATTCTATAATAGCAGAGATAGGATCTCTTTATGGAAGATCTTTGTGTTCTATTTCTGATTTAATAATAAAAAAGAACTTAAGAGTTATTGTTGTTGATCCATTTCTAGGTATAAATGGAAATGCTACAATCATTGAAAGAAAAGAAAATAGAGAAATATTTGAAAAAAATATAAACAAATTTGGAATTAAAGATAGAGTTACTTTATTAGAAAAAACTTCACTAGAAGCCTCTTTGAGTGTTGGGGATAATTCTTTAGATATGATATTTATTGACGCAGACCACTCTTACGAATCAGTTAAAGAGGATATAGAAAAATGGATGCCGAAACTTAAAAATAATGGTATTATTTGTGGACATGATTATAATATAAACAATTTAGGAAGTGAAGGAGTTATTAAGGCTGTTAATGATGTATTTGGTAATGATATTTCTGTTTTAGAAGATATCTGGTGCCATAAAAAATATAAAAAAGGGAAAATATATGATTGTTTTGGATTTTTAAACGAATTTGATATTTTAGATATAAGATTAAATGAATTATATGATGTTGTAGATTATTTTGTTATAATAGAGGGAACGAGAAATTTTAATAACAAACAAAAGCCTTTATATTTTGAAGAAAATAAAGATAGATATAAAAAGTTTTTAGATAAAATAATACACATTAAAGTAGATAGTTGGCCAGAATTTATTGGAGAAAGGAAAACATGGATATACGAAAAACATCAACGAAATAATATAAGTAGAGCTTTGTCTTTATTAAATGATGATGATATAGTTATTATATCAGATGTAGATGAAATACCTAAATCAGAAAGAATAAAAGAATATAAAGCAGAGCAAGGATTGTGTTGTTTAGAACAAGATCTTTATTATTATAAATTAAATTGCAAAATAAATGATGGAGTGTGGCAGTGGGTAAAAATTTTGCCATATAAGGTTTTTAAAGAAATGGGAAAAACCTGTGATGAAATAAGATTTTATAAAGAATGTCCAATCATAAAAGATGGAGGATGGCATTTTAGCTATATTGGAAATGTTAACTCTATTATTGATAAAATAGAGAATTCTGCACATCAAGAAAATAATACTATAGAAAATAAAGATAAAAACATATTAGATAAAAGTATTGAAGAAGGAATAGATATTTTTAATAGAAAAGGTGTAAAATTTTCTTATTTTAGTCCTGATAAAACTCTTCCTAAATATGTTTTGGATAATTTAGCACATTTTGATGAGATTGATTTTATAAAAGAGAACAAATTTATGCCAATAAAAAATAAGAAAAATGGTGTAACAGCTTATGCTTCTTCTAAAAATAGATATTTTACTACACTACCATCGGTTATTTATAGTATAATAAATCAGACCGTTAAGCCGGATAGGTTTGTTTTATATCAAGATGGAGAACATACAGATTTAAGGAAAAATGAAACATATGAATGTATTTTTAACCTATTATCTTTTAGTGGAATAGAATGGGAAGTTGTTTATGGAAAGCAAAAAGGACAACTACTTAATCATCAGCATATATTGGAAAACTCTAAAACTCCTTTGCTTTGGCGTGTGGATGATGATGCTCTCCCGGAGCATACTGCTTTAGAGTTTTTATTAGAAACAATAAATAAAGATGAAAAAATAGGGGCCGTTGCAGGATTGGTAATAGATCCAAGATCGTTGGGAAAGGTTAGTAATGTCTCTGGAAAAATAGAAGACATTAGATATGCGTCTAATGTTCAATGGATGGTTCCACAAGAAAATAAAATTATTGAAGTTGATCATTTGTATAGTTCTTTCTTGTATAAAAAAGAAGCTGGAAAACACGGATATTGTTTAGAGCTTTCTCCGGTAGCCCATAGAGAAGAAACAATTTTTACTTATGAAATGAAAAGAAATGGTTGGAAATTATTAGTTGATACAAGAGCAAGAACTTGGCATTTTAGGCAATCTCAGGGCGGAATAAGAGAATATAAAGAAACTAATTATTGGCAACTTGATGAACAGGTTTTTGACAGAAAATTAAAAGAATGGAATATTCAAAAAAATACAGAAAACAAATTGATTATTTTGGATTGTGGGATGGGAGATCATGTTGTTTTTAGAAATATTCTTCCAGATTTAAGAAAAAAATATAAAAATATAACTCTTGCTGTTTGTTTCCCAGAAATTTTTGAAGATGACAAAGATATTAGACTTATTAGTATAGCAGAAGGAAATGAACTTTGTAAGAATTTTGGAAAGAATAATGACGATTATAATATATATAAGTTTTGTATAGACAATAACTGGATAGAAAGTTTGGAAAAAGCTTATAGAAAAAAATATTTGTAAGGATTAAAAATGAAAGATTATATTTTAATTTCTCCATATAGTAGAAAATTAAGAAATGGTAAAGAAAATCCAAAAAATTATCCATATTGGAAAGAACTTGTTTCCTTATTGAAAAAAAATGATTTTTATATAATACAAACTGGTATATCCGGAGAATCAGTTATTGAGGGAGTAGATGAGGTTAGATTTAATTTAAAATTAAAAGACTTAAAAGAACTAATTTTAAATAGTTTTATTTATATTTCTGTTGATAATTTTTTTCAACATTATGCTTCTTCTTTAAAAAAACGTGGAATTGTTTTATGGTCGAAAAGCGATCCTAATATATTTGGATATGATTTTAATATAAATTTATTAAAAGATAGAAAATATTTAAGAAAAGGAGTATATCAATTTTTTACCTGGGAAACAGAAGAATTTAATAAAGATTATTTTGTAGATGAAAATGTAGTTTTTAGTGAAATATTAAAATTAAAAAATAACATATAATATGGAAAATAATCTTATTAAATTAAACTTAGGTTGTGGGTCTTCTGTTTTGGAGGGCTATATAAATTGCGATTTATATAATGAAGATGCTGATATGAAGTTTGATGCTAAGTGTTTACCTTTTGACAACAACTCTGTTGATGAAATATTTGCTAGTCATTTAATTGAACATTTTGATTTTTTTGAAGGTCAATCCGTATTAAAAGAATGGTATAAAAAATTGAAAATAGGAGGAAGACTTGTAGTTGAAACTCCTGACTTTTTAAATAGCTGTAAGAGATTTATAGAAGCAGATGAAAATTTGAGAATAAAACTTTATGGACATTTTTTTTGCTGGCCTTGGGTTCCAGGACAAACACATAAGTTTTTGTATACAGAAACTCAATTAAAATGGACATTAAATAATATGGGTTTTAAGAATATTAAAAGAGTTAATCCTATGTCTGTATATCTGATTAAGGGTTTAGAGGATATTCATTTAAGGATGGTTGCTGAAAAATAATATGTCAAAAATAATAAAATTAAATTTAGGATGTGGAGATGTAATTCTAAAAGATTATATAAATTGTGATTTACATAATTCACTAGCAAATATGAAATGTGATGCTTTAAAGCTTTCTTTTGACGACAATTCTGTTGATGAAGTTTTAACAAGTCATTTAATTGAACATTTTGATTTTTTTGAAGGTATTGCTGCCTTAAAAGAATGGTTTAGAGTATTAAAACCAGGCGGTAAGCTTATTATAGAATGTCCAGATTTGCTTGGAACTTGTAAGAAATTTTTAGCAAGTAATGAACAAGATAGAGTAAGTTTTTATCCTCATTTTTATGGTTTTCCTTGGTTTTCTGGACATGCTCATAAGTTTGGATATACTGAAACTCAATTAAGGAGCACATTAGGTTGGGCTGGATTTAACAATGAAAAAATAAAAAGAGTTCCTATTGGTCCTAAGTATGATATTCCTATGTGGAAAGATACAATAATGAGATTAGAAGCTATAAAAGATGAAGCAAAAGAACCTCTTGTGGCTGTAATAATACCATGTTTTAATTCTGAAAAATTTATAAAAACAACTTTAGATGCTGTTGTTTCTCAAAAATATAAAAAATGGATTGTGTTTGTTGTAAACGATTTTTCTACAGATAATACGGCAAACATATTAAATGATTATTATTTAAAT